ATTTTTCAGATAGTCACGCATCATTTCTCTCATTGCTGCTTTTTGTGGGCTGTCTTTTCTTCTTGCCATAAAAATAACCTCCAAACTGAGTAATTTTATCTTACATCAGTTTGGAGGTTTACACAAACTTTAGGATACTCCCATATTTTTTAATAGTTAGCCTATAATGCAAACAGCTTGACTATTATTGTCTTATTATCTTCGGATGTTTCTATTACAAATGGGATATCGTCATAAAACTTATATAAATATTTTCCATACCTATCACATATTTCTTTTTTTATTTTATCGCTATTTATATCATCATTTTCATCAAGGTCGATTTCTAGACATAGTTAAGTAGGCTTGTCAGCCATTACCATTTTTATCACCTCAATATTTATTATTATTTTTCTTACAACCGTTATTGGAAGCCGGAAGAAGAAAGCATAATTACTCGCTATTTTGCACATCGCATAGCAACGATTGACTTTTTACCACTTTCTCAAAGGTGGCTTGTGGACTCTACATTAACGAATTATAATAATCCGTCCGCTCTGGGAGCCTCTGGGAGCAGCACTTGCTCTTATATAAGAGCAGTTCGCCTCTCTGCTGATTGGTATTCGTACTACAATTATGAGTCATACGAAACGTTCCAGTTCTTATATGGATGTTACCATTACCATAAACCACGTAGTCACACATGGTCATATAAAGCGTTTTTCCAAAACCCTCTTGTCAAATATATTGACTCGTTCCTGTTTTATCTATGGTTGTTTAGCCATAGCAGTAGGGTTTATCTGAACCTTGTAAGTATTTTGTGCAATAACCTTACGGTTAATCCAGACCTGAATGAGATAATCCGACAGCACCTAATGTACCCAAAAGTGGCGGTAATAAACCGACTTTATCTACAATAGATGTGATTAAATCAAGGAGATTTGTAAGTAAAGAAATTCCATCTTTAATAACGTCTGTATCAATAGCTCTATACCAGAATTCCTGAGCTTTATTCTGCAGCTTTTGTGTACGTCCTTCGATACTATCAAGATAAGAATTTAACTCTTTCTGAGCTGACCCAGCAGCTTCCTGTGAAGATTTAAGAACGCTTTCAATCTGCTCAGGATCTTGAAGGATAGCAGCAGCAATATTAGATCGGTTCTTTCCTGCAAGCTCTTCTACTAAAGCAGTAGCGTGGTTTGTACCAAGTTTCTTATCCTGCTCTTGGATCTCTTTATAGATTTTTGCGATTCCTAATAATATCTCATATGTATTTTTATAATTTCCGTTTTCATCAAGAATGTCGAATCCTTGATATGAGTTGGAAGCAACAGAGGTATAGTCTTTGATAATTTGTTGCTTCTTTGAATTTGTAGCCTTTACAAAGGCATCAACTTCTTCGTTCATTGCAGAAAGTTCTTCCTCTGCCTCTTCTGTACCCACAAGTCTAAGAGAAATTGTCCTAAGTCCTGCCGATACGCTGTCTGCATCACGAATTACTGAGTTAGCAGTAGTAATAAGAGCTGCAGATTCGTCGATAGTATTCCCCATAAGTGAGAGAGTAGCGGCTGATTTCTGCAAGCCCTGTGCTAACTCATCTGTTGAGATCGAGTAGTTATTTCCAATTTCATTTAACTTATCGACGATTGTTAACTTATCTAAATCTTTATAAGCTTGACTCATTGCAACAAGAGAATCTGTTGCGTCACTTATATTATCAAACTCTGATACATTAAAAAGAATATTTGATGTAGAAGCAGATTTTTTTGCTTCATTCAAAGATTCACCAAGACGCATCCAATCAGCGGTTGAATCTTGGATTGTTTTTGCGGTAGAACCAACTTGATCTGCTAAAGCAAATGATTCAGACTGAAAGTTTTTAAGGCTCTGAGTTGTTTCATCAGATACCTTCTTCATTTCAGTAAATGCTGTGTCTAAATCTGTTATAACCTGAATACCGGTACGTCCAAGATTTATTACATCGTATATACTAAACATACTAGCTAGGTTGCCAGCCCAGCTATACCATGTTTTTTCCTTAATAGTATCTAAGAAACTCTTTGCGGCATTGTTTGTTGAATCGAACTTATTTTCTAATGCGATGAGCTGACGCATTAGATCATTTGAGTTTCCGTTTTTGCCTAAAGATAATATATTTTTTTCTAAGTCATCAACTTCTTTTTTTAAACCAAAATCGGCACCAGTATACGACTTTAGTTTATTAATCCTTTGAAGCATCTTCTCAATTTGTATTCCCTTAACACCCTTATTGGTATTTTTCAATACTGTAAGTTGAGATTTTAAAGATTCTGTGAGTTTCTCAACATTCATTCTGATAGTTGATAACTTGGCGTTGTTATTATCAGAATTAGCGTACTTAGTAATTTCCGCATTTAATTCTGAAATAATATTTTCAGCCTTATTTCGTGCATTAATATAATCAATACCGAATTCATTTCCACTGCTTGCTCTTTTGGCAGCATCAGATGTAATGAATTTTTTGTAGTTGTCAATTGTGCTGTTAGCCTTCTTAATTATTTTATCAGAAGAATCGGAAATACTTTTTGTTGTTTCTGACGCAACTTCCTGAACGCTCTTAAGAGATACTTTTGTACGCTCAGCATAAGATGATGCAGAATTTCCAAAATGCTCTATTGCATCGTTAACATTGTTAAATGTCTGATAAAGAGTCTTTGCAGTTGTAGCTGTATCTTTGAGCTTTTGTGTAATTGACACAACACCTTTTTCATTAACATCAACATTGAAATTGTCAGTGAAGTTTGGGATTTTTTCACTCAATGCATTTTTTACAGTTTCTACAGATTTTTCTATATCACCTAAAGAAAGATGAGTGGATTCTTTTCCAAATTCTGATAATTTCTTTTCTAATCTGTCTACGCTACCAGTTACCGATGTGAAATTAGGCTTTAATAAACTATTTGTATCACTATCAACTGTAGCAGAAAAAGTTTTCCATGCACCCTCGGCATCCTTAACCTTTGCAGCTACTTTAACAAGTCCATCTGTGAATTTGGTGCTAACAGAATCGCCTAAGATTGTATATCCATTCTGTTTTAAATAATTATTAGCAATAGAAGAGTAATTGCTATTATTGCTAATAAATTCATCTTCAGATATTCTTCTTACGTTTTCAAATGCTTTTTTACGTGTATTACGTTTCTTCTCCTCTGTGCTGTCATTACTATCGTCAGCAGAATCTTTGACCTGCTTATTAGCGTCAACAAATTCTTTCTTAGCGTCAGCAGCTTCGCGAGCAGACTTAGCAATCTGATCCATTAACTCGGCTTCAAGTTGAAGAGGAGATTTAGATTCATCAATAGAAGATTGAACACCTTCATTAGCTGTAGCAAAATCTTTCTTCGCTTGAACAGCTTCTTTGGTTGTTTTTTCTATTTGATCCATGCCTTTTGTTTCAGGTATGGTATTTTCTTGAAATGCGTCTTTTGTTGGGTTTTGTGAAGCAGTAGAAGATACATCTTTAACAGCATGAGTTGTTCTCCCAGCTTGACCCTCGGTTTCTTTTAGTTCTGATTGTAGTTTATTTTGTTCTTCTACTACAGTATTAGAACCAACTTCTATATTAAAGATTTTTAATAAGTCGTTTACATATTCTCCAGCTGTTTTACTGCCGACTTGCATATCTGAAATTAATCTTTTAATTGATTGTGATATATTGTTGTCGAAAGACACACCCTCAAGTTGATTGAACCATCGAAAAGTCTCTGATAATTCAACATTTATTCTATCAATTTTTTCTGCCTTTTCCGAATCAATGCGTAGATTATCAAATAAAGAATCGTTGGAAAATTTACTATTTTGGTAAAATTTTTCTTGAGTTTTATTTAAAATAGGTGCTTCGTCAGCACCTTTTAAGATGTCTAATAAATATGCAGCTTCTTGAATATCATTTTCATTAATTAAAGATATTTTACCATTATATTTTATATAAATTTCCTTTAATCTATCTGATATTCTATTAATAGTACCTTCTGTATCACCAGCCCAATTGATATCATTTTCGTCATATAAATTTTTGTAGAGTTTCGTATCATCAGAAGTTTTACTTAATGATTTTTCTTTTTCTTTAAGAGATACGATTGTTTGAATTTTATCAATTATTTCGTCATATGTAACTTTTCTCTTTTCTAAATTATGATATAGGTCAATTTCCTTTTGTAATTTATTCTGTTCGGAAATTTGTTCGTCAGATGATGACTTATTAGATATAAGAGATGTTACAGGAATTTTTTTTGTATTATCAGTAGATTGTAATTTTGAATCAACTGATTCGACCTTATCAGCCAATTCTGAAACTTTTTCTATTGAACTTTGAATGCCTAGCCCGTTTTCAAACGATGTTTTAATATCTAATAATATACTAGAGATATTTTCAAGTTGCTGAATAATTCCAGATAAATCTCCAGTTCCAAGTAATTGACTTAATAAGCCTTCTTTATTACGCTTATTATCAACTCTACCTAACTGGTCATTTGCCAAATCAATTTCATGTTTTAATGCAATATATTCTTTACCAAGAACATCTTTATATATATTACTTTTTCCATTAGATGTAGAATAGTGTTTTTCTGCACTTTCAATCATCTGTCTGTATTTACCAACTAACTCGGAATCTGACATACCATCTGTATTTAGTAATGTCATTTCTTTTGTAAGTCTTCCTGTGCGTTTCATTGCATCGTAAAGCTTTTGATATGCTTCAAGCTGTCTTGAAACGACTTTTGAAGTTTTCTGATTTAGACGTTCAGAAGTTTCTGAACCGACATCTAAGTTAAGATTTAATTTTACTCCACTGACTGTATCTTTTAACTCTACAATAGAAGATGTTACTTTATTTATAGAGTCAAATAATGGGCTAAATTCTGTATCTTCATCTGTAAATGTTTTAAATGCCTGTCTAATAATTGTAAGATTATTAGATATAGATGACAAACTATCATCTATTCTAGAAAGATTTGCATAAAATTCTCCGGACGATGAACCAGCATCGCTTCCTATATCGTCAAGCTTATCTTTTACTTCTTTAATTTTTTCTGACAAATCATCAAATCTATCAGATAAATCGGAAACAGCGGAAGTGCCAGAAGTAAACGACCTTGATAAATCAGTGCCAGCAAACGATTTTACAATCTCATTAAGCCCACTAAATAGTCCGACAAGTTCTTTTACCTCGTCGTTATCCTTTTTTATTTTATTAGCCAAATCACCAAGCTCGAAAACTTTAGACAAGTCAATCTGTTTTTTCTCTAAATCTTTGTTGATAGAAGAGAGTACTTCGTTTACTTGTTTTGTTGCGCTTTTACCATCTGCTTCAAATTTAAACTCTATAGTTGACTCATCACCAAGTCTTGAAAGTGTACTATATAATTGTTTAAGCTGAGAGTCGTTAACCTGAGTGTCTAACGATAACACCCATTTATAATCTGATTTTGCTGCCATGTTTATCACCTCGTTTTTCTTATTTGTGCCTTAGTAGCAGCACTTGATTTGTTTATTTCAGAAAATACAGCTTTTTTAAATTTTGGTATAAAAAAATTCTGTATTACATAGTCATTATTTTTTTTATCTTTTATATAGTTTTCCGCCCATTTATCCATTTGTCTTTGAGGGTTCGGAGATGTAAATTTATGAGTATTTAATGCATTATTATTAAATCCGCCATGAATACCTGCTGTAAAAGCATATTCAAATACATTAGTTCCTGGAAATGAATCGCCAGGTTTAAAGCTACCATCTTTAGATTGGAATATATTTTTATATACACCGTCCTCAATGTACTCTGGATGAATTTGGATACCACCAGATACACTGCTGGAAGTTGAAATATTGATTTTCTCAATTAAACCTTCATTTAAAAAGGTATAATTTCTTTTATATATTTCAGGATGGTAGTCGGCATAAAAAGCTTTCATAATTCTTATGTATTCATTTGTAGCATCATCAATAAATTTTTCTACAGCCTTATGAGCCGTTTCTTCCATAGCAATATTTGCTGCATTTTTGATACCATTTTTAATATCATCTGCAATTTGTTTATTAGTACGTCTTGCTCTGTTACTAAAAGAAGCCTGACCTTTTTGAAATCCCTTCTTGCCTGCTGGCATACTAGCTCCTCCAATCTTTATATAGAAAAAGCCCATACGTTTTGACACATATGAGCCTTAATTTTTGTAATTTATATTTTTTATTTTGTGTTATTACCGCTTAGCATTGAGATAGCAGAAACAATACTATCAGCATCAATGTTGTTAATAGCAGCAGCAGTTGTCTCTAAAAATTTATGTAACTGCATGTTAATTCCTAAATTATTTTCTACAAAATCATCATGAACCATATTTAACACCATTGCGTATTCATTTAAATCGTCTTCTGGAATACGACTAAATATCTCTTTCCATAATCCAGTAGATTTGAGAATATCATAACCGGTGGAACCTTCTTTGCCTGTAATTTCAATATTTGTGTAAGCCATTAATACCGAATACACATATAACAAATGTTTTTCACATGAATCTATTTTAAATTCTGTTGTGTCATCTTTATAATGAATATAAGAAGTTTCAACTACTTTCATAGCCATAGTACGTTTGATATCATACGGAACGTAGTTATTAATTTTCAGTTTTTCTTTGATATATCTATCTTTGAGAGTTACAGACGTACATTTTATATATCCTTTTATAAAATCTTCGAATGAAATTTTATCTGTTCTCAAAGGTACAATTTTTTCTTCAATACTTTCATTTACTTTATTTTCTTCACTCATTATGAATCTCCTTTTTATCCTCGAATTTTTTTAATACAGCTGCGCCTATTGTGATGGCTTCGCATTCGTCTTCAGATGGTGTAATTCCATATTTTTCAGTAACATAATTTATGGAATTTTTTTTTAATTCAGGTCTCTTAATGCCTCTGCCAGATGGCAGTTCTAATATATTTCTCCATTTACTAGGTGAAATAACTCCATAATCTATATCATTTGATATACAATATCCAAATATAACGCCTTGTAATTGCGCAAGGTCTTTTAGCGTTTTTGCATTTGATTGCATTGCAGTATCTTCAATCCATATACACGATGGATTTTTATCTTTTAATAATTGACAAATACATGCCGACATTTTTTGAAACCTAATTACAGAATCTTTCTCATTGCTTAAATCTATAAGACCGTGAGAATGATATTTTCCATCAACCCATAGACACCAACCTGTTTTTTTTGTTGATTGATCTAAAGATATGAATTTCATTTTTCTCCACAAAAATAGGAGAGCAGTGGCGCTCTCCTAAATATATAAAATTATTTTAAACAGAACAAACATATTAAAGATATAATACCATGGTTTTACTAGCTTATACCAAACATATCGTTTATAGTGTCTTCAGAATGGTCTTTCAAATACCCTTGTGTTGTACTTGGATCGCTGTGATGCGCAAATATTTGAACTTGCTCAAGTGAGTACTTCTTAGGCTTACCATTTTCATCAAGCAGTCTTGTGTCTGTTCCCTGAGACAAACATTCTAATCTGCTATGTCTCATTGAGTGTGTAAATATTTTACATTCTTCTCCACGGACATCTGATAATATTTTCGAAATACTAACAATTCTATCATATAATACACTAGAATCAGAAAGAGGCTCTTTGTTATCGCCCTCACCCTTGATCCATAATGATTCAATATTATCCTCGCCGCGCCATTCTAAATATTTTTTTATAAGTTCTCTTGTATCATCTAAATATACAAGTGGGAATTTTTTGCCGCGCTTTCCAATAACAACATTGGTTTTATTGCCACTGAGAAGACCATCTTTCTTTACTTGGTATAATTCATTTTTACGAGCTGCCGAATCAAACCCAAGACTCCATAATACTGCGAGCTGCCATTTCTCTTGTTTAACAAGTATATCTCTAACCTTTATAAATTCATCAAACGTAAAGAAAAAGTCATCGTCATTATCCTTAACCGGAGACTTGGGTAAACCATGAACTTTTTTCGCATAATTGATTTCGTATTCGTAATCATCATCGTCTTCGCAGAAAGTAAGCATACTATTTACAGCACTCTTTAAGCGATTTACCCTTGCAGCAGACATATTACATTCTTCTGTGAAATATAAGCTTAGTCCACGGAAGTCTTTCTTTTTTAAATCAAGAATACATTTGTTGTCCAGCTCTTTTAATATATAAATAAGGATGATCCGTATATCGTTCATATACCCATTTATCGTGCCCTTACTTTTCTTGCGCTGTTTATATTCCGCTAAAAAGTCTTCCATAATACGTTTATTCTCTTTATTTACTTGTTCCCATAATTCAGGAGTATAAAAATTATTATAAACTCTGCCTCTGCCAGCCATTTTCTCACTTCCTTTCTACATAAAAATAAGAGAGTGTGCGAACACACTCTCTAAGCTAAAAAACAAAAAAAATATATTAGATAATTTCGTCTACCAATCCTTTTTCAAGCATAATGTCGCTTGTCATATACCATTCATAGCGTTCCATTTTCTCATATTCTTCTGGAGTAATTTTACTATGAGAAAGAGTATAATCTTTGATAATTTCTTCAAACTTCTGATAAAAATTGAATTGGTCTTTAACAGACATACTGTTTCCCTCTAGGTAATCTCTGCCAGCGTGGATCAGGGCAGTGGAGAATTTATAACATCTTTTCTTGACATTTGGATTATTGTAACCAGCCATTAAAATAATACTGCCCATTGAATATGCATAAGTCATGACAGTGATGGTTGTTGGACATCTCAGCCCATCAATAATGTTACATAAAGCAGCGCCATCAAAAAGAGAGCCGCCAACAGTATTCAATACGATCTCAATAGGTTTACCTGTTCCGTCATTATCCATCTGTAATAATGGGAGCATTACCATTTCAACAATATCAGAACCAATCTGGTCATTAATGATGATGCGTCTATCTTTAAGATTCTTATAATACTGATACATAACAGGATCTGGAAGAGAACTATCTCCAACTAAATCTGATAATGGAATCTCTAAAACTTCTTTATTAATCATATAAAACTTCTCCTTTTTGTCCTATAAATTTATTTTTGTGCTTTTATTTACAATCACAACACGAGTTGTTTTTGAACAGTCAGCAATAGCAGTGCCCAAATCCTCTTTGAGTTCGGCTCTCGCCTTATCATCTCCATGAACAAGATAAATCTTGTCACAATTTATTGATTTGTAATAATTGATTAAATCTCGATTCTGAGCATGAGATGAGAATGAATGCAAGTCTATAATCTGACAATTATTTTTACAAACAACACCGTTAATTGTTATTGTTTTTTGTTTCTTAGAATGCTTGATTTTATTTGCTATGGTGTCTTCACCTGCATATCCTATGAATACTATAATATCGTTTGTATTTGGCAATATACTTTGTGCCCAACGAACAGACCTTCCTGCAGAAATCATTCCAGAGCTTGATAATATAATTTTTGTTCCGGTATCTTTGATCGCTGCTTTGCTATCCTCTGGGTTAATAATGCGTTTTATGTTTTTCCAAGACATCATTTTATCAAAATTCTCTTTTGCGTCGCCTTCAAGTATATTTGAATAACAATCTAATAATCTATTTGCTAATGGACTATCAATAAGAACAGGAACATTAAAATTTTCATCATTACCAAATAACGAAAATAGAATCCATAAAATATATGGCATACGGTCTAATGAAAATGTAGGGAATAAAATCCTGTTTTTATCATCAATACAATATTGCTCGACAACAGTTTTTATCTTATCAATGTCTTCTTTTAAAGTCTTTTTAGTAACATCTTTTCCTCTACGACCATACGTACTTTCAGCAATTACAATGTTGCTAGTTGTCACAGGGAAGAAATTCTCAACAAAGATTCTGCTATCCTGCGTAGAAATATTTCCAATGTCAGATGTGAATAAAATTTTCCTCGTATGAGAACCGCCAGAAATAAAAACTTCAGCCTGTTTTGACAATAAAATGTGACCAGCATTTCTGTATCGTATAGATAACTCGTCAGATATTTTTACAATTTCATCGGACTGTATCTCTTCTATGTGAGATAAGACAGCATATACATCATCTTCAGTAAATAGTGGCTCTATATAATGTTCTGATTTTGAACTAATAAGTTCGGCATCTCTGGTATTGATCCATGCACAATCTAATAACATTTCTTTTATAATTGGTGTTGATTTTTGTGGAACAATAATTTTAGCATTACATTTGCCACGCGCATATAAAGCTGGCAATAGACCTATATGGTCGCAATGACAATGACCAATTATTATATAGTCAAGCTCTTGAGGTCTAATTCCTTGTAACATCTTACAATTCAATCTATATGTTTCCAACGGCGTATGACCATCCTGAATCATGCCACATTCAAACATATATGTATGTTCTGTTGTTCTAATTAGCGTACAAGAGCCAGTAACTCCATACGCATTACCGCCAACAACTTCTACGGTGACTTTATCTTTTTTCTTGCTAATAGCGATTACCGCCTTTCGTTAATAATCTAGTTTATAGTCATTCCATAATTTGAATAGCTCACGAATCCTATCATTTTTCTCGAAAACAAAAATAAGCTTATTTTTAGGCTTTGACTTGTCATACAAAACATCAACGAGGCAATCGCCTGCGCCAGCATTTATATAAGACCCAGCCTGAATAATGTTTCCTATAAAAACAACATTCTGAACATCGTAATCCCTATTAGTTACCTTGCTGTGATACTTCATCCGTTTATCCTCCTTATATTTTTGCAAAAAAAAAGGGTTATAAATGTAATTTTCTATAACCCTCCTAAATAACTACATTCATAACCAGGCTTATTATTTTTATTACCTTTCTCATTGCCTCCGCAAAGACCGAGCTTTCATCCAAGCCGCATACGACGCATCGTACTGTTTCTACGGTAGCCGTCCGAAAACGCTAATGGGTGCATGATTCTGGCGCGACTCGAACGCAGCATTACTACATTGAAAGTGTAGTGTCATATTCCTTTAGACCACAGAACCAAATGTTGGAAGCGGCAAATTGTAAAAATACAAATAGCACTGTTTGCAATTTAAACGCTTCATCCAGCAAATGCTCATTCCTAACTCATTCATTTATTAGCAACCACACACTACTTACTTTCCTGTCCAGATAGGATTTCTCCTATGTTGCCTTACCCTCAAATAAATAAATGTCAAATGCATGATACGTATATGAGCAACCGTTTATTATTTATTCTTCTAATATTTTAGGACTACGAAGCATAGTCCACTTGATAAGGTTTAACGTCTCTCATCCGACGATATAAAAGTCTGTGTAGCGCGACTTGAACACGCAACTTCCACATCCCAAATGTAGCGGACTACCAATTGTCCTATACACAGAAAAAGAGGGTAGTAGTAACTACCCTCAAAATGTATAATTTAGAAATTACGCAAACAATGCTGCAATTTCCTCAGCGGTAATTGTCTCCGGCTCAGCAGCTTCTAATGCTGAAACTTTGCCCTGAAGCGCAGTAATATTATCTGTATTTGTTTTAACAGCGCCGTTTTCAAGTGTGCTGACAGCGGCAGCAGCATCTGTACCTGCTTTCTTAGCGTCGGCAATAGCAGTAGCTGTAGCGCCACCATCTGCTAAAGATGTTTTTACATCTGCAATACTCTGTTTATTTGCTGATACATCTGCTTTTAAATCAGTTAAATCAGCAGCCTGAACAGCAGTGTCAGCCTTACCTAAAGAAGTCTGTACCTCTGCAGATAATTTAGCTTTTGTTACATTTCCATCGGCAATCTTAGCTGTTACAACAGCGTCGGTAGCTAATTCAGTAGCTGTTACAGAACCAGCAACAATCGTTGCAGAAATTTCTCTTGTTGCGGAATCAATAGCAATCTGAACCTGAGTAGCATTAGCTTTTGCTGTATAAATATCAACAAGTTTTCCGACATTGATATATATTTTATCGCTAGTAGCGTTTGCAAGAGTAAGTACTAAATAAGTACCAGCCTCAAGTCCTTTAGGATCTACTTCGACTGCACCGCTAGAAACAACCATATCCTTCGGAATGTCAATTGTTGCAATAGTAGCTCCACCCTGTTTAATTGTATATGATTTTGCCATGCCTTCTGTTGTTGTTTCTGTTTCAACAGTAACAGCACCTGCAGTCTGCATATCACCTACAGTTGTTTTGACTTCATTTACAGCTGCAACAACATTTCCTTTTGCTGTTGTCGTAAGGTCGTCTAAAGAACCGATTTTTGCATCAACAGAGTCTTTTGCGTCTTTAACTGCTTTGGCAACAGAGCCTTCCGTAGTGTCGTTAGCATTTAATTTTGCTATTGCATCTGTATTTGTTTTTACAGTACCATCTGCTAACTCCTGAACTTTAGTAGCGGCTGTACCAGCAGGATCGTATTTAACTCCTAATCCGTCGGCGTATTCTTTTGCTTCTGTTAAAGAACCAGCAATTTTACCTTTAAGCTTTTCATCATAGCTGGTTAAGCCGACAAGGTCTAAATATTTCTTTTTTGTGTCTGCCATTTCAAATATTCCTTTCGTTAAAATAAATTAAGTATTTCTTCTTGTGTAATAGAACAAGTTACATCAGCAACTTCGATATATTTCTGGAGTTCATCGCTCCATACAGTAATATTTTGATTTACTGTATTGACATATAATGTTGAAGATGTACCAAGCTCTGGAATTACCGTGTCTATAAATTTAATATCTGGATGAGAATCGCCACTTTCATTTGATGTGACCTGTACCCATCCATTGTTGAAATACCAAAGCAGAGCAGTGGTAATAACAAAATAAAAAGACCCATTAACAGGGGCTTCTAAATTTCTTCTATCATCATCTGTATCTAGTTGTACAATTTCATTGTAAAATACTCGTTTGTCACTAATATCTAGAGCAATCATACGCGAATCCTGAACGAATATTAATTGACCATTTTGGATTGCAATATCAGGTATTTTCTTAGACACTGTTGCAATTATAGATGTGATAGCTTTAGTCTGTTCACTTGCCATACCACATCCTCCTATACAACTTCTTTAATTGATAGTGCCTCTTCAACAGTTGACTGAATTTCTTCGCCAATCTTGACAGAGTCACCAATTTTGTTTCCACTAGCAGTTAGAGATAAAGTCTTATCCTCAAGAACAATATTGTCAGCCTTATTTTTATCTATTGATTCAACAGCAATTGTTGTAGCTTCAATCATAGCCTTCAATTCCAATATTCTCTGATCTAATACTTCTAATGCCTCATCACCAACTTTTTCAAAATAATCAATTAGAGGAGTGATAGTAATAGTAGTCTCTCCAGTATGTAGAACTTCTTCTGTTACTCCATTTTCAGAGTCTATATTAATAAAACTAATACGAAGTATAATGTCTCCGGCAAATTTAGTAATACCTGTATCTACATTCATTACACATCTTAAGTAATCATCTTTATATAACTCTTCATCCTTTATTAAATATTCAGAATGTGGGGTGTTATCAGGAGTAACATATTTCAAAACAACATCACATTCAGTAAGATTTATATCTTCATAAGTAGCAGGAAATAAAAATTGAATTTTGTCAACTAATTTTTCTCGCTGATATAATGTTGTTTGCACACTCTTACATAAGCTTTTATCATCTAGCATTAGAATAGTATACATAGATGTTCTCCCTTCATAGAATGAAAATATTATGTAAGCCGATGATCGGACTCGAACCGATAACCTGCTGATTACAAATCAGCTGCTCTACCAATTGAGCCACATCGGCATATCAGAGGAGAATTTACTCCTCTGTATCAAAATTATCGCCATTATCGTCGGTATTAACCTCTTTTTCCTCAATATGAACTACAGGTTCGTCTGTTAGGTTTACTGATTCTTTAATAGCGACTGATTTTTTCTTATTTTTTTTAATATCATTTTTCATGATATTATTTATAATATTTCTTACGGATTCCTTATAGGTTAACACGTCGGACAAATCACAGCTGTTCAAAGCGCGACAAGCTTCTTCTTTTGAGTAAAGTCCGCGGCTAAATAATACTACTGTATTATAAATATTATAATGATTCTCAGATTCGCACATAGACTTAAAAGTTTTATGCTTATCGCACGAATCACATGCATAATAAGGAACTCCGCATACCTTACAGATATGATTAGGCTTTTTGTTTTCCATGCAAGTCCCTCCGTTATGAATACAATATGGCGGCTTTTATACCGCCATACATATTTATCTACTCCTCATCACCAAGAACATATGTAGACATTAAGTTACCATTCTTGCTGCAGAAGTCTTTGTTTACTTTGAAACTGAATGGATGCTTAGAATCGCTATTCCAAGTCAGATCGTATGCAGATTCAAGTTTTGCGTTATTGCTCTGAACTGTTACAACAGTCTTAACGTCTGCGTTACAGATGTCGCGGCAAAGCACATCAGCCTTGATAACATATACTCCACCGAATTTATCAGCTTCATTATCAATAAGCATTGTTTTCTTTCCTGCATAATCGTAGAACACTGCGAACATACCAGATGTAACATTTTCTGGAAGCTCAATCTGCTTATCTGCTACTGCAAATTCTGTAGTAGTTTTTGCTGCTGCCTGAGCATAATCCTTTCCTAATGTTCCATCGTCGTTTAACTCATAAATAAATTTAATTTCATTACCTGTTTCACCTACAGGCTCAAAATCGAGATTGATTTTTCCACCTACTGCATCAGCAGCATCAAATGTCTGATAATAAGGTGTAACGATTGTTTTTACATCTGTAGCTTCCTGAAGATCTCCACCAGCCTGAGCTGCAAGTAATCCAAAGTTAACAAAAGAAGCGTTACCAGAAATGGAAGCAGATTTACCAGACTCAATTGTAGCAACTGTAGTTCCGTTATGATCTGCAATCTCCTTGCTGTTAGCTACTTCAACAGCAGTTGCAAAATCCTCAACATCTGTAAGCATAAATTTTGCCTTACCTGTTGCCTTATCAAAAGCTGTCAATCTCAAACAGTTATCCATAATAAGCTGTTTTTTGTTTGCCATTGTTATTTCCTCCCTTGAATAAATGAGCAAAAAAAATAGTAGGGCATATATAAACCCTACATGTTGCTTTTTATAATTGCTTTTTTGAAGACTCATACATCCAATTAAAATTGGATTTGTCAATTTTTGATGTATCTATCATTCCTGAGAATTGACCTTGTATGAGTGCTAAAGCTGATTTAGATTTTGAAATCTGATCTAAATCAGTAATTAGTCTATAAAAACCAATATCTAATAATTCATCAGCATTATACTTGCATTCGACTGTATTAGCACTGGTTATTATTAATGGCATAATAATAGATTCAAATTCGACATCAGAATTTTTATATTTATTTTTCTTTCGCCTATCTTCATCTATCAAATATTTCATAGTATATTTATTTGCCGCAATATCATGATTTCTTTTTAATTTATACATACTCCTAAGAGCAGTAGTGATTCTCATATATATAAGCTTATCTATAATTACGTCTTCCATATTTGGCTGACCATCAGGAAGTTCGTATGCAAGAAATTTTTGTCCATTAGAATTATTTATAAATAGTTCTAACTCTTTAAAAAAAATCTGCCTGCCAAAAATAATTGAATAATCATCCGGATCAAAAGCTTTATATAATATTAAAAATAAATCATAATCATCCATATCTTGCCAATTTATACCACCATTATCATATAGCTCGGACTTCATATCTGATGGCGTATAGCAAAATCTAGTTATAGCAGATAAAAACTTTGATTCTCCGTAATCTAAGATTTCTTGATTGATTGGCTGTCTTATGTGAATATATTTAGACACAATAAAATCTTTGCCATAATATAAGGTATATTCATCTACATCTTGCAAAAATTTCACCCCTAACATCTTACACAATTTGACATATTTCTCATTCTATCTCCACATGTTTTTATATTACCTTCCACAAGACTGTGTATTGTAAATTCAATTGCACGCGTTGCATAGTGAGTATCTGTTGTTGATGGGGTATCTTTTGTATGTTCTAATTTACAACCAAAGAAATTAGAATTGGAAAATTCTTGTTTTATCAATGCGGATAACAGGTCATGCCTTGCTAAGCCTGTTTCTTTATCTACATTACCTTCTTCCTCACATAAAATGTAAAAAGTAATAGTAGATAGTTTCATTTTATCAGAACCATATCTTGGCATTGAACCATCCCATGCAGTCTCAAAACATATAAAGTTTTTGTATTCAGACTGCGTTTGAGGGATCATATATTCCGGTTTAATAACAACGCCAAAATAATCATCTGGACAATCTTCGTCTAAGTTGGGCGAATTCAGAAAATGAATAATAGCCCTATTATTAAGTAATCTCTGCTTAATTATTTCTTTAAATCTACAGTTATCATCTTCGCCATTGACCTTAAAGCGCTTGATGATATCCTGAATTTCTTCCGGTTCTAACATATCAAGCCCTCCTATAAGCATACAATTTCAAGTTGCACTGTTGATTTAACTGTATCAGTTGTATCTTTTACACCTACTGTTAGTATCTTTGAAAGATACGTTTCATCTCCGAGAAATTTAATTTTTATTTCGTTGAAACTGTCCTCTGAAATTAATTTTATATCAATTAAATCAGATACGTCTATATTGTCTATGCTAAAACTCCAACATGTTTCATCAACTAAATACTTATCAATCTGAATGTTATTTTTGTTAAAAAATAATACAGATATTTTTTTATAACCACCGTTAACTTTTACCTGTGGCGAATTTCCGGAATATTGTATTTTACAATAATCACTGTTGTCGTCCTTCTCAATTACAGGCGGTGGAGTAGGTGTAAGTGACGACTTATTATAATCAGCAACCCAACATGGTATCTTGTCTTCTTCTGGTGCATCAACAGGAAGTTTTATTAACATATCTGTTAATGGATTAAATTTTGACTGATACAATGTTACTTTATATATTCCTATTGGATGTAAAGATTCCAGCTTAGAAACCTTCCATGTATTAGGATGTTTAACTGGTGGCGATATAATAAATCGTTGATTTTCAGAAGATTCTTCATCTATATAATAAATGTTTTCTGTAATACTGTTCAATGGAAACCAAATCTGGTCTTGGTTTTCTACAGTAGTGATCCTGTAATCCGTCCATAATCCTGAATTGTACGAATTACGTAATCTTGCTGTGCCACACATTCCATATATAGTTCCATTCATAACCCATGTAAAATAGAAATTACATGGCAAAACACTATATTTTCTAAACTGGTTTGCTGTATCATACGATACAATTAGCCATTTTCTATATACGCCTTCATCATCAGGTATATCAATATATAATCCTAATGGGTATTCGCATAAATATTTATCTTCATACTCAGATTTATAGTAATCTAATGGGCATTTTTGAAACGGTCTAAATTGTATATGGTATTCAACCTGATCTTTAGATACAGTTCCATACTGTGTTATAATAAACTTAGCGTCAATAGGCGTTTTAGTTTCGCTAACAGATGGATCGTAACCCTTTATTTTATGTTTTTGGTCATCATGAAAATAATCATAAATATAGCATTTTTTAGATTGAATATCCTCGTTCCAAGTAATATCCATGATTTGGTCTGATTCATTCTTTCGTATTTGACCATTAGTTGAGCCGGAAGAGGATAGTATTGATTTAAGTATTGCAAACTTTCCCATATAATAATTATTCCTTTATCCTATCAACTAAAGAATGAGCATCAAAAATAAGTTTTCTGTATTGCTTAAAATCACAATTATCCATATTAGAAATATCTCTAGCAGATTGTAATGTAGCTAGTAATTCTATTACTTCTGGAGAATTATTAAAAATATTATTCAAGCCAGATATTTGCAACATAAGCGTATTAAAATAATTATCAAGAAATTCATACTTTTCTTCTTTATAAAGAAGCAGCCAATGAATTTTTCCATGTAAAATTTTTTTATAATCGCTAATTTGCTTTTCAGGAAAATTTCCATAAATAGTATTCATTTATGACTCCTCCTGAGTTAGATATGAATTATTAGCAGTGACATGCTGGCTAATCAAGTTATACAAATCAATTTTTGAAACATTTTGCATTTCTTTTAAAGAATCGGTGTGATTTGCTTGTGAGTAATATTTTTCTTCTTTGCCACCATACACCTGATTTGTATTTAATGTTGATTTGTATTTTTGTGAAGACCATCTCCACGCAATACCAAGACCAAACACTTCGATGACGAAGTCATTGTTTGTCTCCTCATCATCTGCAGTAAATGAATTTTTTAATTCATAGGTGATTTTTTGTAATTCTCCATCCAAAACAATACTTGAAAATATTTTTCTTACTTTTGGAATAGCTCTTACTGAATGTAACCATTCTGATAATAATACACGAGCATCGTCTTCAAGCATTGAAGATACCTCGTATGCATTAACAGATACTAAAAATCTAGAATAAATATCATCGTAAGTAATAGAGGTCATAATAACGCCTCCCTATATTACAGTCCTTTGAACATTACGGCTAAATTTGTACCACACGCTTCATCAATGATGCTCACTTTGTTAATAGAATCTAATCTACCATCTTTAACCATGTCTGACGCTACAAGCATGACAGACCGTTTAGAACCTGCTGGTAATTCATTAAATACCTTTTTGAAATCAATTGTTGGCAATTCAATGATTGATTCAATATCATCTAAAACAAAAGTTTTGTCGTATAATTTTTTGAGCTGCTGCCAATGAGCCTGCTCAAGCAATTCCTCGTCATCAATGACAATATATGGAGCCATAATCGCACCATTTCTTGTAAGTAATGATGCCAATAAGTCCTGATATTCTATATAATTAACATCACCTTTCTGAGCAAATAAATATGTCATCTTTGTTTTGTCACCTTTATATAAAAATCTTCCAGGGAATACAGAGCGACATAAAACAAGGTCAGAAGGTTCATATTTTTTAATTGGAGTAGATGTTTTTGTCTTTGTCTCCTCTTTTACTGACGCTACATTCTTTTCAGAAGCAGCAGTAGTGGCTGTTTTTCTTGCTGCCATAAAAACTCTCCTTTGTTTCCTATATTAAATAAGGGCTACCATACAGGTAGCCCATTTTATTAACATGTTAAGAAATTACCCATGTACCAAATCTACGATTTGTGATGACCTCGCATCCGCAAGTAGCCTGTACTTCATAATCCATAGATTTATCCTGACGTGCTGCAGAATCTGTAACCTCAGTAATTTCTGTATCTCCCTCCCAATAGAATTTAATAGGTTTGTCCATGTTATTTGGGAAGATGTAGATATATTTATCTTCTTCAAGATATTTTGTTGTATCATTCAAAGCAAATGCCTGTGGTAATTCAACAAGCTGCGTTCCTTCAAATGTACCGATACGACCCATTCTATATACGTCGTTCTTTGCATCCTCTGAAATCCACTGAACATCTCCAAGTTTTCTTAACTGGGAAAGGGCAACTTTTGTACCAACAATCATAGCTGTTGAATTTGTTGCTAATTCAACGTCCTGAATTAATTTAACAAATTCATCATGAGAAGCAGCCTCCATAGCTCCGCCAGAATACCACTGTGTTTCAGGTAAACTCTGTCCAGCAGATACAAATGCTGTATGCATCATAGTATCAACATATCTAGATAAAGCCTCAGAAATTTTCTGGATTAAATCAACCCAGCTTTCTACTCCCTGTAAGTATCTTGATAATGACATGTAAATTTTTGCTCCAATAGAGCTTGTCTCTATAGATCTCTCTGTTCCTTCGCCAAGTCTCTGACGGATCATATCGTGATGACCGTTATTAATCTTAGAAATTGTAATAATTGTCTTGTCTGGAATATAGAAAGAGTTTTTCTGTCCAAGACGATTATTTTTTGTCTCTACAAGTATTCTGAAGAATGCAGATTCATTCCATCCAGAAACCAATGTGTCCTCGATTGTATCTTCAATAATTTCAAAAGCAATTGTATTTTTCTCTTTACTTCTTAAAGCATTTCTAACTTCTCTATCTGTTGGATGTTCAGGTAATCCGTAGATTTCTCTAATCTGTCGTCCTATGCTTTCGTTTGCTTTTGCAAATGTAACACCAGCTTCGAGTTTTCCATTTACTGTATCAATGCATAACTTAGAGAAGTTGGCATATTTATTAGCCTCGCCAAATACTGACTGAAGACCGTTACTATACTCATTAAACTGTAAACGCATAAAAATAGTTCCTCCCGTTAAAATAATTAAACAGCCATGTTTCTAAGAACATGAATTCTGAAATTACCGTTTTTAGCCACATCTTCGATGATTGCTACAAAACCTCTTGTACCTTTTGCTGGCGCAGATTTTCCTAATGTTGTAAGCTTGAATTTACCTGCTTCAACACCAACATATTCACCAACCTCTGGATTTGCATCAGCGCCAAAAGACTCTTTTGAAAGAGCAAATCTATCATGTCTATCAAGGTCATCACCCTGAGCGATTTCACCTTTCTTGATGTAGTACTGGCTTTCTTCCTGCATTTTTGTGTTGTATTCTTCGTAAATCTTTACCTGATTTGCAATTAAAACAATTTCGTCTGTAATTGCAGGAGCTTCTGCTTTGTAAACTTCAGCCTCTTTATATGCGCCAACTTTTGCAACGCATCCGTTCTCTAAGTCTGACTCACAAACAAGGTTTAAAATATGACGACCATATGTAGTAGCAAGTAATGCACTTGTTTCTACAACGCCATTTTTTGTGTAAGCGTATTTATCAAAATTGCTTGCCATTTTGTTTTCCTCCTAAGAAAATTAATTTTGAGCACAAAAAAAGAGCCTTTCGGTGAATAGTCACCTTATGGCTCGATGTGCTAATAAAGTTATTTGTTATTTTATTATTCTAAAATACCGCCGTATGGCAAGTATTCGTTATCAGGCTCTGAATATCCAACTCTATTATGATGTTTATTATCAGGGTCTTCAGCAAAAGTAAATTTTCCGCCAGCCTTAGCAAACGCTAATAACATAGAATCGCATTTACTTGCTAATTCATCAAATGAATATTTTTCAATATCTTTTGTTAATTCAGCAAACTCGGCAGAATTTCTTATTGCCTCGTAATCTTTAGATGCGATAAGTTCTTCTTTTTTCACTTTTTGCTCTTTTTCTTCATATACAGATAAACGTTCCTGAATAGAAGAGTAGTTTGCTCTCATTGACTCTAATTCAGCTTTTTCGCTTGCTGTTAAATATTCTTTGAATAATTCTATTCTTTCTCCGTCAAACGAAACAGCATCATCATCTTTAATATAATTCTGACGATAAAGCTTATCTCCATCCCAGTTTGAGTATACGAAATACTCGTCATATACATTTTCAATGTAGTACCATTCATTGTCTGACTCTTCGTATGAAGCTAAAAGATTGTATAATGCATATCTTACATCTTCATGGCTGATTTCGTATGTACGTACAATATTTTCAAAATGCTCTGACACTGTAGAAGAAGTGTTTTCATTTTCATCTAAGCCTGGTTCTTCTGAGCATTCCTCAAAATTAGAACCTTCTTCTGTGGTGCTATTGTCATTCTGACCGTCTGTATTCTCAAATACTTCTGCAAATTTTTCTTCCAACTCTTCATCTGTTAAATCTGTATATTCAAAGGTAACATCGTCAATAGTCTTATTATATTTCTGTAATAATTCTTCAAATTTTGTCATATTGTCCTCATTTCCTCCTTCCTCACATTTTTCTATGTTATTATCAACGTGCGAAAGAATATAATCTAACTTCTTGTGCATGTCAGATAATTCATTATAAATATTTTCAAAATTATCATCGTTTTTATTAAAGCTAGACAATTTTAAATTAGCACCTTCCATACCAGGTGCTACTGCTTTGCCATTAGGGTCTTTTCCTAAAAGTGTGACCCCGGATAAATAAAAATCTTCAATATTTAACGCCTTATTAGTAACGTCATAGCTCATAGACCTAATAACTATTTCAACTGACACAGGACATTCCTGTTCTCTTTTTATAATATCAGCAGCCTTTGTATATTCCTCATAAATATATCCATCTGCTTCGAGATAAGTCTTATCTTTGTCTTTGTCGTATACTAATTTAAGTTCAGATGTACTAGGTATATGACCGACAGGTATTTCGTCGTATATTGTTTCTCCATCTTCGCTTTGATGCATATTATGAGAATAAAATTCATACTGGTCGCCAACCTTATGAATGTATCCCAAAATAGGTCGTTCAAAAAATGACGGCATATTTTCTTCCATATTATTTTTGGAAATTTCGCTTTTATTCAGATTTTTATCTATATGGCAAGCTTGCAAATGAACTGGTAATAATCCTTCTTTATGCTTGTCATCAATAGTATCATCATATCTAATACTACCAAGTGTAAAAATCACAAGCTCATCATCCTCATTACCATTAGAATTATATGAAAATGATTTTCCATGTTCTACAAAAAAATCATACAAATCTTCTGCGTATAAATAATTCTTACTCATTATATAATGTCCCTCCTTTCTGATTGTTTTTCGTATTATAGACAAATTCTATTTGTATAGTGTATTTTATTAGCATCAAAGTTGCACTTATCAAACTTAATTGTCGAATCGTTTACAAAATAAAAAAGGTCGGAACATGTTTGAATCTGATTAAAAACTTTTGCAAGTTCGACAGCAGTAGCAGAGTCATCTGTAACTATGAAATTTTTATTCATTTATTTATACTCCCTTCCTGTAAGACCTGAATCAGTAATGTCTGCATCATCTTTTAAAGGGGCGCCGTCAGAACCATCGCCATTTTGTTGCTTATCTGTTTTTGTATATGATGTTGAAAATGGGATAAGTTTATTTGTAATGTCAAGCACATTATTTTCCAGATATAATTTTGAAAGTGTCTCAAGTGGCGTGAAACCGTCGAGACCACCAACTTCAAGCTTAAATGGAAGACCATTTTGACCAGACTCAAGAAGCGATTTTTTATAATCAGATTTTGTGTATGGAGATACCATCATACATTTTACATACGCATGACCATCTCCGATTTTATATGTAAGATAACAGTTTATCCATCTTTCAATCTGCGGTAGAACAGTGCCGATAGCATTCAAAGTATCGCTAATTAACTGAGCATTACATATTGCAGAATTGCTTTTTTCAGAGTATAAAACCTCGCTAGATGTTGCGTTTTTGAATAAATTTTTGTTAGCATTTGCAATAGAATCGGTGTCTTCTGTAGTAGTACCTTTAAACTCAATAGTATCTATTGGAACAGGTGACAGTACCGCTCCGACACATTCCGGCAATTCTGATGCAAGTCTATTATAATAATCAATTGCGGTATCAACATCTACCTCGAATTGATCAGCAGTATCTGCATTACCAAGAACCTGTAATCTTGCAACAAGTAGTTTATAAATAGAAAGCTCATCCTTTACAGCCTGTATGCTTTGCAAGTCTATCAAATCAATAATCTGCTCGAACAATGCTGCAAATGGCGGATAATCCATTGTTTTATCGTCAATATTTACTTTGATACAAATTTGTTTCTCTAGGTCTAATTCCTGCCATCTATTTGCAGTTCCGGCAGTATATGCATTATATTTTTTTTGAAATTCTGAATCCCAATTTTCCAAATCATTTGTATGACTTCTAAAATAAGAAAAATCAAATGCAAATCTAAGACATCCAGCGTCATTAGACGACACCCTACAGTAATTTCCATCAAGAATATGAAAGAATAATGTTTCGTCATCATCATATACATATGCATAAACAGTGTCTTCTCTCCATGCAACTATTAATAATTGTAAAATCTGATTTGCAAGATTCATTTGCTGCAATTTTTTTAAAGTATCATAATAATTATTTTTTAATTGCTCGTCATCAACCTCATCAAAATTCTCAATAATAGGTATTACAGAAACAGCATTTAAATCAACCATCTCTGCGTTGTACCATATCAACCGCCTGTAGTTATAACACAGTCTGTATAAAAAACTGCTAAGCGTGCGCAGGTTTGATTCATAGTTTTTAGGATTGCGAAGATACTGTCTTAATGTTTCCTTATTGTAAGTTGTATATGTTCTTGTTTCTGTTTTAGTAAGGTCTGCAAGAGCAAGAGCGTCCTTTGTGGCTTTAAATATTTCTTTCATTCTGTCATCAAATTCAAGTCTCTCTCTTATTTCTTTAACAGACTTATCTCCTGATGGAGTATTTATTTTTTTTTCAACAGGCATAGAAGTGTAGCTAGTAGTTTCCTTTCCTGTCTGCTTTGGCGTATTAACTCTAGTAGCCAAATCTACGCCTCCTTTCGTATATAAAAAACACGCCATTAAAGTAATGAACTTCGTTTGGCGTGTTTCATAGGTAATATTTTTGCAAGATTATCTGGTTTAGCAACCTTTCTTTGTGTAATACTTTTTCTTCGTTCAACAGAAAGACCATATGCACATAATGCCATAGTATAGCTGCGGTCATCATGTAATATATTTGCCTTTTCAGGACATAGCTCGAATGAATCTCGTCCACTTTTATTTGGCTTTCTTATCATATTAAGCATTTCCTCTTTCATAGCATCAATATTTGCAAGAGCCATTTCTTCTTGCCAGTCAAGTCTCTCAATTCGCGTATTAACACACTGAATTTTAGCAATTTCTTCTTTTAATTTATTATCAAATTCTTCCTCTGTTAGCTTTTTATTTTTCTTAAGCTTTTCGGTTATGATTGCTTTTTCTTTGTCTAGTTTGGCTTGGTCTATATCAAATATTGTCAAACTTCCTTTATTATCATAAGTAGAAGTAAATTCTATTTTATCCTGAGTCATTAACTCAATAAGTGACTCATAAATAATTGATTTATAAGCGGTAGGTTCAAGCAGTCTTAATTTATCTACAGCATTAGGGAATCTTGATACATACTCAGAATAGTATTCTTTGTCTATAAGACCTCTATGTTTTGTACCTGCCTCATCTACCCAGTCTGGCATTAAAAAGTCGCCAATATTTTTACCACCACCACCAGAACCAGCGTCTATATATATTCCAAGAATATTGCCATATGCATCGGCTCCAGCATTGTAAGCAACAATAACTTTTTTCAAATAGTCAATCTGGTCAGGAGTTCTCATTGGCGATTTTATCCTTTTGCCTAATTGCATTAAATTTATACAATTAACAACTCTTGCACGAATATCTTTTTTGTTGTTTTCAAGAGTAACTGTGTATACTTCTATTACAGTAATTACAGAGTTATCATGTGAACGAGCTGGATCGTATGCAATAATAAATTTTTTATCACCAGTGTCATTAAACAAGAGAGGGCGACGTGTAATCTCATTTCTTGTAATAACACCACGTTTAAACAATCCTCTGTCACCAAGGTCTGCAGAAAATTGGCAATAATATTCACGTCTTGCCTTTTCAGGGTTATTTCTCATTGCTGTCTCTATAGTTTTTTTACTATACAGCGGAGCGATAACCTGACCATGCTTTGTAGGCTTTAAAACTATTTCACAATCAATTTGTGCTACAAAATAATCTGTATCACCCATAATCATGCGTTTTGAAAAATCTCTATATAGTTTATAATATTCTGTATCAGTAGAAGAAGCAGAACTGATGTAGAACAATTGGTTAGGTACTGGATTAGGTATACATCTTAATCTACTCATATCAATTGAGTTACCATCTCTGTCTTTACCAGTAGCAAAACCCTTATTAACAATGACAAAAGCAGCATATGTATGCATCATGTCTGCATCCAAGAAACCACATTCGTCAAATACGACTAAGTTACCACGCGAACCACGTTTTTTATCAACATTACTGTTCAGCGTTTTAGTCATAGAACCGTTAAATAAATTATAAGAAAAGCCGTCAGATGAATGACTAAATCCATCTCCGGCTGCATTTTTTACTTCTATTTCGTTTTTAAAAATATAACCAGAAGAACCCATCATGCTTTCGATATTGTCGTTTGCAAGTTTTTCTAGTGTTGTAAATGTTTGTTCAGCCTGACTTCCGGAACCAGATGCAATATAGCTCCAGTAGTTTGTAAATAGCATATCCTTAGCCATAATAATTATGTCTGTAATTGTCGATTTTCCAAAACCTCGACTACAAACTAAAAGGACGTTTGGGCACATCCAAGCTCGCTGAACAATATAAGCTTGACTATCCAAAAGTTCTATATTAAAAAAATCATCAATAAATTTTACTGGATTGCACTGATAATATCTTTGAATTTCAGCAATAGTTATTAATGATTCAACTTTTTTACTAGACATTGCATATGTACCGGGTTTTACATATACGGTATACCTGTTGTCATCACCAAACATTTCTCGTATGTATTTCTCTTTCATGCGAGGCAATGACTTAATAGTATATTTTTCAAAGTCTATATTTTCGCTAATTTTCTGAATCGTCTGTTGAGCTTTCGGATTCGTTTTCACCATCTCTTGAATCACCATTATTCTCAGCCTCCTCATCAGAAGTAAAGCAAGCGTACAAGTCATCTAAATTAACAAGCCTGCTTGTATCTAAAAGTTCATTCTCCTTTAAGAAATCTCTTAGGTCTATGTTTTCTCTTAACAATATTCTTGAGATTTCTTCATAATTATTTTTTTGTTCTTGTAAAGTCCTTATCATAACCCTCTGATCTGCAACCATATCTGACCACTCAGAATCATCAAGACGCAATTGCTTCATGATTGAAGCATCACTCATTTCCATAACCTGCTGCATACCTTTACAAGTCCAAATATCAAATCCATTAACCTCTCCTTCTCGAAGATTTATTTCTTTGATTTTTTTGATTTTACCAGTCCATGTATTTTCACCTTTTTTAGCATTTTTGCTATTTTTCAATGATATGCAACTTTGCTCAGCTAATTTAGTTATTGACTGAACTATGTTGGCTTTCATAGACTGATAGTTTTTAATAGCATTTATATTTCTTTCTATATTTTTTAAATCTCCACTATCCTGTACCAATTGTGCAATAGCATCATCAATCTGTGATAACTGAAGAAATCCTCTTACTATGCTAATTGTAGAAGAGGTGCGCATCATATCGTCATTTCCTTCTTCGGAAGAGTCTAAGAATCCTATTAATTGCGCATATAAAAAAGGCTGGTCAGATAACTTTTCCCTTTCAAAAGGAAGGTATCCGAGAAGCCTTAAAGTATCATCTTTATTTTTTTCAAATTGTTTTATTACCTCTTGGTCTTTTGGCAGTTCGTCAGTAGCTAATGTAGCCATAGAGTATGCGCCACCTGTATAACCATCACTATCTTGGTATGTCAGAGTATAATAATTCATCATTGAAATATTTTTAATATATGAAGTCCATACATTATTTTTAGTCCTGCCAGATGTTGTATTTGCAGCCTCAAGTAAACTCGCATCCCAAACAGCATCAAGCATAGGCTTATTTAATGCCCTACATGCTAAGTCTACGGTTTCTTTTGTAGGCAGTTTTTTTTCGCCATCAATAGTAGGCATAGCAATATCTTCAGCACACGATTTGCATATAGACGTTACGCCAGATTTGTAAGTAGGAGCAGTAGAAGAGTAGAATGTTCCTCTGGAATATACATCGCCACACTTATTACATGTAAAAAAATCTTTACCAACTCCAAGAGCGCGTAATAACTGTAGTTTATACTTGTCTTCTAAGCCGTTAAATTCACTTACTGTTTTATCAATAAAATTATTTACATATTTTATTTTTTGACCAGTATCAGATGCTGCTTTAGCAGCTTGATTTATAACTCGTGCCAATTGCAGCACCTCCATTTAATCCTTATAATGAAATAACTTTTTTATTAGTTATAAGCCGCTTGAGAGATTCGAACTCTCGTATACTGGGTGGAAGCCAGCAGTACTAACCACTATACGAAAACGGCAATAAAAAATCTCGTACTTATGCACGAGATTTATATTCTTTAGGCTGAGATTTTTGACCTAATATATTAGCATCTGCCATCGTTGGAAATGGCTAATCACACTGCCTGTTAAGCAGTAGCTAACAACAACACCGATTTTGACATAATCGGCAAACTCTTACTACGAAGTATTATAGATTTTCTTTCATCACATCGCCTCTTGCGGAGTTCCTCAGATTGCAGTCTGACACGGTTGCAATTACTTGTACTTTCTCATATAACACCTTGCGAGCGCTATACGTCACCATATCTCAGGTGAATAAGTTGTTTTTCTCTTCATAGTCATGCACACTTTTGCTATTTAAAATATTAATATAATCATATCCTCTAAATAAAATCACAATTTATTTTATTAATTAATATAAGTATGCATGTTAAAAAAATGGGTGACGAGGTACATATTTGACCATCACTACCTTTTGAGTAGCGCCCAGTCATCGCCATCCTGCTTGACTTGCGATCGTCTTGCTTTGCACTAAGTTTCCTATCTTTCGACTTGAGAAAACTACATACAATCTGACCAGCAGTTATACTTGCGATATTTCCACCAATCATACACGGATTATCCCCACATTTCTGTGTTAATTAGCAGTGCCTTTTTCATGACACCTACCTAACCATATTCGCCAGCAGTCGCCCTTGAATAGAAGGTTAGGCATAAATCCTATGTGTTTTCCGTTAAGCTGTAAAATTACAGTCGCAGTTTTTAAACATATAAAACCACTTTATACATGTCACCATGCTTATTTTTAGATTTGACATCTACTGATCCGAAACCGACCAGTCCTACAAAGTAGGAAAATCCGTGAGGATGGATTTGAACCATCGAACTCAAAGAGACCTGATTTACAGTCAGGTGCGTTTAACCAGACTTCGCTACCCACGGTAAAAAAGGCAGTAGTAGTAACTGCCCATATATTACATTTCTTCTTTAATTCTTTTTTTTATAACTTCTGACGTGGCAAATTTTAACACATTACAGTTCAAAGGTTCTCTTGTTACAGGGTCACTGCATTTTCTTGCCTTAACTGATAATGCGCCAACTCTTGGGATTCTAACAAAATCACCTTTTAATAAACATTTTGTAATTACATTACTAAATACATCTAGCATTTTTGCAGCATCATTTTGATTGAAAACAATCTCATCCATAAATAATTTATTCATTTCATCACGAAGTTCTGTTTCAAATTCTTTCTGCTTCATACAGTCCACCTCAGTGCTTAGAGTGTTTTAGCAGCCCAATTAGCATTATTACCTCTTAATAATGAATATACTGGCTTTGTATATTTGATTTTTTCTGTGCCGTCTTCGTCTTTATATTTATGTGGAATGCCTTTGCATAAATCATTGGTACATACAGCAATGTTGCCGCCGAAGTATGTCATTCTATCGTCACAATATTTACATGTTGGAATTGTTTTCTTTAAAACATTTTCTTTCCATTCATTTTTCTCTTTATCAGAAAACTTTCTAGGCTTTCTTTTTGAAATAGCAGAAAGCTCTGCGAGAGAAGTAAAATGTGCCGTGTCATTTTTTCCTAATCTAAAGTCACTCATAATATAAAATCTCCTTTTAAATCCTTAATAGCATATTTTGCTATTATTTATTTTAATTCGATAGGGTAGTAGGCAACGACCCCACCTTTATTACATACACATACCATTTGCGATGGTTTTCCCGTCAATCTTTTTTCAATAGTGTATGAATCTCCACATCCTGCAAGCGAACCACCACGAATCATTTTTACACCATTTGTCTCATCTACTGAACAAACATGTAAATGCCCAAAGGTTATGGCATATGGAACAAATCCAAGTGCTAGACATAAATTCTGAACACCCGATTTATTGTATGAATCATAATCACCATGTACAGCAATATATGTCTTACCTCTGATTGAAATATCAGCAATGCCAGTATCTATATTTCTATTCATAACATGGAAATTATTAATATGTTTTAACGACATTTCTACAGACCAACTAATAATATCGTCTAATCTTTCGTCATGTATTGCATCGTCCTTCCGATCAATCCTAGTATGGTTGCCGACTACACTTGACATAAACACGTTTTCGAAATGAAAAGACAGCTCATAACAAAATGAAGATATTAGTTCCGTCGCAATTTTAATCTGGTTGATTACATTTTCTCTATTTGACACCTGTATACTTTTATGAATATTTCCAGAAATCAGGTCTCCCTGTAGACTTACATAGCAGTTTTTAGCATCATGCAGCTGTCTTATCTCAATGATGCTATTTAACAACTGATTTAATCTACTTTTAGCAATATCAGAATTATATTTACCGAATATAGATTCAAAACACTGACCTATATGTAAATCACTTAAAATAACTAATATGTCATTATCCGAATTTATAGATATACTGTCATGTGTATCAAAATTAACTCTTCCAGAAGACATGAGGCTGTTTTCTAATTTATCTAATTTTTCTTCAACTCTGGCATCAATATAATTTTGCTTACTCCATGCATTTCTTTCGTCTCTGAATTGTACTTTTTTTCGCTCAAGTTCTCGCTGAGCATCTTTTAATTCTCGTAAATACTCATCAGAATCAATAAAATGTTGTAAATTTGCGTCCATCATTTTCTTAAATGACTGATATTCTTTACGAAATTTTGACTCATTATATTCAGTACCAAGTAAATTATTTAAAATATCAGCGACATCCTGCCAAGAACCAATAGTATCTTTTTCAGAGCATATTCTATATATTAGTTCTTCATCAGACTCGCCATCATAGCGTCTATATTGCATAACCCCTCCAATTAATCCGTATCCATTTAATCAAAAACACAAAAATACGCCACGAACATAATCGCAATGAAAATGCTCGCAGCGTCTTCTGAGAAAAATATAAGAAAAGAATGAAAGTATTTTGAAGAAAAAAGTTTTTCATTTTTCTCTTCATACCATATATGTAAAGAACAAATTATGCCATCAAAGCCAGTAAACACAAGGCTTTCAGCAAATTTCTATTTTATTTGTTGGTTCTAATACTGTAAATTACTATATTTTTTTACATAAGAGTTATGTTTTACAACTCTATCAAATTTATCCTGACATTCCTTACATCTTATTGTTTTATTGTTTTTGGAAGATATTTTAAATTCTTTCCTACAATCAATGCAGATAATATCTTTTAACACCATTGGTTTTGATATACAATTTTTACAGAACTTTTGTGAATTTGAATTTACTATAAATAGCTTCCCACATTTTTGACATGTTTTATAATTATTTTTGGTTCTTGAACTTGGTACAGACAAACCAGATATTTCATATTTGAAATTTCTAAAATAACATTCAAGGCTTTTGCAAAAATATTTTACATATAATTTGTCAGCATTCCATTCGCGCTCAAAATAATTATCTCTAGGGTGAGTCTGGTCGTAATCAAATTCAGTCTGACAATTATCTAGGATTCTTCGTAAATAATTATTTACAATAACTATATATTCTTTCCACGCAAGAGTTATTTTGCTATTTCTATTTTTTATCAGTAATTTGTTTGCTTCAGACAATCCGTTATCTATTTTCTGTTGAATATATTCTGGAGTATAGTCTGCGCCTTCAACAACGTCATAGTACAGATGTTTTGGCAGGTACATTAAATCCTTGTATCTTTTATCTGTCATAATATTTTTGTCGAAATTAAAACTATATATATTATTGATTTTCTGACGAATTAGGTTTTCCCAGCCTACACGTTTTGATGTGTGTCGGTATGATGTATACTCCATTTCTGTATACTTTGAAAATATCTCATTATATTCCGGCATAGATGCGATTTTATTGCAAATTTTATAAGTTATTTTTTTCTTTACGGTTGTTCTGTAATTACCACATTTCCAAATTCTATTCTTTAACTCTTCAAATATTGTATCTTTTTCTTCGGCAGTAGTAGAAGGATCATTATAATCCTCTACTATGTCGAAAATTGAATCGTAATAAGCTATATTTACCATTATTCACCTTCTGATGTCATATAATAGTTCTTTCCAAGATATTCATAAGTATCATTTGTTTTATACGGCGCTTCAGTTATGCGTATTACCTTTCTTGGATTAGAATTATCTTTGAGGTTCTTTATGATATAATCGCCAAATACATTCCATGCCATAATTTTTGATGATGAAAGATTTTGATATGAAACATAAATTACATAATTAGCTATCATTACTTCGTCATCACATCCGGACATATCTTTTATCAAATTAATATATTTATTACTGAGTTCGCTCATATACATTTCTTGTGTTTCCTTATCTATACAGTCAAACTTACTAATAAATACACTAAAATCTTTTTGATATTTTGAAATATAATATCTAGAGGCTCTTAGTAAATCTTGGTTTTTATAATCATAATCAGTATTTGTGATTAAACAACGAGTATCTACATATTCATTGTTCCACATTAAATTCTTCTCCCATTTACATATATACTCACATAACTCATTCATTGGAGATGGTGATTTGAATGCATTTAACGCACGTTTTTCTTCTTTTGGTAAATTTTTATTTTCTACCTGAATTTTATTATAAGCATCTAGTTTCTTTGGATAGTTATATAATAAAAAATATGGCAGTTTTTTCATATATTTACGGAGAGATGCATTCATATGCCATCTAACACCTGTTTTTAAGTAATCAATTTCTTTTCCTTGTAAAATCCTTAACAAAGATGCATAATCAGAATACCGCTTCTTTATTTCAGGATTTTCTGTGTATTTATTTTCAATACTCGTTCCAACGTTTGTGATTTCACCGATCCGTGAGTCTCTTGTCATTAATTCATATTCAATTAAGTTTTCTTTTGTATACTCCTTAGAAACAGCGGTAACCTTATCTTCAATGTCAATAATTATTGGCTTATCAATTTTACTATTGATAATTATTGGATCATTACATAAAAAAACTATATCCCCGTCAAAATCTGCACCGCCTTGTTGTGGGGCTGATATGTCATACATATTAAACATGACAACATCTTGATTTTTAAAATATGAAAACCATTTTTTTACAATATCATTGGTAACAATTTTTATTTTGTTTACTTCTGAAGGACATACTAGAGGAGAGCGAAACGACACGCAATCTCCGGGTTCGATTGTCTCACAAAAAAACTCACCAGCATTTAAACATCCGACAGGTTCTTTACCGGCAGCATATTCTAGATATCCAATCATGTCACCAACTATAGTATGATAAAAACCACTTCCGTAAATTTTTCCTAATTTTGCTTCATTAATATACTTTTGTAATTTACGGTAAATAAATCGTTTAACAGCAGGATCTTTCAGCATAACATCATTAGCCAAAGCAGCTTCTATATATTTGCTTTCTGGTTCATAGGTCGATGTATCTGTAACTCCCATAAATTTGTACGTATAAAATTTATCTCCGCTAATTACTTTTTCAAAAAGACCAGTAGTGTATTTTGCAAGTTCTATAACCTTACCAGCATTTTCTTCATCAAGTATGTTGTAATCGTCTTCGAGATGCTTAAAATGTTCAATGTATTTTGGATTCCATAAATCCAAGCATTGCAGATATTGGAAATTCATACGTGCCTTAAGCTTAAGGTTTTTTACATGATGACTGTATTTACTAATACCAAGTTTAAATTGATATTTAATAAATGTTTCCATATATTTATTCCAAGCATCACTTCCGTATTTTTGTTTGAAAATTTTATGACCCTTAAACATAGATGTATTCCATATACAATCAATATCATCTATATTATGAGAAACTCCATACACATCGGTTATTTCAGTTACGCCCATTTCTTTGTATATCTCTCTGAATGGAACATACACGGAATATCCTTTTACAAATGGCATACGTACTTGGTTGCCTATTGCCATATAATCAAGACCAAGTGCAGCGGAGGTAGTTTCTGCAAATTCAATCTCATGACATCCACATCCATCAAATGGAGATAATTTAATATCATGTACACCTTCCTCTATACGGCGCAGGTTATATGTTTTTATTTCTCCGGTTTCTTTGTCTGCAAACTCTTTGGGTTCAGAAACAACGTATCTTATAAGTTTATCTTTTATAATTTTTTCATACTCATCAATGATTACTATTCGTGGAATATAATTCTTAACCAAAGTGCATGAACTAAATACGAGACATCTTTGTGCTTCATATTTTGAAATAACACATTCGCCAATTTTTATATCCATTTCTGTAATCATATATAATTCATCATATATATCTTCCCTTACAAAAGCAGTAATACCATTTTTGCCCTGAGAAGCTGATTTGCCGAATCTCACATATCTATTATCATTAAATAAAAAGCCATCTGATAACACATATCTAAGATCCGATTCAGTTTTTGGATTTTTCTTTGCCTCTAAAAGTATTAATTCAGGGATATGATTGTTAGGTCTTCCTCTTAAGCGTTCAATTTGGTCAAATATAGGAGAATCTGTCTGCTTGATAAGAAAACCTTTTTCCAATCCTTCCTTAGTAGTACAGTGCATATCAAAATTGCTCTTGATTAAGTCTTTGAGCGGAATCTTGAATAAGGTGTATAGTCTTTTTTTCATATGCTATTCCTTTCTATATTTATTATTTAACTCTTTTACATGTTTGTTATAGGAGCGAACAAGCTCTGTAATCATTACTGATGATTCAGGAGTTTCTCCGTATGTATTTAAAATATGAAGTCTTTTTTTCTTATAATCCTTATATGCATTAATAAGTTCTTTCTCGCGCTTAAGTTCCTTTTTTGATGGTTTATACGCTAGAGGACGATCCTCAATTTCAAAAAACATTGTTCTTGGTTGATTTTTGGTTCTTTCATTTGTTAATAACATCTCTGTTTCCTCCTATTTCATTAATCCAATTTATCAGCAGATTCCTCATTCTTTTACTTGGGATATATACTGTCACAGATTCTCCACTTCTTATTCTTGTTCTCCATAACCACTGGAGAAGCTCTGACAGTGCATATCCATCTTCGTCAACATCAATTCCTTGTTGAGTGAAAAAATTTTTAACTCCTGGGTTTAAATAAATATTTACTAGATAAGCAGCACAATAAGTATCTCTATATTTATTTGTTGCTCTTGCGTTTAAAGGTATAAAACCTTTGGTGTAACCTCTTCCGGCTATCTTAGCCTTATAACACTTAAAAGTAGTCCATACGTTATAACATGTTTTTGATTTCATGATATTTTTAAAAAAGTTATATGTATTTTTCTTTAGACGATCATACTCATCTTTATTTTTCATATACCATGTTTTTGACAGAGCATAAGTATCATCACCTATTGCATTCATTTTTTGATTATCAAGAACACTTATCAAATCTAAATAGTTATAATGCACATTGGTATTTTCTGTTGTAAGAAAATATGTGTCTAATGAATTTCCACACACATATAAATAATCATATTGTATTTTGTGATAGTCAAAGTAGTAGCGTTGTATTTGTGCCTTAAATAAATAAGTAAGTACATATACATCTTTAAAATGCTTAAATATATTTATTGGAAACATCCATAATACAAATGAATTTCCATACATTGTTAAGCATCCGCTGTCACATAAATATTTATATTTATTAAACAGACCATTATATTCAGGATCTTTCCATGTAACATGACCATCATCATCCACATTGATAAGAGTGGTAAGTATTTGCAAATCTTGCTTACATATTTCTAATGGTTGGACTACATTTGCAACTTCATCCATTATTAAGATGTATTCACCATCCTTAAATGAATCTTTTGTGATGTCATTAAATTTCATAAATAATGAATGCGTCGAAACTATATTCTTGCTATCTTTAAACATGCGTCTTATATCTTTTGTCTTTGTAGACTTCTTTTCATCAGTAAGAACTGGTTCATAAAAATCTTTTTCAGGACAATTTTCTTTGATACGTTGTACTTCCTCTAAATAAGGTGTAATATATAAAAATTTTTCAGTGGCAGGAGAGGAGTTAATAAAATTTATCATTGCGGTAGATTTACCAGCTCCAGGTATTGCATCTACAATATGCACTGCCATTAAAACACCTTCTTACCCATAATAGTTCCTATGCATTGTCTTACTTCTAATTCTGCTTCAGAATTATTTTTAGTTAATGCATTGATAAGATCTGTATATGTATGATTTAATTCTTCCAGATTTTTTATGTACCCCCTATATTCATTAATAAGTAAGTTATTGTCATTTATCATTTTTGAATATTCAGACCTTGTATTATTTGACTCTTCATAATAAGAGTTAAGCTTCTCATTAGCAGCAGATAACTTTTCAAGAAGTTTTTCTACATATTGTTTGTTGAAATCTTCCCCTAAGCCTAAATCAATCTTGTATAATGTAACAACTCTGTCTCGTTTGTCATCTAATATAATGATCCATGTACCTGACAAATAAACTTTTACTGGCTGTTTGTCATTGTAATCCAATGGCTTTCCCTTAAAGATAAGCGCCCCATAAGTAACCATTGATTCAATGTCAGTCCGAATCTTTTCTTCATTAGCTGCAATGAATGCATTAATATCATTAGAAGATTCTTTTCCCATAATCCTTTCTGCATAACGTTCCTTGCTATGTCTTGTTAGTTCCATTCAAAATACCTCATTCTTTCTTATATTTTTATATAAAACCCCGTAAGCCCAGTATTTATGCGGTTTAGCACTTTTTGCGAGCGATCGGGTATTCTATTTAGATAGTATATAAATTTAGATTTACTACTTTTTTTCATTATTTTTGTATTATTTGTGATATTTTATCTCTCTAACCATTGATTTTACTGATGTTTTTAGCTCTTACTCTTAAAGATCTATATAGATCTTTTTGTAGTTTTTAGTTAGTTATCATTGAGTAGAGTATAAAATAAATATCATTATCAAGATTACAATTAACATATAGCGTTTAGTTAATTAACATTGATATAGATAAATAAAATAAAGATATTTAATATCTTGTGATCATTATTATACATATAAAAAATAAGATGTCAAACATTATTTCCTTAAATATAAATATTTTTTTATTATTTTTCATATTTGAGTTCCGTATTTATTCCTTGCTTTGCTGTGCTGGAAGCACGCAAGCAATAAATACTCAAATATAAGGGGATATGTTTACATTATATTTAGTTATAAGGTATAAAAATATATTTTTCTTCTTATATATAGGTATTTTATTAAGGTTATTCGATGTTTATGAATTATACTTTTATCTCCAAATATAGGTATTTTTATGGGCAGGTATATATTAGTGTGTAATGTAGGTGTCTTCTGGGTATAGATCTGTATATTTTTATTTAAATTTTTACAAAAATAGAGATTGATATTCTTAATTTGAGATTTTAAGGGTTGATTTTTCCAGTCAGTGTATGAAAAAAATAGCTAATAGAAAAACCTTGAAAAATAAGGACTTTATTTTCAATAAGTACCCCCATGTTAATGATAAAAATACATAATCAATTAATAAATTGATGATTTATTCTGTTTTTGTGTGTAATTGCTATATTGATTGTAATACTCTAGTGGTGGAACAACTGTATATTGAATAATTGTTTGATAATCAAAATATTATCTATCGAAAAACCATTTCTTTATAATTCTTATTTTTGTATTACTCATAATAATACAAAACAATCATAACTATTGTATTACTCATAATAATACAAAACAATACATCAAACAATCATTCACAACACATAGAAAGAAGAGGAAAATATCATGAACGAAAAAACACTAGAAAGAATGAAAGACTATACCAAAAAATACAGTCAAGAAAATGTTATGAAATACCAAGAAACAGACCATTTCGAAGAAGTAGGACAGATAGAAAGAGTTTACTGCAAAGATAATAACGATAAAATGAATAAGATTCTTGAGTGCGGACTACCTATAGCTATAACCGTTGGAATGGTGAAGCGTTTGGCTTTCAAGTTTCAAAGCTATGACGAAGCTACCGGAGTTATAAAATCAAAGTGCAACCAGACAGCACAAGAAATTAGAAACAACGGATATTTTGACCATCCCTTATTTGATGACTTAGTGCAATGCGTGAACCTTGCCATATGGGAGAATATAAACAATATCCAGCTTGTTTACAATAAGACAAGAAACAACGTTACCAATGAGTTTGTAAGAATCAAAAAAACAGTCAATAAAAAACAGTTTACGATACAGTTTATAAATAGCATTGAGAGAGTAATACCATGTTACAATATGGTTTATACCGATTATGTTCTTAATGAAAAGACAGGACACATGCAAAGTCCTACTTCTTTATCAATCTATAGGGCGATAGGTAATTATTTACATATGAACGGGCAGAGAGACATAAAAAAAGCTTGGATTGAAATAGATAGCGACTATTTGAAGCAAGATCCGTCTAAGTATGAGACTATGTTCATGCATGATTGTAAAGAGTTGAAAGAGGTCGAAGCATTTCAAAGTATTGAGAAAATCTTAAGTGGTACGGAGTACGAAATCCTCATGCTTAAATTTAAAGGCTTTACTAACAAAGAGGTATGCAATAAAATGGGTTATAAGTCCATGACATCATTAGACCGCAGACTTTCCCATATCAAAGAAGTGATTATAAATGAGTATGACAGTGACATATTGAAAGAGTTACTTAAGTGTAAGAAGAATCCTAAGCTTATACAGACTATGTCTCTCAACCACGACATGACGGACAAGTTGTTTTAAGGTGTACACATACCAGGGATGTATAATCCCTGGTATTTTTATTTTCGTGTGTGTGTTTTGGCTTTCAAAACTCTATATATATGAGAGCGGAGAGCGAGTGCATTTCCAAGCATGAGCGGACACGAAAAAATATTTTTATTTTCGTGTGTGTGTTTTGGCTTTCAAAACTCTATATATATGAGAGCGGAGAGCGAGTGCATTTCCAAGCATGAGCGGACACGAAAAAATATTTTTATTTTCGTGTGTGTGTTTTGGCTTTCAAAACTCTATATATATGAGAGCGGAGGCGGACACGAAAAAATATTTTTATTTTCGTGTGTGTGTTTTGGCTTTCAAAACTCTATATATATGAGAGCGGAGAGCGAGTGCATTTCCAAGCATGAGCGGACACGAAAAAATATTTTTATTTTCGTGTGTGTGTTTTGGCTTTCAAAACTCTATATATATGAGAGCGGAGAGCGAGTGCAACTTTTATCATCTGTTTGATTTTTATGATACGCGTGATGAAAAACTTCCTAGTTAGTGCGTGTCGGGCAACACTTATTTTATAAGTGGCTGATATTTCATCATTGTTTTAATATTGCGTGATTTAAGGCGTGATTGAGAGCAAAGTAGGGATAACAAGGCTCCAGTCGTGAAACACTGGTGTCTTGCTTTACAAGGCTTTTGAAAACGCTTTTTTAATTGCGTGATAAAAAAGCAACCGTTTGTATAGTGTCGGCAAAACTATAATAGTGCAGTTCCAACGTTGCACGAAAATATATGGGATTTTGTGATTAATTCACACGCTCACATTGGTACGGCGTGAAGTATCTGTAGTTGGCAAAAGCAAGGTTTGACACTTGCGTACTTATGGACTGATTGTAACGGAACTTACATATTACTATTAGTTAGCTCAAATGCTAGTCGGGTGACTATAAACGAAAAATTAAATATTGTGAATTTTATAAGCGCATTGTTTTTCAGTGCGCTTTTATAAGTTCACAATAACGTGAACCGTAAACATGCATATAAAGAAAAGAGGAAAAAAATATGGCAAGAAACAACACTACAGAAACAAAAGCACCTACAGAAGCAAAAGCACCTAAGACACCTAAGACACCTAAGACACCAAAAGCACCAAAAGCAGCGCCTGAAAAAGTTATCAATGATAACGGCATTAGACCAGCTTTGGTTGAAGCGCACAATAAAAACAACTCAAAAGCTATTGATGGAACAATGTGCAAAGAAGCAGGCGTTGATACCGATCATCTTACACAGTGGATTCTTGAAATTGAGGGCGCACCAACTCCGGAAGCTTGGTGTAATTCAGAAAACAAAATCCCAAGTCTTTACAAGGTTGTAAAAGAATACGTTGACATCAAATTGTCAAAAGACGCACGTATCAAAACACCGGAAGCAATGAAAGAAAAGTATAATGCAATTTTCCCGGTTTGGAGAGAGATTCTTGAACATGGCGAAGCACAGGTATTTGTAAAAGAATTAAAGGTTGAAGCGGATGACGTAGAAAGCCTTGTGGGATACATGGAGATTTTCGTGCCTACTGCAAGGGGTACTCAGCGATCAACAGAAACTAGAAAGATTTTCAGAAAGTATGTCGAAGCACTGTTAGGCTGGAAAATGGCGAAAAACGAAGCTTTAGCAGAGGCGGAAGCAACATTAATCATGACTTATGAGCGCAATGTAAGCAAGAAGAATACTCTGGAAACCGAAAAAATCCCAGACCAGAAAGCTAAAATTGCTTTCTTTGAGCATAAAATTGCCGAAGCTAAAAGCGACGAGTTTAAAGAGTATCTCACTCAAATTAGAAAAGATCTTGAACACGGTAAAAAAGATGTAGAGGGAAAAGTTGTTGAAGCTGGACTTGACCAGATGATGGCAGAACTTAAAGAGTGTGACGAGTTTATCAAGACAAAATCAGATGAGTACATAGCTCTGATTGACAAGTTAGAGCTTTTGAAGTAAGGCAAATAAGGGAACTATAAAGTTCCCTTTGGAGCGCGTTGTAAACACCTCTACGTGGTGCGTTCTAGTAACGGAAACTATAATTCCGGCTAAATTTTACATCTTGTCTTTTGTTAATTCAGCGAACCGTAAGGTTCGCCAGTCCTAAAGTATCAAAACCTCTGCGTGGTTTAGGACAGGCAACGGAGAAAAACTATCTTCGGCTAATTTGATACTGTTTTCATTTTGCCCCTCATAGAGCGGAGTAATTAACCGCTCTAAGGCTCTTATATGGACACCTCCACGTTGGTTAGAGCTGGAAACTTTGAACGCAAATTCAAAGGCTAAGTCCTACAATATACTTCCTCAGTAAAGCGCTATGTAGGATTATGTGCATTTCCAAAAAACCTATATGATTCATTCATGTCTTACATAGCGCAAAAAAAAGAAATGTGTTGTATAAAAGACAAAAACTATGATTTTGTCTTTTATAGTGCACATTGCACTGAAAAGGGAAAACAGTTGAACTCTTTATACATACCTTGTATAATACAAGGTGGAAAGAGAGGAAAAGTAGTATGAAAACTGTTCAAATCCCTAAAGAACTTCGTGATGAATATAATCAGTGGAAACAAGACTTGCTTATGCCAGGCGATGCAAAGCGAAACGACGAAAGGTATCAAGAGCTGTATAAGGTGATCCAGCTATCACAAGATATTTTTGGAGCTGACAATGTACAGTTTGACGATCCGGAAGTAAAATTTAAGCGGCACGTTATCAACATAACAAGCGAAAAAGAAATTATGCTTGAGGATGAAGATTGTAAGGCATTTGGCGAAATATTGCGCCTTGTTGACTACGTAAACTTCGACCATACGGCAGACGAAAAAACAAACCGCATTTATTACGGTGTTGAAAACGTCTATTCTTGCGAAGAATAAAATTTAAAAGGCAATTATATTACAGGTAAGAGAAATCTTGCCTGTTTTTTTATTGCCATTTTGTAAATTAAGGCAGCTAAAGTAGGCTGTCTTTTTTAATACACATATAAAAAGGAGAGTAATACAATGAAAAATTTTTATGATTTAGTAACAGTAGTAAACGAAAAAGGAAATATCGCAGAGAATATTTGCAAAACAATTACTAAGTATGCAAGCGGTATGCCAATCATTATTAAATTTGATGATGAAGAAGATAAAGTTGTACTGAATTTTAAAACAGGCAGAGTAAAAATTCCGGTTGAAAGTATTGATGCAAGCGAAAATAATCTTGTTATTAAGGATAGTAAAGAAGGATTTATCTTAATCTTTAAAGAAACAAGCGAAGAAAATATGAAAGCAGCGACAGATATTGCATTAGAAGAAACCGGAATGACAGAATTGAAAAACTTACTTTCTGCAATAGGGTTATGTAGCCCGGAAAAAGAAGAGAAAGAAAATGTAACGCCAGAAGAGATTGCGTTATTAAGTATTATTAGTTATGTAATGTCGCACTAAGAAAGGTGCGTGGTTGTATGCTGCTTTATAATCCTGAAATGGAAATGGACATTTTTAATCTGCCGATTAATTCGGAAGATAATATGCTTACTGGATTTAATTTTCAGCATATTATAGACTGCTACAATGCGTCTGTAAAAGTAAAGACGCCTAGAACTTTAAAGGCGTTTATTAAGGCAGAATTAGATATTAAAGCTACAGAAATGTGGGAAAACTTTAGTCTATGTAAGGAAGAAATATTTAAACAGTGCGGTATAGAGGTAAAGAAAAATGAGTAGAGTGGATTCAAGACAGGTACATATTAATTGGTGTGATGCAATGGTAGCAAAGGCATCTCGTCCGGGTAAAATTTATTCTGTAAGAGATTTCAGCACAAACAAGCCAAAGGGAATAAAAACTCATAACATGAGCCGGGCAATGCTGGCGCAGAAATTAGCAGAAGCATAAAATTACTATTTCATCTTATTTTAAACGCTATATATTGTATTGCAATAAAAAGTAATATATAATATATAGTGTTTTAAATAAGCGAAATTAAAAATATAGCAATAAATTACTTTTATGTTATAATTAAAAGTAAAGGTTGGGGGCGATTGTATTATGCTACAGGCAATTACACAAAAAGAATTTGAGGAAAGATTTCCGGATATTTATATTTTAGACGTCAATCAAGTTGCATACTACTTGGAAAACGGCGTTGTTTTATTGGAATCAGAGTATGACGGAGAAGAATATTTCGCAGACGGAAAATGCTACAAACCAGTTTGGGATGAGATTGATACTGACGAGTTTGAATTGATCGGCTTCGAGGAATCATTTTAAAAATTAGAAACTGAATATTGAACTTTTAAAGCAACTTACAAAATATGTAGGTTGCTTTTTTTGTTTATAAAATTGAATGTCATAGAGGTGATAATCGTGGAGTACGAAGTGGTTTTAAGAAACGGAAACTATGCATTAATTTTGCGAGGTAAAAGTAGAAAAGAGTACGCAGTTGTCTATGGATTAGATGATGAAAGCAAATCGTGGGCTTGGACTGTAGGATACTTTAACTTTTCAGAGATGTCGCAAGTAGACAAACAAGAGGCATTAACACGAGCACTGAAGCTCTTTAATCAGAAAACAGGGTTAGATGATTCTGTATGCGGAGATTAATTATTAGCAAGGATGTAAAACCATATGATATTAAGAGTGGGTTCGCAATAATGTACGAGGGTAAGTTGTATCAATTTCCAACAGAAAGCGAAGCAAACGAATTTTTAAAAGATAAAAAGAGGGCGTAAAAATGGAAGTAATCAATGCAAGAAAATATCATAATTTAATTATGAAAGAAAAGAGAGAAAAACAGATTTTAATGAGAATTTTTGTGGCTGGGGAATGGTTGTTTGTGGTTGCTGCAATAATAATTGCAGCAAATGTAGGAATAAAACCATCATTCGTAGGGATGACGCAAAATAAAAGTGCAGTAATTCCAAGAACGGCAGATATTCGTACTGGTTGTGTGACAGACATTGGTGAGGTTACAACAGATGATGGGAACGTTTGGGATTGCGATACATACGATTTTTCTTTAGGAGAAAGAGTTGCTGTGACATTTTTAGATATGGGAACTGATGATGTGCTTGATGACGAAGTGTTAACAGTAACAAAAGTAATGTATGAATTAAGTAATGAGTAATATAGCGAAAGCTAATTACAATAAAATCACATAAAGTAAAGGAGAAAAAATATATGTTTGATTTAACACAGACAAGAGGAAACAAGGAGTTGTATGATATTATTACTCCAAATGTACAGAAGATTGGGAACAAATATTTTGCAAATGTTCCTGTGCAGTTAATCTTTGTAGACCCGGAATATCAGAGAGTTGAAACAAGAAGTAAAGAAAAGGTAACAACTCTTGCGCAGCATTGGTGTGATGAAAAGATGGATCCAATCAGATTAGTTGCACATCCAGACGAAAACAGATTTGCATGTGTAGATGGTCTTGGAAGACTTACTGCTAAGATGCTTCTTAATGCATCGAATGCAGAAGAATCGTTCGCTTCACTCACTATTGAAGCAGAAGTTATTTTTGATGCGCCATTAGATCCTATAGAAAGAAGGAAATATGAGGCAGAATTATTTGCAACTCAGCTTGATTATGTTGAAGATTTGAAACATTATCAGAAGCATAAGGCTAATATTCTTAGAGGTGTAAGGGAGAATATTATCTTGCAGGGTATTTGTGAGGAGTACAATGTGTCAGTCGTACCTCATGGAAGAGGTCGTGTATCAAATGGTGTGCTTGGAGATTTTAAAGGCGCACTTAATATCTGCAAGAAGCCAAATGGCGGCGATATTTTAAGAAATATCTTTAAAATAATTAGCAGAGCAGGCTGGGATGAGTCACCTTCCGCATATAGCAAATATGTTATTCAGTCAATAAGGAAGATTCTTGAAACATATCCTTCTAATAGTGACGAAATCGTAGAGTTTCTTGGAAATAAATTCAGAGGAATTGAACCGCTTATTCTTAAGGCAGAGGGAAATCATTACTATCCGGAAAGAGGATGTCAGGAAACAAGATGTACATTATATCTTCAGGATATTGTGTGCGAGGCTCTTGGACTTGATAGAGATATACAGATTGTAACACCTATTAGAAATATTGCGTAAAAAAAATAAAAAATGTATTGACATAACTTATTTATGCGTATATACTCCAGATCATCAAAAGCAATGATAATTAACTAAAATGCAACGAGGAAATATGGTGTTATATAATTATTTATATAAACGCAGGTTCGAATCCTGCCGTTGCATATCTCGTGACTTTTGGCGGTTGCGAGGCTCCTTTCTTTATATGTGACATAAAAGGCACTTACAGCAACTAATTCTTACAATTTTTATATTAAATATAAAGCCGTAAAAATAGAAATGTGTCTTGTAAATTTTAGGGATGGTAGAGAAGTGGCTTAACTCAATAATAGAAGTATTTATGTCTAGTAATAGGCATACTCAGCAATTTGATTAATTAATATCAAATTATAACAAAATGGTTTGTTCGCAGGTTCGAATCCTGTCCATCCCACTAAGCCATAAGTAAATAAAAAGTCTTGCCGGACATATACCTAATCGTAACACTTTTATGTGCGAGACTAACTCCTTGATACTTATGGTTTCGGATCATTAGCTCAGTTGGTTAGAGCAACCGGCTCATACCCGGTAAGTCGTAGGTTCGAGTCCTACATGATCCATTAAGGCGATTACAGCAAATATATTCAAGTGGAAAATAAAGTAAATCCATATATGTAAATCGTCTTGTATACAGAGGATGTAGCTCAACTGGTAGAGCACGTTTTTAGAAAATAACGCGCCTTGATAAAGGCGTTAACTGCAATTTTATTCTAATGCATGTGGAGCACGTTGTTGTTGGTTCGAGTCCAGCCATCCTCATTAAAGATAGCAACAGCAATTTTGAATATCAAGTTGTAAGTTTAATATGCTATCTTGCTAAAATATAACTCTTAAAGGCGGCATCAGCATTTTTTTTGGACGAAACTTTTAATTTCGGATTCACTAGCCGCCTTGTAGGGTTAAAAATGATAACCCAGGAGGATAAATTCTATGATGATGAATGCAATTAGAATGGAATTAGAAAATGAAAAATCTTTAACGGAAAATGGCGCAGTTGGTTATGCAACAACTGGGAAAAAGCTTTTAGACGCTAATTTTAATGTAGCTTCTATGAGAGGATATTCGGATAAAGAAATCGAAGATGTGTTTTCAGATGTTTTTTATGAAAACAGGTTACTTGCTTTAAAATGGCTGTTTTTTGTAAGAGATGTAAGAGGTGGACTTGGAGAAAGAAGATTGTTTAGAGTATGCATGAAATATCTTGCAGAAAATCATACGGATATTGCAAAAGCAGTCTTAAATCTTCTGCCGGAATACGGAAGATGGGATGATTTGATTTGTCTTGTTAAATCTCCGTTAGAAGATGATGTAATTAATATCATTGCAAAACAGGTTTCATGTGATATTGATAACATGAAAGAAAAAAAAGATATTTCTTTGCTTGCAAAGTGGCTTCCAAGTATTAACACATCGTCAAAAGAATCAAGAAAACTTGCAAAATTTATAGCCGGAAAGCTTATGCTCACAGATAAGCAGTATAGGAAGATGCTGTCTGAAATGAGAGAATATATTAATGTTGTTGAAAGAATTATTAGTAGTGGAGAATGGGGCGATGTAGATTATTCGGCTGTTCCATCTAAGGCTAATTTGCTTTATAAGAATGCATTTTTAAAGCACGATGAGGAAAGAAGATTAGCATATCTTGAAAGCCTTTCAAAAGGCGAAACAAAAATTAACTCTAGCGTCTTGTTTCCACACGATATTGTGCATAAATATTTTGAGGGTTGTGCGTTTTTGGATAAGCGCCCGAAAAAAAATGATGTTGCACTTGAAGAAATGTGGAAGGCACTGCCAGATTATGTTAATGGTGCAGGAAACACTATATGTGTAGCTGATGGCTCATTTAGTATGACGGTAACTATTGGCGGTTCTTCAACACAGGCATTAGAGGTTGCAAATGCGCTTGCAATTTATTTTTCCGAAAGATGTAGTGGGGAATTCAAAGATAAATATATTACATTTAGTGATAAGCCTAAGTTTGTAGATTTATCAAATGGAAGATCTTTGCGAGAAAAACTTGAAATTTCTCGTAGACATAATGAATGCAGCAATACAAATATTGAGGCAGTATTTACTCTTATTCTAAACGCAGCATTACATAATAATATTGAACAAAAAGATATGCCTAAAAATATCTTAATTCTGTCTGATATGGAGTTTGACAGCTGTGCTTATGGTTGCAATTACAAAAAAGCAGATGAAACTTTGTTTGATAAAATTAGAAATGAGTACGAAGAACATGGGTATAAACTTCCTAGACTTGTATTTTGGAATTTAAACAGTAGAACCGGAACTATACCTGTAAAAGAAAATAAACTTGGAGTTGCTCTTGTGTCTGGATTTAGTCCTACAATTACAAAAATGGTTCTTAGCAATGAACTCGATCCATTCAAGTGTTTATTAGAGCAGATTAATTCTACAAGGTATGACGCTGTGGAAACAGCGTTAAATGATGTGATTACACAGTAAACGAAAGCAATAAAAAAATATAAAGACGGCAACAGCAATTATATATGATAAATAAAACTCAGGATGCTTTCTACAAATGCCGCAACCTATATTTAGCGGATTCATTTTATTACGCCGTCTTGGTAACTTTAGCTTATTATAAACTATGCCTTTTATAATAAGTTGTTGCTTTCATTTCACGTATAAGGAGTCGTTTACGGCTCCTATGGATAGATAAGCATTGGTTAATAATTTGTTTGTTTCTTGATGAATTATCTGGGTTCGAATCCCAGTCTATCCAATCACCCAGAACTCACAACAAGCCGAGCGATTAGCGGCTCTGGGTCGGCGGTGCTAACGCAGTGAATCCACTAACGGGCGGTTAGCGCAACTCTGTCAGTCTGTTGGCGCTAACAAAGCTGGATTGATCGGTGTAAAAGCCTTCAATCCATTAGGACTTTTGCATTAGATAAAACTCATTTGCAAACAGCCCGAAGCTAATGATATATGTTATATGTCGTTAGAACAGTTGAATTACAGCAGCTTAGGAACAATTTGTTTACTCTGTAATAGTTTATCCGCTAAAGGATATTAAATATTAGGGCTGTTAGTACCCGAAATAAACAGCCCTAATATAAAACATATTAATGAAAGGAATGTTTTATTTATGCCAGAACATATATTTAAAGTAGGAGATGCAGTCCGTGTATACGGATTACAGGATGCTATAAATTTCAACGGACAGGTTGGTGTTGTGCGATACTTAGGTGGTGGACAATCATATGGTATAGAATTTGCAGGTTTTGATTGTTATGCCTTACATTACCTTGGTGATATTTTAGAAAGAGGTAATAGGCATGGTTATAATATTTCCGCAAACGGTAATAGAATTATATTACCAATTGGTATAAACAGTGGAGATATTATTGTTACTAGCAATAATATGTATTTAGTATACGATAAAAAACTATATACTAAAGCAGGAGAAGAGTTAGATATAAGGTGTATTTCTAGATATGGTTCTTACATGGCAATTAACAACAATGGAAATACCAATTTTGTTGCTTTAATTTATAGAAAAAGCGACAATATTAATAACAGTAATTTTAGTTTAGAAGGAAGAGATGTCGTATATTCTGCTAAATATAAGTGGGGAAATATTAACAGAGAGTATATCAAGCAAGATTATATTAAATACTATTCTGTCCCACAAAACGATGAGGTGTGCAATCCTAAAGATATTATTACAGATAATGAATTTGATACATACGAACAGGCTTTTGTGTACGGAAAAGAGATGGACTTAAAATCATTTGCAAGGCACGGAGAATATGCGAAAATTGGTGATACTTTTTACCAAGTATTTGATAGAAATAGTGGGCTGCTTATTGTATCAGAAAGTGGAAATGTTGAAGACGCTGTCCAGTTAAATATATTAACGAGGTAATAATGTATGTTTGAAATAAACGACTTAGTTAGAGTATACGGAATACAGGATAATATTTTATTTAATGGTCAAGTTGGACGGATTATTGATATAATAGATGATGGTAGAAAGTATGCTATTGATTTCAGAGGTTATAATAACAGCCATCTTCATAACTTTAACGGCAAAATAGGCACAAGCTCTGGATATTATATAAATAAACTTCGTGTAAAGAAGATATATCCAGTTGGTATTCAACCAAAGGATATTGTCGTTACCGAAAAGAACATGTATGCTTGTTTCAACGGTTTGTTAATTACCAAATCAGGAGTTAAAGTTGATATTTGCAATAATGTAGATTATGTAAAAATGCAAGTAAATGGTGAAGATATTTTGGCTATCTACAATGATTACGATGAAACAAGCGATGTAATAGTTAATAACAGCTTTTACACCGGATACAAATACTCAGTATATACTCGCGACAAAGGCTGGGGAAATATAATGCCTAGTGAATGGTAGGGGGTGTATTATATGTCAGCAGATTCTATTTTATTAGAAATCTTTGGTAATAATGATTTTTATTCAGGTTCGTTGAGAGCCGGAATTAAAAATAAAGAAATAACACGTAACAAAAAAGAGATTCTAGAGCTTGCGGATATGGCAGATGCATTATCTTTAAAAGCGATGGAACTCATGGGACAAATGTAAAGGAAGGAGAGTGAATGAGGTGGAAAGAGCATCACCAATGTAAAAACTAAATATTAACATATGACGCTTATATAATAAAAATGCGTAGGGCTATTTTTTTTACAAAAGCCAATGATAATTAACTAAAAATTAAAAGCGTCTTTACAACTTAATGATGTCAAGACAGTTGACACAAAAAAAAATAATAAAAAAAAGAGGTAAAAAAAATGAAAATTGAATTCAAAACAGTAGGTACAGCACCAGTATTAACAGTTGTAACAAACATTACAAAAGAACAGGTCGAGTCTGGCTACACAAGCCTTAAGGCTGTTGACGAGAAAGGAAATCAGAAGTTTTCAGTTTCCGCTGGCACACATCCAGAACTTACCGCATTTAGCTTTGCAGGAGATGGATATGTTGACGGAAAATTAGCAGCTTCTTTCGTTATGCCAGTAGGATCAACAAAAGATGACGCCATGAAGAAATACGGCAATCTTTTGGTAAAAGCAAAACCATACATCGAGCAGATCGCAGCAGAAGCAGTAGCACAGAAAGAAACTGTTGAGGCAATGTTTGAATAAAAAATGTTATCAATCTGGAAGTTATAAAAAGTAACTTCCAGAAAAAATAAAAACTATCTAAAAAAAGAAAGAATGAGGTATTAAAAATGGTAAACATCACATTAGCAACAGGAACAGATCGTAAAAGCGTAATCGTTGATTCAGCAACAACTCTTGGAGAAGTATTAAGAAGTAATGACGTCAATACAGATGGTGCGACTATCATGTTAAAAGGTCAGGTATGCACATTATCAGATCAGTCTCATAAGTTATCAGAACTTGGCGTGACAGATGGCGAGTCTTGCGTATTAAACGTAACAGTAAAGGCAGCGGCAGCGGCAGCAGTTGCTGTTGAATTCAAAACAGTAGGTACAGCACCAGTATTAACAGTTGTAACAAACATTAGCAAGAGTGTTGTAGAAGAGGGATATGCTGAACTCGTAGATAAAGACGAAAAAGGAAACAGCTTATTCTATGTTGGTTTTGGTGTGCATCCGGAACTTACAGAAATCAGTTTTGTAGGAGACGGATATGTAGATGATAAGCTTGCAGCTTCTTTCGTTATGCCAGTAGGATCAACAAAAGATGACGCCATGAAGAAATACGGCAATCTTTTGGTGAAAGCAGAGGAGCATATCGCTAACATCGAAGCAAAAGCAACTGAAGCTAAGGCTGCAATTGCAGAAATTTTTGAAACAACAGAAGAATAATAAGATCAGCTCCAGGCGCATATTAGCGCCTGGATAAAACAAGAAAAGAATGAGGTAAATATTATGGTAAATATTACATTGGCAACAGGAACAGATAGAAGAAATGTAATTGTTTCAAGCGACACTACACTTGGAAATGTATTACGAGAAAACGATGTAAATACTGACGGCGCAACAATTATGCTTAAAGGACAGGTATGTACATTATCAGATCAGACACACAAATTATCAGAACTCGGAGTAACTGACGGAGAATCTTGCGTTCTTAATGTTACAGTAAAGGCAGCAGCAGCCTAGATCATAAAAAATATATTGTATTTATGGGAACATATATAAGTATGTTCCCATAAATGATCTTAATTAGAATATAAGGCATATAGCCATAAAATATAAATAACGCATATAAAGGAGGATTTAAAAATTATGTTTGAAAAAGGTAGATTTATTAGATGCAAAGAAGAATCTGATTACAGATTTGGCATTACAACAAGCAAGGCTATTTGTGAGGTTATTAATGGCAGTGTTTTTATCGACGGAAACTCTCTTTCAAAAGAATGTAACGAGGATGACGAAGGCGCTGTCCATGGATTTTGCGTAAAAATCATTAAACATAGCGAAAATAAACATGCAGTCGGTACTATTGTTTATCTTGAAGATTGTGAGGAAGAACATTTCGAAGATGTGACAGAAGAGGTTGGCGTCGAAATTAGAGATGAAGGAAGAATTGTTAGAAAATGGGATATTGATATTTCAGAAGCAACCAGAGAAATTTCCGACACTCATAGAAATAAAATTGGTAATACATTCAGTAGTGTTCATATTGATAGATCTGACTTTAATGCGGCTGCGCATACGTATATAAAAACATTAATGCTGCCGTTATATATGCATTTCGGTTTGAAAGACACAGATGGGGAAATGTACAACAGCCAGTATTCATATGTTTCCCTTATTAGGTGTATTGATGATTATTCGCTTACATCAACATTAGACGATATGCTAGACGCAGGCAGTGTTAATATTTTTGCAATTCTATCTGATGATAAAGATGTATTTGACAAAATGCAGATAGATGAACTCTTCGAGTATCTTGACGATCAAGATTTTCACGAGGTTGAAATTAAAGACGAGTACAAGATTAAACACTTCGAGAGTTTTGAGTATAAAGCTTGTGTATATTCAGACCATGAAGAGGGAAACAATGTATATAATTATGTAATTATTTCAAACTCACAAACTCTTGAAACTTTAAACAGAGCTTTTCTTGCAATCTATGAAAATATTGGGATGACAATTCCAGATGAAGTGAAACAAGGAATATTGAATATAGACCTTAGAAAAACTATCAATGGGATGTTTGAAGGGTACGATGAATATATCATCGAAGAAAATAAAGCTAAGAGAGAAAGAAAGCTTAATATGTTTTATGATAAATATAAAACATTTGGAAAAGAAGGTCTTGCAAGTTCAATTGAAACTATAAAGAGAAATATATCAAGCAAGCAGCAGGAATTAGCTAGGTTATTTAGGTCATTACATGATAACAGCATTAAGCTGTTTTATCTTAAAAACGGAATTGAAGACAAAGAATCTGAACTTGAAACATTTCTGAAGGGTATGGGAGATAACCTTATTTATGCAGAGTGTCAAAGCGATAGATATTTAATCTTTGACGTTGTCACAAGAATGTCTGTTTGGGATGACGATATGTATAAAATTGTTAGAAAATCTGATTTTAATTTTAAAAGACTTTCAGATGCAGGCAAGCAGCTCCTCGATGATATTTTCCTTACAAGAAAACTTAATCTTTTGATTGAACAGAAGTTTTGTATTGACAGTAGGGGTGACGGTCATGCCGCAAGTAAAATGGATTTTAATTATGATAATGGAGAAGGTATTACCGGTATGCCGCATCCACATATTAATGAGTATGACTGTTGGGGAACCCACAAGTCCGCAATTGATGGTAGTGTAATTAGTAGTGATTATATGTCGGCTGTCGCACAGTGTATTACCTGCTTATCAGGAATTACATGGGAAGATTCGTCTGTTTCGGAGAAATTTATAAACTATTATATTGGCGATGACAGCAGATATAACAGTATTGCTTGTATCGAAGATCCGGAAACAGGAAAGCGAATGACACTTAAACAGTATAAAAATGCATATAAAGAATCTGGCGAGAAATGGTCTTTAGGAGAGGAGTAAAGTATGCAGCAGTATAGTGTAAATTTATTAAGAAATGAAGAAAGCTTCTTAAATATGGTTGATAACATAAAAGAACCTCAGACAAAAATAGTTGAAGCGGAAACGGGCTATGTCGAAAAAAAACTTTCTAACGAAGAGAAAATAAAAAAGATGTTTGAAAGTATGACGATCGAAGAGTTTTTCGGAATCCAGCAGGCATTGGATTCGTATAAAAAAGTGTTTGACGATTTTCAGAAAGGTTTTCATAAAGCTGAAATTCACTTCTCAGAAACAGCATGGTATAAAATTTTATATCTTGTAGCTGAATGTAGCGATGAGGTTGCATGGGATGGTTTCGTAAAAAGAAGAGATGGAGAATTTGGTGTATTCGATGTATTAGACATTATTGTATACCCACAGAAAGTTACAGGAGCCACAGTAACAACTGACGACGAGGAATACATTAATTGGCTTAACTCATTAAATGATGAGGAGTTTGCCACAAGAAGATTTAATGGGCATTCTCATGTAAATATGGGTGTAGCACCGTCTGGCGTTGACATGACATATAGAGAACAGTCATTAAAGAATGTAAAGGATTTCTTTATATTTGCAATCTTTAATAAAAAGACAGAGGTTAATATTGAAATCTATGATGTAGAAAACAATATTTATTATAAAAATGAAGATATTGTTTATTTTACACCAGAACCTGATTATACAGAATGGGCAAAAGAGCAGCTTAAAGAGCATGTTACAAAAAAATATTATGGAACATATGGCACGTATGGAAATACATATGGAGCACGCAGCAGTTATACAGGAACTTCATATAGTGCATATGGTAACGCAAACAATGCTAATTCTGTAGCTGACAAAAAAAAAGATCCGTTGAACGAAAAAAAAGAAGAAAAGAAAAATACGCAAAGCTTGGAAGATTATGAAAAAGCTTGTGAAGAATATTATGACAGAACTTACGGTAAAAGTTGGAGAACGGCTATGGGCTATTTAGATTAAGCAATACGGAGGTAATAAAAGATGTTAGATAGAAAAAAGGTACTCGAATTTTTTGACGGCGAACTTGTCGGAAGACAGATAAACATTGTTGGATGTGGAGCAATTGGCTCTCATGTTGCAGAAGAACTTGCAAGGATGGGGTGTGTTAATATCCATTTATGGGATTTTGATACGGTGTCTCCGCACAATATTACAAACCAGATGTTCAAAGAAGCTGATATTGGAAGACCAAAGGTTGATGCAGTGTACGATATGATGATTGAGATCAACAAAGACCTTGAAAAGAAGGTCGTAAAACATAATTGTGCGGTTAAAGCTCCGTGGTTTTTAAACGGATACATTTTCTTATGCGCTGATTCTATTGACGTAAGAAAAGAGATTGTAAAAGCAAATGCTATGAATCCGAATGCAGAAGCAGTATTTGATTTTAGAATGAGATTAACGGACGCTCAGCATTATTGTGCAGACCTTAGACAGCCAGATGAAGTTAAAAAAATTCTCTCTACGATGGATTTTACACAGGAAGAAGCAGACGCAGCAACACCTAAATCTGCTTGTGGCACAGAACTTTCAGTTGTATACACAGTAAAAACAATTGTTTCAGTTGGTGTTTGTAATTTTGTAAAGTTTGTTCAGGGAGCAGGACATAAGACAATTGCACTTGTAGATATGAATCAGTTTGCAATTGATGCATTTTAAGAGGTGTTTGTTATGGGAGAGATCGTAAACAAAGCTTTTCAAAATAAGATTGGCTGTAACAGTATGGAGCCAACAGAACAGGTGTCATTAATTTTAGACACTAGAGCGTTCAAGGTCATTAATATTCAGGAAAATTATGAAAAACTTGCAAAAATTGCAAAAAAAGATTTTCTTGATAATGAAGATTTTGAAGTAGTAAAGATGGCGTATGATGATATGTTATATGATTGTGCAGAACAGTGTCTGTATGATTTTGATTGCACATACGCAGATACAGATGTGCTTGAAGATGCTGAACACGGAATATATCTTGTGTCACACATCACAACATCTGTTAGTACTATTTTTTCTATGTGGAAAGATATTCTGCAAAAATACAAAGGAGATTTTTTTGAATGGTTAAATGCAGAGTATGACGAAGAAATCAGTATTCCTAAAGATATTGATGGTTTCATGGAATATATCGAGGGTAGTGATTTCGACACGGCGTTTGGTATTGTAGCATATTATGCGCTTTCTTATGAAGAACACTACGGAAAGAGTATTAAGGAAATAAGAAGTACGTTCTGGGATTCATACAGAACATATATGGGAGAATTTGATGTAAGCGGAGATGATGATTGTTAAAACTATCCGCTTAGATAAAAAAATAAGAAACTCTTTGGATTTATAAATCGAACAGTGGAGGTTAAGATGAAAAAATTTCCAATTATGAAGAACAAAGGAAAGGAATACATTCCTTATGACGTTATCAAACCGCATGAAGATCAGGCATTGAAAAATCATGGTCAGACATTAGATAGATTGGCAGAAAGAGGAGGACTGAGTTGGTCAGAAGCGTATGCTGTCCTGACAGATAGTAAGATTCCTTTCTGGGATGAGTATATTTCTGATGAATTTTACGAGAAAAAGGTCAAAGAAATAGTATCAAATACAAAGTTAAACTGAACTTTAACAGTGGTGGTTAATATGGATGATTTGAAAATGGAAATGTTTTTCTCAAAAGAAATGTGGGAGAATATGATTCAAAAAGCTGTTGAAAAACATCTGAATAAAGGCTTGTTAAGAATGTACAGCAGACCAGAATACAGATGTAGACTGATGGAAGCTATTGAAAACGGAATGTATGATGTCGCACCACCTCATATTGCGAGGATTCCTAAAGATGATGGCGGAGTAAGAGAAGTGTATGTAAATGAGGATATGGATAGACTTGTTTTATCTATTATTGGCGAAATTTATTCCACAATTTACTCAGACAGAATCCATCCTTGTTGTGTTTCATACCAAAAAGGTATTGGAGTAAGCAGAATTGTAAAACAATTATCAAAGAAAGTATATCGTTTAAAAAATAAAGATGTATGTGGTTATAAAATAGACATATCAAAGTATTTTGATAGCTATAATAAGGAGAATTTATATAAAGATATTGACTCTGTTGATACAGGTTCTCCTATAGACCTCATAGTGCAAAAATACTATAGAGACGACATGATAATTGATGACAATGGTAATATTGTTGAACATTATAAATCAATTGCTCAAGGCTGCGCAGTCTCACCATTTTTTGCAAATTATGCACTTAGAGATGCCGATGAGGCTATATCAAAGTTAAATGTAATTTATTACAGATACTCTGATGACGCAGTATTTATCGGAGAGGATGCGGATATTGCACTTGAAACATTTAGCAACATGCTCAATGAAAAAGGCTTAAAGCTTAATCCCAAAAAGATAGAACCAATATCATATGGTAAGTGGTTTACATTCTTAGGATTTAGGATTAATGGAGGTAAAATCTCACTTTCAAAGAAATCCATAAAGAATTTTCAAAGAGAAATAAAGCTAAGAACTCCTATAAATAAATATACAAAATGGAGCGAAGAATCACTTGGAAAGGCAATCAAGGATATTTATTACTATCTTTATACTGCCTATATAAAGTCTGAGCATAATTTTGGATGGGCTGAATATTTCTTTTCCACGTTAAATATTGAAGACGACATAATTGAACTTGATGAATTTATAAAAGATAGATTACGTGGAATGTATACAGGAAATTCGAAAATTGGCGGATTAGGAACGTCAGAGCTTACATACAGAGGTATATGCCACAGAACAGGGGAATCGGTTGGAATAAATAAAAAAATAATGTCAAACGATGAGTTAAGAAAGTACGGCTATATATCAATGAACTATTTATACAAAATGTTCAATCATTCAAAAGACGTGTACAGGATGGAAGTGAATAGAAAGATGATGTAATAATAATGATTTTAATTTATTTATATATTCAATTTGCTGTCGCAGACCCGTCGCTTCAGCCTCCTGACTCAGCGGTAATGTACCATTACTACACGAGTCAGGAGGCTGAAGCGACGTGTCGCACATACAAATATCTAAAACAAATATAGTATTGGAAACATAAATAAGTTAAATAGTATGTAAATAAATATTAATCTATATGAATAATCAATTTCGACTTTTATCCGGAACTCTGGGAAAACCTCAGCTGCAGGCACATAGGCTGCGCTTAATAACCTGCAGCTGCTGTATTCCCCAGAGTTCCGGATAACATCGAAATATCTAAATAGGTTATAGATTTATAAGCTCATGTAGGTTAATTTTTTTTAATGCATTTATAACAGCACTATAAATAATTCATCATCTTACGGCGTCTTCAGCGGAACCATACTGACGTATGGGGCGCGCTGAATGCGCCGTAAGATGAGAATTATTTATACATCTAAATATGTAAAGTTTATTAAACGTAAATGTGTTAATTTTTTTTATTAATCTTTGTAATAATAACAATCCAAGTAATACAGGAAGGGAGAGTTAATCCTCCTCCCTGTTGTTGCCTGGAATTCCTTATATTTGTCATCGCTATATATGACAAGGTCATATATATTAAGATAACTAACGTTATCTTAATGATGACAACTATAAGGACATTCCAGCAGCAACTGGGAGATGATTAATCCCTCCTTCCTGTATTCATCGGATATCTAAAAAATGTATAGTTTTTAAAACTTATAAAGGTTAATTTTTGTTAAAGGAATGGTGAATTAAAATGACTTTGTATGAAATATTTATTGATCTGTCAAAAAAGAAGTCACGATTTAAAGGGAACGATGGTAAAACGCATGGTTGTTGCTGTGATATTGTTTTTGATTTAGATAATAAAACTGTCACGAATAAAAAATTCACAATTATAAGCAATGGAAGGCTAGTGGTTGATGAAATAAATCTAACCGATGGAACATTCTATAAGGTTGATGAAAAAGAATTAATAAATTGTAATGGTAATTTTTATGACAATTTATATTGTCTATTTGAGCAGTTTATTAGTTCTGTTCCTGGTAAGAGAGACAGTACAATAAAATCTAATTTTAAGGCGTTATCTGTGGACAAGCTAAGTTGTGAGCAAATATATAAAAATATGAGCAGGAACGAAGCAAGAGTGCGGTTAGAAGCATACATAATGCTTTGTGCAATAACTGGTTTTGCAAAATGGGAAGATGATTCTCATTATTTTTGGAAATCAGATAAAGATAAAAGGTTGATTTTATTTAAACAATGGTTAGTTATGGAGGGATAACAAAATGGCAATATACGCAATTACAGAAAAAGGGATTAATTTACGTCTTGCAAACAAAGGGTTGATGGACACTGTAAAGGGTCAATTAGAAGAAATTGGATGTATAAATACAACATCAGGATATGCATATAGCATTATAGATAGCGATGACAGACTGAAGATTATAGTGAGTGTTGGTAAGAATAGTAGTAGAGAAGAATATACATTTAGGTTTACTCATTCATATTATAATGAAGAGTGTTTTGCTGAATTTAAAGATGGAGATGTTATAGTAAAAAATGCATATTCTTACTTAAAACAGCTCGATGGTAAAAATTATTTTTCACTTACAGATTTAGAGTCAGCGCCGGAATCATCCGAATATTATGCTAAAAAATCTGCGTTATATGGAAAAATTATGCAGGATGGAAATATTTACAATCCTTATATACATAGACGTTTCTTACCTGCTCAGTATATGAAGATTATGTACAATATAAATGATTTCAAAAACAATATTACTCTTAAATACATTGTTCATTATGTTATTGACGAGGCAAAGAGGCTGGAGCATCTTAGAAGGTATGATCCAATAACATATAGAGAAAGATGTGTATTTTTCAATTACGACGTTATAAGCGAAACGTTATGTAATTATTTAATATATGTAAAAGAAGACTTAAAGCATAGAAGGTTGCATGTAAAAATTCTTGATTATAACAATACTTATTATTCACAACATGATAAGAGCATAATTAATAATGTGCTAGAAGAAGCAAAAAATGCTTTTGCTCAATGCAATTCTTATTATAGATTTGTAACCACATTTGAAAAATATAATATTCGTTGTATCGAAAATTTATACAGCGTTAATATTTCAAATGTATTTCGTAAATTTATGAATGCATATCTAGCATCCGGCGCTTACTATACAATGAAACATCTTATTATGTTTGATGGTTATGTATTTGCAGATGGACAGACAACAGAGCTTGCTCTTAAGCAGCTTGAAACTAATATTTCATGTGGTGTAGATTCTGAAAAATTGCAGGATAAATGCAAAATGTTAATCGAAAACGGGATAAAAGTGAAATAGACAGAAAACACATTTTGGCGCAGATCGGGTAGTTATACTACCCGATAAATAACCTTACATAATAAAAAGATATATTGTCTTTATTAAGATCATATTGATCTTTTAAGGGTTATAGCATGTAAATACAGTAAAATCAATACTTTAAGAGAGTATTATTTGTAAAAAAACACTTTTTTAGATTAAATAAGGAGTTATTCATGTTTTTTAAGGTTGGCGATATTGTTACAGTTATAGATTTAGATACATATGAAAAAATAGACGGAAGCAATATTGGTTTTTATAATATTGACTCAAGAATTATGCGTGCAATGCCAATAGCTATGATTAACGAATATCGTGGTCATAAAGTAGAAATTAAAGGAACTGAAAATGATATATATAGAATACAAGGTTCTTTTTACGCATTTACAGATCAAATGTTTAAAGAAGCTCAAAAATATTTTACAGAAATTCAGAACAATCCAAAAGATTTTCTACTAGAAGGTAGGGCTGTATCCTTTATAAATAATTCTGGTACAGGAATTATTCATAATGACTGTATTTACACAAAAAATAATTTTGTAATTCCAATAAGTCAATATAAAAAATTAGAAGAATCGTACTGCTTATATGATAATGCGTGTAATAGCAATTTTAATATTGATGTTGTGTATGGAATGACTGTTAATTATTATGGCTGTTCGGTGTATGCAAATAATTTATTTGATGTAAGTAAAAGAGAAGTTTTAACATAGGAAGGAAAACGAGTATGAGTGAAAAAATTATTGGACAATCTGATGTAGTTAAAGAAATTAGTAAGATTTTGGACATTTTTGTTGCAAGTAATGCAAAGATCAGACCACATTTTATTTTAGCTGGTAGTAGTGGCTCTGGTAAAAGTTATTCTATTAAATCACTTTGTAAAGAAAAAGATATTCAGATGGTTGAAATTAACGCTGCACAAATTACAAAGGAAGGAACAAGTGGTAATTCACTAAGTAAGTCATTATCTCCATTAGCAAACTATAAGCATAGAAATGCTGTTGTTTTTGTTGATGAGTTTGATAAGCTGTTTATTTCAAATAATTCCAATTCATCTTTGGCAAATGAAATTACTACAGGTGTACAGAATGAATTTTTGAAAATTCTTGAGTCAAATACAACTCAGGTTTATGGAGAATATGGGAAATATTATGATATTGACATTAGCAGGGTTTTGTTTGTATTTGCAGGAGCGTTTAATAACGAAGAGAGGGTTACAATTGACAAGCTTAGAAATTTTGGTGTGAAAACTGAATTTTTAGGAAGAGTTGGGCTTGTGTATAACACAAATAAACTTACTCTTGAAGATTTATTAATGATTTTAGATAACTCTGATTTATTAGATATATATTTGAAACTATTCGACGGAGTTAGAAGAGAAGACGTTGTATCGGTTATTAGAGAGTACTTAACTGCTAATTATGAAAACAACACATTAGGCGCAAGAATTATAAATACTCTTATTAATCAGTATTTTATCAAGGGCGGAACTCTTGGAAGTGATGATGTTTAGGAAATAATGTTTCAAACAAAATTGGAGTTAGATTAGTATTATATATCATTAAAATTGTGTGCATGTATTTTTTTTGATCAACAAGACGGTAAACTTGCTTCTTACCTAAAAAAAAGAGAACGTAAAAACTTATTGTGAAATTGGTCACAGTAACTAGAGAAGTGGTCGAATAGGTAAATGTCAACCTAGCTTGTTCATGAAAGGTTAGTTCAAGTCAATGACATTACAAGGATCATTAGCTCAGTTGGTTAGAGCAACCGGCTCATACCCGGTAAGTCGTAGGTTCGAGTCCTACATGATCCATTAATTACAAATAAAGGAAATTATATGCAAAATGTAAAAATACATTTGTAAAATAAATAATAAGGTAGGTATTTATGAGAATATTTCATTGGGAGACAAAAGTTAAACTTGGAGTTATTGCTGATGGCTATTTACTAGCTAAAAATAGAGATGAAGCAATTGAAAAATTAAAATTAATTCCTTTCAATAATAAATATGAAAAAATAGAACTAGACGATGGTGATTGCGGTATTAATGGCTGCAAACTTGATAAAAATGGAATTGGTATTAGATGGGAAGACTAAACATTAAAGATAAAAAATAATGGAGGAAAGATTATGTTGAATTTAGCTACAGGACATTATATGAATTATTATAATCCTTCAGATGTTAGTTTTTTTAGGATCTAAACAAATGTTTATTATAATTAATGAGCCAAATGGAGAGTGTACAGAACCTTTAGATGTTGAAAAACTACATAATGCAGAAGAAATTTGTGATAAATATGTAGATGATGCATTAAAAAATAAAAATATTTTGGCAGAGTTGGAAAATGAACTTGAAAATATATTTGAATATGGAGTACAGGTCTATATTATTTAGAATAAATTAATAATTTAAATCAAGAGATTTAATATCTCAGGCAAATGCGTGTTTCATTGGAAGAAAGGAAGGCAAAAATATGACAGTAGATATTACATGGGCAAAAGACAAGAGAGACATTACAACTCATAATACACAGACAAAAACATTCAATTCAGAAGAACAGGCTATTGAATGGATTAGAAGAAACGCAAAACATATTGTATCCATAAATCATCGTGGATTTTTTATGAATGAGCAAATTTCCCATTTTGATATTATGGATTGCTTGATAAATGGATACTAAATGCGTGTTTCCTATGGATTAGAAAGGAGAAATGGAATGAGAGAACTTCATCATTTTGATATTTTTACACTACCCAACAACAAAGCAGAGGAAAACATAGTCTGCGTCACAACAAACGGTATCATCAAGCGTGATGGTACTGCTGTCATGGGTGCAGGCATTGCAAAAACAGCAAATCTTCGTTTTAAAGTTGCTGAAAAACTTGCTGACAGTCTCCGCACTAACGGAAACGTTGTAAGCGACCTTGGCATCTATTACTGGAAAACCAGCCGATTTCATCTGGTTGCTTTCCCAACAAAACACGACTGGCGTAATCCTTCGGATTTACAGCTTATCGAACAATCTGCAAAGCAGCTTGTTGCTCTTGTCAATACAAATGGTTTTCAACACATTTTTCTGACACGTCCGGGCTGTGCATGTGGTCAGTTGGATTGGGAATCTCAGGTAAAACCAATTCTTGAAAACATCCTGGATGATAGGTTTACTATCGTTTACAGATAGACACCTATCATCTATCATACAGAAAGGAATGATATTATGACACGATGTACACCACCGATTACGATTGAAGAACTTAGAATAACCATACAGGATGCAAAAGAGAAATATAAAAAGGAATTAGGTAACTAAGAAATTCGCATTTATTAGGGAATGGAAAAGGTAAGAGAAATGAGTAAAAGTAATTATGAAAAATATGCTGAAGTAAAACAGCAGGAATTATTGCATAAAGAAAGGAATCTACAGCAGGCAATCAGTTGTCTAAGGGATAGACGGAAGTTCGCATCATTGCAATGTATTGATAGCGCAATAGATTTTGTTGCCGACTTATACGATTTATCCATTGATGAAGTGAAGCGAGCAATGGATGGAGAAGAATATTGGTGTGTATGAGATTCACATTTACTTGGGGAAGGAGTAATTATGAAACATAAAAAGAAAAATGAAATAAAGTTAGGCAAAAACGAGGAATTTACAGAAGATGTATATCCGAACAACGGAAAATGCCCTGAGTGTGGTGGTATTTTGGTTACAAATTTTGGAGCAGGCATCAGTTGTACATTTTGTGTAGATTGTGACTATAACGACTATGATTATGACTGATGAAACTAAGATTTCTTTGTAAGTAGAATAGATGAAATGGAAGAATATATTAGAGAAATTGAACAAATTGCAGCTAAATGCACAGGAAGTCAATCTGATGGATATTCACAAATTATGAGAATTTGTGATGCAATGAGAGAACAACAGAGCAATTAAAGAGAATAAATTTGAGTGCATTGTACTTAGAAAAGAAGTTGAAGATTTACGGAACGATGAGCACTTTGATATTTCAGTGAGTACACCTATTAAAACATGGAATTTGGTATAGGTTGGAGTGATGGAAATGACAAAATTAGAATATACAAAATGTGAAAAATTAATGAATGAAGCCATTCAGTATGCAATTGACGCAAGAGACAAGCTTGCTGTAGCTGCAAAGCATCCTAATGCAACGGAAAGAGAGATTTTAGAAAACACGGCACACAATCATAGAGGCTATGCGGAAGGCATCAATCAGGCTCTTACAGTTATAGGATTTAAACATGAACTGATGGCAGAGTTAGGAAAATTGATAAGCTAAAAAATAGCAACTTCAAAGGAGTTGGTTTAATGGAAATTAGAGTAATTGATTGTGATGCGATCGTAGGCTTTGTTGATTATGGAACTATTGATAGCGAAAAGAATGGTGGTTGGTCAACGAAAATGAGATGTAAAAAATGCGGCGCAGCATGGTTAGCAGAAAATTATATAAATGGAATTGAAACATGTCCAAAGTGTAACGCAACAGGTAAAAGATGTGTTATTTCAGTAAATTAGAGACGAGTATGCTATATTTTATTCCGATCAAGATGGAATGAATAAAATTGGCAACTTGCTTCTACCACACTTTTGTATGATGGAAATTGCATGGCTTGTGATACATGCAACGATTAAACTTGAAACAAGAGTTTTTCAATAGGAGATTGGAGGAAAATGTTATGTTTACACGATTGAATGAAACTATAACAAATGCTATTGAAAATGCAATGAATAATTCGGTTTGTGATTTTAACAACTGGTGGAAAGATGATTTTGAAACAGATGTATATTTTGAAACAGAAGAAGATTTTAAAAATTTATCTGATACGGATTTAGAAATTGCAAAATATGATTGGATTTCATGGTATTTAGATGGATTTGTCTCGGAAGTATGTAATCTTCTTGGAATCGAAATGTATAACACACATTCAGGATATAACGAGATTATATTGGAAGAAATCCATGAAATTGTAAAAGACATGCTATTTAATAGAATTAGTACAATGAAACGATGATTTATTTAGAAAGTGAGGAGACATTATGATTATTGCAAAAGAATTATTTGATGAATGTTTTTGCCCGTGTGATGGAATTGGAAGAGTATGTCTAAGGGGAGATGCTATAAATCCAGGAATTAATTTTCCAAAAGAACTGGAGGACAAAATGAAAGAGAAAGATGGTGAAGAATATACTCCATCATGTTTTTCAGTAGATGTTGTGGATGAATCGACTGCATTACTTTACTATACTACTTATATTGGAGATTATATTGAACTTGGTGTAGTTGATAATGCAAATGAACTTAAAAAGTATTATTTAGAAACTGCTGATACAAAAGATATTAAAGAAACTGGATGGAATTAAATCCAATGAATCGGAAATTTAATCTAAGAGTAAGGCGGTGTTTTTATGTTGAATATTATTGAAAATTCAGATGTTGCTAAATTTATAGATTCTATAGAAGACGAAAATATAAAAAAACTAATTAATGAAATGCATTTTGAATATATGCAGTATATGAAAGTAGGTACTCCGGAAGAATGTAAAAGATATAAGGAGTGGTGTGATTTAAAGCCGAGTGATTATATGAGGCTGTTTGATACAGCAACACGAGCATTAAAAGACGAATTGGAATGTACTGAGAGGTATTATAAAAATAAAATTGAAGAAATAGAGCTTGACAAAAGGAAAAGTAACAAGAAACGTACAAAATCTGTTAGAAAATAATTGCGGTGGTGAAATATGTAAACGCACAGTGTAACGGTATGTTAGTATTTGTAATAATAAATATGTAAAGAAAAGGTGGTATGTAATATGAAAATTACGATAATAACTGGAGATCGCGGCGTAGATGTTACAAATATTTCTTGTGCCGATAAAGATATTGAAAATCTTCCTGAAAGAAAAATATTAAATCAATACGATTTAAGCGAGTATATATATAAAAAGGCAGAAGAGATGTATATAAAAAATAAAAACCTTACTATTATTACTTATTCTGACGTTGTATTTGATACTATTAGAGTGTTTGTAAGAGACTGCAATTACAATTTTAAATATAGTAATTATGATAAAAAGTGTAGTTGTGAATGTATTTTTGTTGATAAAGATGGTAAAAACAATATTTACAACATTTTAGATACCGGTAAGTTAGCTCATTGGCGTGATGGTATGTTTGATGTAAAACAAGAGTTATTAACAATGTTGCTTGGTTGGTGAAACTTATAATTGTGAAAGTTGTAATGACAAAACCGTACATGTTTATGGAAGGACGGAGAGTGGTTTTTATGACAAAAACAGAAATAAAAAATGCACCTAATAATAAATTAATTATAAGTCTTATTGATACTTATACAGTTATAGTAGGAAAAACGGACAAAGATGTGTAACAGAGAATAAAGAATTAAATAATATAGCGTATGAACTTGTTAATCGTGGATTATTGGAAAAAGTGATATTGAATATCTTAATATGTAACGATTAAATAATAGATTCATTAGAAGATTGGAGTGAAATTTATATGTTTAAGTGGAAAGATTACGAAGAGAATACTGCACTATTCATTGATGGAATTAGTGAAAATGTAGCAATTTTAAGATACAAAGATTTTCAGTTGACAGATGCAGCTACAGGATTAAAAGTGAAAATGAAATCGTCCAATATTGACGAGGCGAAAGTTGATGCTGAAAATTTCTTGAAAGAATTTTGGAATAAAGTGGAGAATAATTATAAGCGAAATTTAGACTCATTGAAATAATATATTTTTTTGGAGGAATGCACATGTCTTTTTGGATTGAATTTTTTATGGACAAAAGATTTTCGCTAGATTTTAAAATCGCAAATTTAATTATGAGAGATTCTTTAAGAAATTATCTTGCGACAGATCTGATTGACCTTGAGAAAATTGATGATAAACACGCTAGAAGAGTAGAAAAAGATATTCGTAAATTATTTAATTGGAGAAATGATTAATGAAACCAAGTTTTCATGTGGAAGGAGTGAATGATATGAAAGAAGCATTAGAACAACGATTAGCTGCTAAAAAGCGAGATCTGGAAAATCAGCAGGAATATTTCAGAATTGATATGAAAGATATTAAGCAGTCAAATTATGAAGATAATGCTATTAATGCATTGTTATATATGAAGAAACTGAAAACGGAAATTGCAGAGTTAGAGTTATTATTACAATTTGACAGTGTTTGTGAGAATAAAACTTGTATTTTAAGCAAAGATGAATCTGACACATTTAACGCATATCTTGAGGGAGATATAAAAACAGCGTTTGGAAATACCGATTGGAATCACATTTACAGGAAAATTGTTGGAGATAATTCAAGCGAATTTGCAGAAAAATGTATGGAAAATGGACTTGAAATCTAAGTTTACTTTGATTTAAGTGAAAGGAAAAACATTATGGATAATAAAACAAAAGAATTTATAAAAGAAAATTCTGTAAGCGAAGGGTTTTTACAAGACTGGTATCAAAATTCAGTATTAGAAACAGATACACCAGTATGGACAGACGAACATATTACAGAAATGGTTGGAGATTTTTACCTGATTCCAAGGGAGGTTATTGATGGAAGGAAAAATTAAAAAATCTGACTTGACCAAATTTGCCAAAGATTGCGTGTATGCTCATGAGAAAGCTGTAAAGTTAGAATGCATAAGTGAAGATATCATGAGAAATCAGATAGGAAAAGAGTTAATCAATGATAACCAAAATATTCTCTTAGAAGTATCAAAGAGATTTGCAAAGTATGCTAGAGAAAACATGAATGTGGATTTGGATAATGGAGAAGTTCAAAATCTCCAAAATATTCTTAATGCGATAATAAATTGCTGTGAAGAAAATAATTGGTTTGAATAAGGCAAAGAAATGACGATTTCATGAGATTTTAAAGGAGGTTTTATATGGAATATATACGATGTCCATATTGCGGAAGAAGTGATGGAAATGATGATAAAGTTTTGAGTAGAAAAATAATATATGCAGATTATACAGATTGTGAGATTTCTATAGAAAAACAGTGTGACATTTGTGGGAAAATATATGAAGTAATCGCAAAATATAAATTTTCGTATGAAAAATTAGGCGAATATTAATAATGAAAAAGCCCAAAGAAAAATTGCTTTTAACAGAGGATTGGAGGTGATTATATGCAGTGTAAATGCATAGATAACCAAAGTAATAATGGAAATTTTACACTTGGACGTATTTATATAGTAGAAGAAAATGTGGGAATATGGCAGCCAATATTATGCAGATTTAGAGACTTTGATAATCCCGGCAAGTTATCTGAAGGAACAATTTTTGAATTTGCAATGTGTAAGTTTGAAGTATTATGAAAAGATTGTTTTCAATGCAGGTAATAATATGAAAATGAAGCCTATAGATTATAAATTATGTGATTATGATGAAGCATACACAAGAGAAGATGCTAGTAATATTGGTTGGTGCGGAAAATGCAAAATAAAAGAATGTCCATATAATAAAGATTTGAACGAGAAAAGAAGAATTGGCTGGAATTGTAACCGTTGAAACAGACATTTAAAAAGGAAATTTATGAGAAGAAAAGAAAATAAATCATGCAAAAGAGAAAATTGCCCATACTACAATGAGATTACCAAGAAGTGTGAATATTGTGAATTGAATCCAGATTCAGTATGGACTGAATGTAAATAAAAAAATAACACTAGACATAACTGTAATCTGATGCTACGATCGCTTCATAAAAATAAAATATTTTTTCTGAGAAATATAATTAACAAAAATAAGTTAATTATATTTTTACTATTTTGAATGATAATTAACTAAAAAAGGAGAATTAATAATGAAAATTACACAGACAGGAGCAACATATAAAGTATATGGAGAAGACTTAGTTGTATTAGACAAGTTACCAGCTAATATGTACATTGTTAGATTTGCAGAAGATATGGGATTTTTTCTTGAAAAAAGAAAGAATCTCGAAGTTAATGAAAGTAAGGTATACGGAGTCCACGAGGAGAAAGCTAATAAAGTATTAGATAGATTTGTTAAGACAAATAAGAATCTTGGTGTTATTTTAAGCGGAGATAAGGGTATAGGTAAATCATTGTTTGCAAGAGTATTATCAAATAAAGCAAATGAGATTGGTATGCCAGTTATTATTGTTGACAAATGTATTCCGGGAATTTCCAGTTTTCTTGATAGAATTGAAACTGAAGCAATGGTATTGTTTGATGAATTTGATAAAACATTCTGCACAAGTATGAATAGAGATACACAAACAGAATTACTTTCTTTATTTGATGGTCTTAGTACAGAAAAGAAGTTATTTGTAATCACATGTAATAAATATAGAGGTCTGAATGAATATTTAATTAACAGACCTGGCAGATTCCATTTTCATTTTAGGTTTGAATATCCTACAGCCGAAGATATAAAAGAATATCTTACAGATAAGCTTGACGAAAAATATTATGAAGAAATACAGAAAGTAATTTCATTTTCAAGGAAAACCAAGCTTAATTATGATTGCCTTGCTGCAATTGCTTTTGAAATCAATCAGGGTGAAAAATTTGAAGACGCTATAAAAGACTTAAATATTATTAATGATGGAGATAATTCTAGCAGATTTAACATAAAGCTCTGTACAAAAGAAGGTGACATATTTACAACTTCAAATGCCATTATTGATTTATTTAACCCGAATTCTAAAACAGAAATTTATTTAGACGATGAATCGGGCGATAACGATATATTAATAGAGTTTATTACAAAGAACATTGTATTTGACGATGTTAATAATTTATTTATTATTTCTGAAGGAAAATTCAAAGTAACTCCATGTAATTATAATAAAAAGTTATTTGATAAATACAGCAGTTTACATTATGACCATGTAGAAATTGTTATGGCTGACGGAAATGCAGGTATTCATTACAATATTGAGTTTTAAAAAATAGATAGTATGAGTTAGGAGTATGTATGGATAACGGAAATGTTGTAGAGTTTATGATAAAAAGTCAAAACAAAGTGAGGTCTAGTGAATATATAGAATGGCTTTATTGCTACTTGCATACTCACAAATCGTATAGCTCTTACTCATTAGATTCTTTGGATGAAAATGATTATGAAAATGCAAATATATTAGATTACTTCTTTTCATATCTAAGAGAACTGGCAAAAAACCAAAATGTATGTATAGTGCAAGACCATAATATTCCTTTTGCTAATGAAATGGTAAATGTAAAGATAAAAGATAAATATTTTGAATTTTATCTTATATTTGGTCAAGGTTCGCTATTGGAGATAAACACAGTACAAAAAAATTCTTCTATAAGATATGTAGAGATTTGAATGTAGAATTTTTGATAATATGCCTGGAGGATTATATTAGTGAAAGTATTATTTATAATGTTTCTTGTATTATTTATATTAATTTTTTTGTTTGCAAAGATAGAAATAAATGGCACATATAACATTACTCTCATTAAGAGGGTATATGCAAGCATTATTACAAGTATAGTTATTACACTGATTATTGGGTTACCAATATTAGGCATTGTGTATATTCTTACAAACTAAATTTATACATGGTGTAAGAAAAAATGAAAATGGTGTTGTTGCAATTCTGCTAGAGCTGTCAACGCAGAATGTGAGGCAACATGCAATGTATTAACAATTATTATTAACGGAGGAAAATAGGATGGTACATGCAATTTGTGATTTTTGCGGAAAAGACTGCGATAGGACTGCAACGCTGTTATCTATGACACCTTTCCAAAATTTTGCCAGATATCACACAGACAATGAACCATATGGGCGTAGAGAAAAAACAAGAAGCTTTGTTATTTGCTATGATTGTTGTGAAAAGCATAATCTTCCAAATCCATATGAAACTTATTCTGGCATTACTAAGCAGGAAGGGCATTATGAAAAGTGTCTTGATAATTATACAGATGTAGATCTTTTGGATGATAAGAAATATGATCTGTAAACTGAACTATTTAGAATTGAGTGACTATTTATCAATTTAATTTACTAGAACAAGCAATTTTTTAAATTAGGAGATAAAATATGAGTTGCGAAGATAAAATAAATAAGATTATTGAGCTATTGCAATCACCTGATTTAGATGATTATGAGCGCTGCATGAATAATAATAATAATAAAGACTTTGATGAGCTTTTATATTTATTGGATAAATATAAAGATAAAATCACAATAAAAGTTTACCATTATATTCAAGGAAATATTTATAGTGGAATTATAGGACATAGGAGTGATTACCAAGATTATGAAGACATAGAAGAAGTCGGCAAAGATAAAGATGGAAATATTGAACTATCAATTTGTGTAATGGATTGAATCCAAATAAAGTTCGATTTCTTTGGAAGATTTAGAAAAGAGTAAATTATGGATGAAAAAGAATTAAATATCTTTGGTAAATATTTATATAAAAGATATTTTGAAGAAGATTTAGACATACCAATTAAATTAAATAATCGTCTAAAAAGAACACATGCATGGTTTGTTGCAGATGACGATCCGTATATAGAAGTATCAAAACATTTGATTCAACAAAATATCTATATTATTGCGGATATTTTATCTCATGAGCTAACTCATTATTATTTGTACAAACATGACAAACCATATGATGATGAAGATATTGAATTTTATGCTTTGACTTATAAAAATGGCATAAGTAGAACAGAATCAACGATAATCGAAAATGGTATTTTAAAATATGAATATTTTAAGAATGAATCAAAATGTGACTGTGGATTTAAAATAGAAAGCTATTTTCCAGTTATAGATAATGAATTTAGACCTGTTTTAATGTGTCCTAAATGTAATAAGCCATTAGTTTATAATGCGATTGGTGCTGTTTATAGAGATTTTATGCCAGGATTTAAATTAAAAATGACATGTGATTGGTACGAGAGAGAAAAAGCCAAGTAAAACTTCGATTCATTGGAAATTTTAGAAGGAAACAGAATAGGTGATGAATTATGCTGAGGCAAAAACAATACTTAAAAGAGATTTGGATATTATGATTAAGAACAAGTCATTTCCAGATTGAATTGAAGCCATTAAGACTGCCATTATTACATTAGGAGCGATAGAACAGATTCAGCGGGAAAGAAATATTGCGATAGAGCAACTGCATGAATTGGGATGAGAACTTGGAGAAAAGACTGAGCTGATTAAACATCGTATAATCCAAACTTTAACGGAGGAAAGTAGATAATATGAAAATAACAGTAAAAAATGATAAAGGAGTATTAATAAATAGAGACGATGTATTGCACATTGCAGATAAAGTTGGTGCGTATGAAATAATATATGAAGATGGAACAGCGCAGATGGTTTACAAAGGCGAATGTATAGAAATTGCATTAGTGTAAAAAAGATAATTTTTAATGGAGAGAATAACTTATGAAAAACATGGATAAATTCGCTACAGATATAGGCTATATAGTATGCAATTGTGGAACATGTACATTTGCAGTTAATAAGTATTCAAGAGAGCCAATGCGTTGTACAGCAACTGCATGTAGATATTGTTTATTCAAAGATAGAGGGAAGACATGTAATACTTTAAGGCATGAATGGGCAAATTCAGATGTTGATAGTGAGCTTAGCGATTAGAAAACATAGGGCGAGATATGGAAATAAATAGAGAAAATGTAATGAAAGCTACTTTAAAAATAGAAAACAGTATGAACGAGTGTGAAATATTACAACTGTGTTCTATTTTATTATTAGGAATATCACATAATAAAGAAAGATCAAATAATTTAAAAACTACTCAGTTAATAAAAGGAAGAACATGTAGAGGAACATGGTATGTACGTCCTTTAAACTGGGCTGGTGAATGGAGTGAGAACGGAGAGTTAATGTCTGGCAGAACTATGTATGAATCAAAGTCAGAGATAGAATGCGATGTTTTTATAGAAAATTATGAGCTTTTAAATAAATGTAACAAATAAAATATTACTTTTATTTAGTTAGGAGATGCCAATAAATTAGACTGATGATGATTTTATTTATAATAAGCAACAAGAATTATCGGTTTCATGTGGAGGTGAAAATGTGTTAGATTTAGCAATTAAACATAAAGAAGAATTGCAGAAAAAGCTTATAGATACATGGTTTACAGATAAGTATAAATTTGTACATGCAAATACATATTGTGAAGAAGAAAAAATCGAAGATGACACATGGAATAAACACCAGTTTGTATCTATTGATAAATATGGCAATGTTATTGGATATATAAGATACAATGTGTGTCGTTCTGATAATAGTTGTAACGGATTATGCATTTATAATTTTTCAGATAACAAAGTAACATTCGGGATGGATCTTGGTCATGCATTACAGGATATTTTTGACAAGTTTAAATTTCGCAAGCTTACGTTTTGTGTTGCTGTTGGAAATCCAATTGAGAAGTCATATGACAAAATGATTAAAAAATACAATGGAAGAATTATTGGAACTTGGCGAAAGGAATTTAAGTGTTATGACGGAGAATATTACGATAAGAAATCATATGAGATACTGAGAGAAGATTATTTAGAAAGTAAAAAGTCGCAGTAAATTTCGATTTCTTTTGGAGAATTGTGAGGTGAAATAAATTATGGCAGTTATAGAGATTTGTGATGTATGTGGTAAACAAGTCAGTGAGAGAGACGGTATATCTTTAAAGTGTTCAGATGTGAATGGACTATCTTTTATTGGTACACAGCCAATGAGAAGTAAACGCAGCTATAAAATAAGAGTCTGTAATAAATGTATTGATAATATTAAAGATTATTGTAGAGAACGTAATGATAAATAAATTATTGAAAAAGAGTTTGATAATAAGAGTAAAACAGAGAATAAGTAAGTGAAAGGAGAAATTTATTTATGTCAGAAGAGGTAATTAAAATTTTAGACGCTCTTGCAGAAAAGTTTGGTCTTGCAATTGACTGGACTTCTGCAAATGTACTTCCATATTTACAGCAACTATGTGGTAAGTATGTTACATACGAAATTGCAACAAGTGTTGTGTGGATGTTAATTGGTATTTGCCTACTGTTTGTTTGCAAATATGTGATTGAAAAAGCAAAATATTGTTGGAAAAAGTACGAGGAAGATAGACACACAGATTATGATTTTGGAGCTATAGTACTTGGGGCTTTAGCAGGATGTACAATCGTAGTAGGAATTGTTGTAATTTTATACAATACATTTGATATTGTTACATGTATTACATTTCCTGAAAAGATTATCATTGAAGAACTACAGTCAGTTTATTCAAGTTTGAAATAAATCACTGTTTCATGCGAAATTCGAGGAGGCGAGAATCATGATATATACAAGTTATTTTGCAAAACTTAAATCTTTGCCAGATAATATTGTTCCAATTTCAATATGCGGCAAAGCACCTAATTGGTACACGGGACTTCAGTATAAAAAGCTTGCTCCGAAGTATGACTTCTTCATGAAGTGGAAAGAAAATCATGATAATGACTATTATATAAAATGTTTTAATGAGCAAGTGTTAAACAAGTTAGATCCAATGAGAGTATATCAGGAATTGTGTAGTTTATCAAAAAGTGACGAATTTGCCCTAATCTGTTATGAAAAACCGTTTGATTTTTGTCACAGACATTTGGTTGCAGATTGGTTACAAAACAGAGGATTTGATGTAGAAGAATATAAATTTTGAAGTGGAGGTTATAAATGGATACACAGTTATGCAAAGCAAAGAGCATTAGTAGTGGTCAATGGGTTTATGGATATTATGTAAAGGGTTTAGATATGTATGGCAAAGAAATTCATATAATATTTGAACCTACAACAGTATTCTATTCTCATGGTGAAACTGATGGTTTTGAAGAAATAGATCCAAAGACACTGTGCAGATGTACTGGTAGCCATGATAAGAATGGTAAGTTAATCTTTGAAAACGACATTCTAAACGGAAAATTATATAATGTAGTCTCTTATGGAAATGGCGAGAATGAATTTTTAGGAATGAATGTTGGTTGGTACATTCAGAGAGATAACTTTGAATCATGGTGTGAATTAAATGATTTGGAAATGTACGAAGTAACAGGAAACATTTTAGACAATATTTAATTAGTCTTAAACAAATCAGTTCAAAAATTCCAAAAAAATGTCACGAATAATATATAAAATCTGCGACAAAAATAGAATAAGTTATTGGATATGATGAAGATATGTTATGCAGTAAAAATATATCAACATAACATACAATTTCGCAATATGGTAAAAGATGAGGATTAGTTAGATATGAAAATTTGTGTAACTGGTCATAGACCAAATAAATTATATGGTTACGATTTATCTGATTCACGTTGGCAGAGATTAAAAAATAAGTTCAAATCAATTCTAAAAGAGAATAAATGTGAAGAAGCAATTACAGGGATGGCATTAGGAGTTGACACAGTATTTGCCTTAGCGGTATTAGAATTAAAAGATGAAGGATATGATATTAAGTTACATTGTGCAATCCCTTGTAAAAATCATTCCTGTAAATGGATTAAAGAGAGTATAGATCAATATAATTATATTCTTTCGAAAGCAGATGTTGTAAAACTTGTATCAAATGAAGAATACAAACCGTATTTGATGCAAAAAAGAAATGAATATATGGTTGATTTGGCTGATAGAGTTATTGCAGTTTGGGATGGTTCAAAAGGCGGAACGGCAAATTGCGTTAAATATGCTGAAAAAGTTGGTAAAAAGATAATCACGATAGATCCATTAAATTATAAAAATGAGGAGGGATAATTATGAGTTGCAAATTTCCTGAGGGAAATAGAAGTTATAAATTTTGTTTAGGATGCGGAGACAAGCTTTTTTGTGACGAATCTACATTAAAAACAGATGTAGAAATGCCTTCTGTAACATTACCAAATGACGTTATTCCGTCTGCATCTAAAGCAAACGAGATGACGAATCATGCAATTGATAATTGTGTGGCACAACAACTGTTAGAATTATCAGGGATAATAAAAAATGCTATTGCGAATGGTAAATTTTCTATTGACGAAGAGGGGTTTATTTATCCCGGAGCCAGAAAGAAATTGGAAGATCTTGGTTATAAAGTTGAGGTTAGAGACCAATATCACGAACCATATTACAACATTAGTTGGAAGAAAGAGGAATAAAAGTGGGTACTAATTTTTATATGATGACTACTAATAAAAGTTTAGTAGAAAAGTATTTTCCATATGAATATGAAATAGTTGATTCTCCATATTTTGGATATGAGATACATATTGGAAAGAGAAGTTACGGATGGAAACCATTATTTCAGAATCATGATAATGCTTATAAATCAGTAAATGATATGAAAAAGTTTATTGAGTTTCATAAGCAAGATATTCGCATTTTTAATGAGTATGAGGAAGAGTTTACACTCGATCAATTAGAAGATGAGCTTATAAATTGGGGTGAGCAGCAAACCGTTAGGTATATGAAATATGTTCCTGAAGGAGTGCCTGATGGTATTCTTGGTGGTAAGAAGTATTTAATTGAATCTACCGAAGACGACTACGATATTACAATCCCATATGACCATATAGAATATGAAAAATTAAATCCTTATAACGGAGGATATACATTTGGGAGGTTACATGAGTCATATTATACGAAAGATGCCGAAGGGTATGATTTTATGAGAGGTGATTTTAGTTAATGATAGATTTTGAAAAATGGGTGTGTGATTTTGCATCAAAACACATCATTAGAATGCTCGAACTTCGCAAGCCGGGACAGTATACACCGTATGAAATTGATAATAAATTTTCAGATGAATCTCTATATATTGATGATACTTATAGACATATTCAAATAAAAGAAGCTATTGAGCTTCCAGACGGTGACATTTTACTTGGTTTTAGAGAAGTATATGATGAAGAAAGTAGTGAAAAAGATTGGGAAGAATCTGTTATTTATTACAAGAAATTAAGTGAGATTGAATTAACTTATTTCCCATGTGATGACAATTTTGAGAACTTGGAGTGACGAAAAGATGAATTATTATATTGGCGATTTACATTTTTCTCATAAAAATGTAACAAATGAAGGTTCTAATTTTGATAATAGACCATTCGCAACGTTAGAAGAGATGCACAGTGTAATTAAAGAAAATTGGAATAACGCTGTCACTAATGCAGACCATGTTTATATCTTAGGTGACTTAGCATGGAAAGAAAACGAAGATATGATTTCTTTTATCAGTACGCTTAAAGGCAATAAGCACTTGATTCTTGGCAATCATGATAAGTGTGTAGATCAGAGATACAAACAGTTATTTGTGGAAATCTGTAACTATAAGGAAATTAATGATAAAGCCAATGGTAAGGAATACCGAATTGTTATGTCGCATTACCCTATGGCGTTTTGGAACCATCAACACCATTACAGAAAAGATGGGAAGGAGCACAATATATGGGCTGTTCAGTTATATGGTCATGTGCATAATTCTATTGAGGAAACAATTTTTCAGGATTTTATAAAAGACCTTAACAGTAAACATAATATAAAATGTGTAGCTGTAAATGTTGGAGTAATGATGCCGTGTATAGATTACACTCCACGAACGTTAGAGGAAATTATTAATAGCAAATAATAGAAAAGAGGTCGGTGTTTTATGATAAAGTTTAATTTTCGGCAGGCAAGATATTGAAACCATTTTATTTGTATCATGTACAAAGAGAATTAACTAAACTTATATACAGGAGGGTATATTATGAATAATAGAAAACGTAAAAAATGGCTTAAACAGCATAAAAAATATATCAATCCTTGCGAATGTTATGAATTAGATTATACGTTAGCAAAATTTATCTTACCAAGATTAAAAATTTTAAAAAGAGACACCAACGGATACCCAGGAAACAAAGAGATTGATACGTTTGAAAAATGGATAGAAACATTAGATAAAATGATTTTGGCGTTTGAATATATTATCGAGAGAGATAAATGGTGGATAGGAAATCCTAAATACGACTATACATCTGGTATGCATATTAGAAGCGAAGAATGCGATGACGGCAGGTATAAAAAAATAGTCATAGATAAGGACGATTGGGTGTATGACGTAGAAAAGGTACACGACGAAGAAGCAAAAAGAAGGCAGTCTAAAATCGAAGAAGGGCTGTGCCTATTTGGTAAATATTTTCAACATTTATGGTGGTAAATGGATGGCTTAAGCAACCATTAAGATAAGGCTTATGACTATAGTTTGGTCTTGATATTTCTGCAAAATATGGTCGAGAGAATCAGTAGAGAAAAGTATCTTGCTTATAAACTTATAGGAGATTGCGAGTAGTGACGCGCCGCCTGATTCGACAGAAATATCTATTATAAATTTCAGAATTTGAATGTGGAAAAGGAGAATATTAAAATTGAGAACAGATTATTGTTTGAGAAAGATGCTATTAGAGCAGTTGATAAACATACAAAAGATAATGGTCGGCTGGACGATGATATTAGTTGTATTCTTGAAGAAATTACTTCGCCAATTCAAGTTGGCTCAATAAAAATAGAGGATAATCCAATAAAGAAACAGAGACGAATATTATTATTCGAGAATGAGAATCTTGACTTAGAGCAGCGTGGTAACAGATATTATTTATCTCTGTATGATAAGGAAGGAAAATTTCAACGAGAAGTAACTATTGATGTCAAGGACGATTACAAGGTTGGACTTGGGAATGGTAAGTAAAGGAGATTTATGAGGTCAGAGATTAAAAGACGACAATTTTCTGAAAATTATCAATCTTGGTTTTCCCATGATTATGCTTGTTGGGCAAAAAATCACAATGGTTGGAGAAAGATGAAAAAGAAGAATCGTAGATTATTTAAAAAGAAGTATAGAAGAGAAGTTGAGAAAGATATTAATAAAGAATTAAATGATATGTAATAACAGTAAATTCAGGTTTCTTGTGAATATTTAAAGGAGGAATAATAGTGAGTAATCTTACATCAGTAGAAGTTGTAAATATATTGGCTTGTATCGCAATGATGTTCTTTTGGGGGCTACAAATTGAAGCATCTAAGAAAGTACAGAATCTTGCGAAAGTGTTTTGGTTAATTAGTGTAATTGTAGTGTGGATATGTATATTTTTAAGATAATAATTCTGCAATAAAAGAGAGAATATATAAACAAGGAGGTAAGAAAAATGTCGTTTTGGACGTATATTCAAGGTACAATAACGGTTCGTCCTATGGGAAGAACACAGCCTGAGAAAAGATATATTCTTGAGACAGTATTGAATCATTTGCCTAGGGTGACAGGTTCTGAAGGAGATATGGATGTATATATTATTCAGAAGAATGGATATAACAGTTCATGTTCGCGTGATGAATTTGGTGAAGCAACAAATAATTTAATAGACAGGCATGGCAACAAGAGCCGTAAAACAGGATGGTTAAGAACACAGGACGACTATATCCTTGTTGTAAGTGCAGCTTTAAGAGACAAAAAATTTGAAGAAACCTACAGAGAATTTATGAAGTGGTTTGTAAGGCTATGTAAAAGAGTTGGTTGCGAAGATGTTCTTGTAGAAATTAAAGGATATGATAGGTCAACCGTTATTAAGAATAGGAATATTCAGAGAGAAAAGTATTCTTATAAGAGTGTTTTCGATGGCTTATTTGAAGATCCAAGCTGGTGTAATGACAATAAAGATGGATATAAAGAACCGAACTGGTGCGAATTTATGATGTGGGACAGAGCAAAAGATTCAAGTTATCCTATGATGCTTGCTTATAAATATTTCAACGATGAAGAAAATGATAAGGAAGTTGAGAGAAGAATGAATTATAGATGAAATAATATATTGGAGGAAAACAAATTATGAAATTTAAAGGCGATATTATCATAACAGACCCATGTTACATCATTAAAAAGAATAGTGGTGATTGGGGTAAATGTGGGTACGGAGACAATATGAAAGCCCTTGGAATTGAGAATTACTTATGTAGAGATACAATCTATGGTGATTGGTCTTGCACAACATTTAATTCCGATACAAAAGAAGCAATTGGAGAATTTTGTGCTGACGCAGGTATGGTTGCAGTATTTTTACTTGACGAAGTATTAGCATATAATCCAGACTTTGATTTTTATGAAACAAAACCTTGGACGACAACACTTATTAAAGATTTTGATGGCGATATTGAAATAAACATAATTCATATAGAAGGTGTTTATGATGATGATACAGAGTGGCATAGTAAGGGCGATAAATGGGAAGATAATGAAGTGAGAGTTATTGGTAAAGGTAATATTAATTTTGAGACGCATCAGACTGGATTATAAGATGGAAAAGATTAATTTCTAAGTAAATCAATTTTTCAAAGCGAATTTAGCAATATATATAAGAAAAAAGAGGTGGCTATATGAGAGAAACATTAATTGTAGTAGACATGCAGAATGATTTTATTGATGGAACGCTTGGCACAAAGGAAACACAGGCGATCGTATCAAATGTAGCAAAGAAAATTAAGGAATATAAGGATGCTGGTAAACAGGTAATTTTTACAAGAGACACACATCCTGAGAATTATTTAGAGACATATGAAGGTAAACATCTTCCTGTTACTCACTGTGTAAAGAATACTATTGGTTGGCAGATTTCCAATAAGTTAGATTTTGATATTGAGAATGATATTCTGATTGATAAGCCTACATTCGGTTGGTTAAATTGGAAGGACTTTGGATTTGAAAGCGTTGAGATTTGCGGATTATGTACCGACATCTGTGTGGTTTCAAATGCACTTATTATTAGAGCAAATTATCCTGAGATTGATATTACAGTAGATGCAAGTTGTTGTGCAGGTGTCACACCTGATACCCACAAGGCTGCATTAGCAACTATGAAGATGTGTCAGATCGAAGTGATTGGAGAGTAGAATATGATTAAAATTAATGGCGACATTGTAACAATCAATAAGTTCCCAGATGGAACACCAAGAGTAAATATTGATACAAACAACATTGAGGAAGACTCTTATGATGGCTCTCCTTGTATTTGGATTGAATGGATTTATGAGAGCAACGATGAGATGTTTTATTTGATGTTAGTAAGGAAGCATCTTGAAAGATTTTTTACTAATGTGAATTATTATTTGTCTCTTCCATATATTCCTAATGCACGAATGGATAGAGTAAAAAATGATGATGAAGTATTCACATTGAAGTATTTTTGCGATTTTATCAATTGGTTAGGATTTTCATCAGTTTATGTTTTGGATGCTCACAGTGATGTTTCTACTGCATTACTTAATAACTGTGTAAAAGAAAATCCAAAAGAGTATGTTGATAAAGCTATTTCAAAGATTGGTATGAGAAATCTTGTACTTTATTTCCCAGATGCAGGTGCAGCTAAGAGATATTCAGATTTATTCCCTGAGTTACCGTATTGTTATGGTGAAAAGAAGAGAGATTGGAAGACTGGTAAAATCCTTGGATTAGACATTAGAACAAATGGTATTGATTTGAAGGATAAAGCTGTGTTAATGATTGATGATATTATCGCATATGGCGGTTCACTTTATTATAGTGCAGAAGAATTGAAGAAACATGGTGTAACTGAGATTTATGCGTATGCCACTCATACAGAGAATTCAATTCTTGATAAAGAAAAAGGAACATTGATCAAGTCTTTGGAGAATAATACAGTGAACAGATTATTTACTACAAACAGTTTGTTTAATGGTAGTCATGAAAAAATTACAGTTATGGAGGTTTAGAATTATGGATAACACAATGGCTTTATTATTATCAGATACTTATAAACAGTGCCATGATCGTATGTATCCGAAGGGATTAACTAAGTTAGTATCGTATTGGGTGCCTCGAAAATCAATGTTAGAGAATCAGAATGAAATGGTTTTCTTTGGATTACAGGCATTTATCAAAGAATATTTAATGGGATATTTTCAGAAAAATTTCTTCGATTTATCGGAAGATGAGATGCTAACTCTTTATACAGATTCGATGGATGTACAGATTGGTAGAGACAACTATGATTTAGACAAAATTGTAGAGCTTCACAGACTTGGTTATCTGCCACTTGAAATTAGAGCTTTACCAGAAGGAACACTTGTACCAATGGGAGTTCCTTGTATTGAAATTACTAATACGGATGACAAGTTTGCATGGCTTGTTCAGTGGATTGAATGTATTCTTCAGGTAGAATTATGGAAACCTTGTTGTCATGCAACTATTGGTCATATGTATCGTGAGATTGCAGATTATTGGTATAACAAGACAACAGACGGATTGCCTGGAAATATGGCTTGCGCAGATTTTGGCATGAGAGGAATGTCTTGTATGGATGAAGCTACAAGATGTTCAGCATCATGGTTGCTTTCATTTAATAAGACATCTACAATTCCAGCAATTAATTATATTGATAGATATTATAATGCCGATTGTAAAAATAATGGTATTGGAATCGGTGCTGTCTCAACTGAGCATTCTGTAATGGGTGCTAATTTCTCAATTGATGGAGATGAGGTTACGTTTGTTAAGAGGCTTTTAACAGAGTTATATCCGAATACATCATTTAGTATGGTTTCAGATACTTATGATTATTGGAATATGGTAAATAATATTCTTCCACAGTGTAAAGAAGAGATTATGAATCATAATGGAAAGCTCTTGGTTCGTCCTGATAGTGGTGATATTGTAGAAATTTCAGTTAAGACAGTTGAAAGGTTATGGGAGATTTTTGGTGGTTCTGTAAATAGTAAAGGTTATAAGGTATTAGATCCGCATATCGGTATTATTTATGGTGATGGCTGCACACTTTCTAATGTAGAAACTATTTGGAAAGAATTAGAACAGCGTGGTTTCGCAGCTAATAATATTGCTTATGGTGTAGGAGCTTTTTGCTTCACTGCAATCGTTGAAAACGGAAAGATGATTGTTGTTACAAGAGATACTTTTGGCATTGCAATGAAAGCTACATATGGAGTAATTGATGACAAGAAGTTAATGATTTTCAAAGATCCTAAGACAGATACAAGTCACTTAAAGAAATCTCATAAAGGATGTTGCAGAGTATACGATGATAACGGTGAATTAAAGTGTCAAGATCAGTTACTTGAAATGAGTGATAACAGTTTACTTACTACCGTATTTAAAGATGGAGAATTAGTAAGAGAAGACACATTTGCGAATATCAGGAACAGAATGTACGGAGGTAAGTAATGATTAAAATTATTGATGGAGACTTGCTCACTTCGAACACTGATATTATTGCACACCAGGTTAATTGCAAAGGTGCTTTTAATTCTGGTGTTGCAAAAGCAATCCGTGATTATGATGTGCAAGTATATAAAGATTATCATAGTTTTTGTTCGATTAATACACCTGAACAATTATTAGGTTCTGTTAGATATTTTCAGTCTAATATTGACGCAAGAATATATGCAAATTTATTTGCACAAAAATCATATGGCTATGATGGAAAACAGTATACAGATATTGATGCTTTAAGAAAATGTTTTGAAAATTTGAAATCATATGCAGTTTTGGAAAATATGACCATCGCAATGCCATATAAAATTGGATGTGTTTGTGGCGGTGCAAATTGGGAAGAAGTGTATCAAATGATAAATGATATATTTGAAAATTGTAATGTTGAATTATGGAGGCTTGACAAAGGATGAGTAATTTTGATGCTAAGAAAGTAAAGAATGAGATCGTAGAGTGGATCAGAAATTGGTTTGAAGAAAAAGGGAAAGATTGTAATGCAGTAGTTGGGATTTCAGGCGGCAAGGACTCAAGTGTTGTAGCTGCTCTGAGTGTAGAAGCTCTTGGACAAGATAGAGTAATTGGTGTACTTATGCCGAATGGAGAACAGTCGGATATTGATATGGCTAGAAAACTTGTTGAATTTTTAGATATCAGAAATTTTGAGGTGAATATCAAAGATGCAGTATGTGGTGTATTAAATAATCTTCCTTTTAATGGATATGATATTTCCGAACAGACTGTCACAAATCTTCCTGCACGTATCAGAATGGCAACTTTATATGCAGTCAGCCAGTCTATGAATGGTCGTGTTGCTAATACGTGTAATCTTTCCGAAGATTGGGTAGGTTACGCCACAAGATATGGTGATGCTGCTGGTGATTTCAGTCCATTATCTCAGCTTACAGTAACAGAGGTTAAAGCTATTGGTCGTGAACTAGGGCTTCCGTCAGAATTAGTTGATAAGACGCCTACTGATGGTCTTTGTGGAAAAACTGATGAAGACAACCTTGGATTTACTTATGCTGAATTAGATGCATATATCAGAGATGGAATTGAACCGAGCGATAAAGTAAAAGCTAAGATTGATTCAATGCATGAGAAAAATCTGTTTAAATTACAGCCTATGCCGACATTTAAATACAAAGTCTGAAACAACGTACTATATGCAAAGGAATAAAAAAAGAGGTAAAAATTATGTTATTTTGGTTATGTTTAGTTGTATTAATTGTAGGAATTGGATTAGTAACGGTTGGAAAGATGGAGTGGTTTGATACTAGAAATGAAAATAAGTTAAGAAAATTTCTATATCAGAATGATGACACAATTAAATGTTCTGGTTGGGTTACTGTTGTAGCAAGCGGAATTACAATGGCAATTATGGTTATTGCCATTGTTTATAATTATATTGGTGTTAATGCTCAAGTAGAAAAATCTAAAGAACGATACAATGCAATTATATACAAGGTAGAAAGTGGTGCTTGTAGAGACGAATTTGGGTTATTAAATAAAAAAGTAATTGATGAGATTCAGGATTGGAATGAGAGTGTAACATATAATAAAAATATTCAGGAAGATTTTTGGGTTGGTATTTTCATTCCCAATGTATATGACCAATTTGAAATTATTGATTACGCAAAATATGGGAGAGAATAATATAATGTCAGATTTATATGTATATTTAATTCGTTCTCGTAACAAGGATAATAAAGATATTCCAAATTTCAAGGAACGAACTGAAACAATCCTTGAGTACAGAGAGAATGAAGATAAAGTAACTGAGGTTTTTAAGGAATTTGCAGCCAAAGGGCTTCCGGGCGAACAAACAAGACTATATAGGTCAGTAAATTCAAGAAATGAAGAGAAAATCAGAGAAGAGTTGATTATTCGTTTGTTGAAAGACAAGCTGAGTATGACTCAATTAAATCGCACTTTAGTTTCAGTTGCGCAGCAGGTACAAAATCGTGATGAGAGTAGGTGGTTGTTTGATTTTGATGTTGATGACAAAGAATTGCTTGATCTATTTAGAATTGATTTGGGATTATTAGGTATTCACAATTACTGTCACAAGACTCAACATGGTTATGCCGTAATTGCAGGGCATGGATTTGATACAAGAGAACTGATGGAGAAGTGGAAGGATTATGACATTACATTGAAAAAAGATGGTCTGTTGTTTTTGGATATGATAACGAATAAATAAGAATTTGTCACGAATATTACATAAAAACCGTGACAAATAAAAGACTCACTAAGATAAAAATAGGAATGATGGAGAGGGAAAATCTCAAGAAATTATCATGACAGATGATGACTACTTAATTAAGAAAAATCTCGTACCATTTGAAGAGAAATGGCTTACAGCAATTAGTACACAGTATGGATGTCCGCAGCACTGCCAGTTCTGTTTAGTACCGGAACTATGATTTCACGGCAATCTTTCCGCAGAAGAAATGTGGGAGCAGCTTGAGTTTGTATTTAGTCAACATCAACAGGTTACTAAGAGTGACAAAATTAAGGTTGGCTTTGCCCGTATGGGAGAACCACAATATAACTGGAAGAATATTTTACAGGTAATGAGAGATATGAAGACTTATAGAGAAGGGTTTACTTTCTTGCCATGTTATAACACAATTCTTCCTAAAGTAAAAGTGTTTGGTAAGAGTCCGGTTGATGTTTTGAAAGACGAAGTTATGTCTGTAAAAGAGTATCTTGATGGATTTATGCATATTCAGATTTCAACTAACAGCACAAATGAAGATGAAAGGAAATATCTGTTTGGCGGCGCTGATGTTGTAACTATTGAAGAGATGAAAAAAGAATTCAATAATATGCCGAATAACAACAGACTTATTACTTTGAATTTTATTTGCGGAACAGGATGGGAACTCGATCCAAATAAGTTATACGGTCTCGACCCAAATGTATTCTGTGTAAAAATCACACCTCTTAACACTACAACAGCTACTAAGGAACATGGTCTTGAGGATGCAATTCAGTGGAATTGGGAGAATATGAACAAGATTAAGGAAAAGGTTGAGAGCTGCGGTTTGAAAGTGGTTGTAGATGTAGCTGCAAAAGCAGAATTACCTTTATGTTGTGGAAATCTTGTTCAGGATTATAAAAATAACAAAATTGGAGGGTGAATATGGTAGAAAATATAATAATATGGTTAACCTTAGCTTGTTTTGCATTTATATTTATTTGCATTTTAAGCATTATGGATCACAAAGAGAAAGCAAAAGTAGAACGCATTGCTAAAGAGGAGTTAGCTAACGGAATAGAAAATAGGTGGGTCGTTACTGGATTTTATTTTTGTATTTATATTGACCATGAAAATGAAAGATATTATTTAAACAAAGATGGTAATTTTTATACTTCAGATGTAAATGCAGAAGAGTACTTTTTTAAATCAAAAGAAGATCAGATAGAGTATATAAAATTACATAAAAACGAAATAAAGGAAAAATATCCAGGAGCAAAAATAGAGTCGCGTATAATAAGAAAATGCATTGGCAGATGTAAAGTCTTAGAAGTTGTTTAATTACAGAAGGAGATATATGAATGTCAAAATATTCTGGAAAATGTGATGTGTATGATTCATTAGTTGAAATACATAAATATACGGATGATGAATTAAAAAATAATGTAAAAATATATAAAGGAGACGAGTTATTAAATATTTCGTGTAAAAAGGATTTAATACCATATTATCCCTATATCATTACGTGTGCATTGCATGACAACAATGGTCACAACGCAATTATACATATCACAACAAAATCATACGTTGATATTGAAGAAGAACAGTATTTAAATATGCAGCTTGAAGTAGCATTAAAAGAATATAGAAAATCAAAGAGAAAAAAAGCTCCTTTTAATAAGGAAGAAACTCTTTCAAAAATGTGTATATATCGAGATATAGATGATTCATGTAAGCAGATTGTAGATAGAGTTGATAAGTATGGGAACAAGGCAAATATAGATGGGATACATGCTAATTTTTTTAAATATTACAGAGAAAATATGATTGAATGTATGATAGAAAATGATATTAACCCTGTTGATTATGGATATGGTATATATATGTAGAGGTATTAACCATAAAGCTCATTCGCCAAGCGGTAAGGCACTGGATTTTGATTCCAGCATTCGCAGGTTCGAATCCTGCATGGGCTGTTAAAAAAAATATTATAAGGAGACAATTTATGTATAAACAGATTATTATTGCAAGAAAAGATATCATGACTCCGGGAAAATTAGCTGCACAAGTATCTCATGCTTCAATGGCTTTTTTGACATGCATGGTTAGAAACAATTCGAAAAGAGTTGTTAACGAGCAAATAAAAAGGTCGTATATGTACAATTTACATCACAGATATGTTCACCCGGATTTAGATAGATTCGCTAAAGAAGCAACAGAAGAAGGATGTGGATATTTTTATTATAAGCCCAAAGATAGCACAAAACCTTCAGGAGAAATGGTTCGCTGCACAGAGTTAACAACAAAAGAGTATAATGTAAATTTTACAATAGATAAAGATTTGTACGACAAATGGATAAATGGAGAGTTTATAAAAGTTGTTCTTGGTGCTAAGAATAGAAATCAGCTACTAAAAGCTAAAATTATGGCTGAAGATCTTGGTATGATTGAAGGCAAAGATTTTTTCTTGATACGCGATAATTGCCACACTGAATTAGAACCAGAAGAAGTTGATGAAAATGGAGTTGGAAGGACTTTAACTTGTATTGGTTTTAGACCTATGGAATCAGAAATTATTGATAAGATAGGTAAAAAGTATCATCTATATATATAATAAATGTAATACTCGTATGATGAAAATACAATTTCATTGCAAAGATTGGAGGGGTTAAATGGTAACTATAGATGATATGCGTAAAGCTGAATTGCATAAAGATAAACAAATGGAAAAATGTAATTATTGTACAGAGTCATCTCCAACAGGTAGGTGTTTCTGGAATTTACAAGCGTGCAGGACGCCATATTGTAAAGAGGCGATCAAAAATATGACAAAAAATAAAAGGAGTGTACGTTTATGGGATTAGATATGTTTTTATATAGAGCAAATAAATATTCAGACAATATTTCTGCAAAAGAACTATCAAACATCAATAGTTATTTAGAGTGGAATAATGGATATAGCACCAAATGTTCATTGCAAGAATACTGCGAAGTAAGCGAAGACGATCTTAATATTGGTTTAGTAAATAAATATGGAAAAGATTTTGTAACAAGGTATTCAGAATTGGATAAAGAAAAAAAATACGGATGGAATAGTATTTTTGAAGAAATAGCATATTGGAGAAAGGCTAACAGTATACATAAATGGTTGGTTGATAATGTTCAGGGAGGCACTGACGATTGCGGATATTATGAGGTTACAAAAGACAAGTTAGAGGAATTATTTAAAACATGTAACAAGGTGTTGGATAATTCTAAACTTATATCTGGCAATGTTAAGAATGGTGAGGAATATAAAGATGGAAAGCTACGCGCTATTATAGAACAAGGAATGGTTGTAGAGGATTCTACTGTAGCAGAGCAACTACTTCCATGTAGTTATGGATTTTTCTTTGGTAGCGTTGAGTATGATCAATGGTATATAGATGATATAAAATACACTGCAGATGTTATTGAAAAGGCGCTTAAAGAAACTGATTTTGAAAATCAAATGATTATTTATTCAAGTAGCTGGTAAAAAAATACTAGACATAACTATTTTTACAGTATATGATCTCTTCATAAAATAAATAAAGATAATTTTTTTTCAAATCATCAATGATAATTAACTAAAAAGGAGTGAATATGAAAACATTTTTTAAAAGATGCATTCTTTTTGTATCAATAATTTTTATATGGTATTTGTGCTCAAAAAACGCAAATCATTTATTCGTTCCAGATCCAAAAGATGTTTTTAATGATTTAATGATTTTGGTAAAAAACGGACAAATTTTTATAGCAATAAAGTATTCATTTCTTAGGGTGTTGATAGCAGCGATTATATCTGCTGCTATAGCAATACCGGTTGGACTGCTGGTATATAACGTCGGTTTGGCTAGAGATATATTAAATCCGATAATAAATGTCATGAGATATTTGCCAGTAACAGCGTTTTATCCGTTATTAATCATGTGGTTCGGAATTGACGAAACAATGAAGATTTCATTTTTATTTATTGCGACATTTGTATATATGATGCCATCAGTTCTGCTTTGCTTAGAAGAAGTCAACCAAGATTTAATTGATACAGGTTTGACAATTGGAATGAGTAAGTTACAGACAATTTATAAAATACAAGTTCCTGCAACATTACCTAGCATATTAAATAGTTTTATTATGATGTTCGGCATAGGTTTTACATATCTTTCTGTTTGCGAAACTGTTAATGCAAAATATGGATTGGGATATATAATACAGCAATCATCGGCAAGAGGAAAGACAGACATGGTATTTATGGCAATTATCGTAATAGTTTTAATAAGCATTGTATTTGATTATGTTTCAAAGAAAATTGTAAGAACTGTATTCAAGTGGAGATATTTAAATGATAACAATAAATAATTTATATACGGGATATGAAAAAAGCAAGCCTCTGCTAACTGATTTCAATTATGTATTTGAAAATAAAATCTATGGAATTCTTGGAGAATCAGGATGTGGAAAAACAACTTTGCTCAGGACAATAGCAGGTCTTATTAAACCGTTATCTGGTGAAATAATTATTGACGGCAATAAAGTAAAAAATGCAAGTAACAATAATGTGTATATGATGCATCAGAATTACACATCGTTTGACTGGCTTACTTGTATAGAAAATGTTGTTATAGCAAGAAAAGTAAATCAAAAAGTTACCAATAAAGATTATCAGAATGCAAGAGAATTTATCAAACATGTTGGTCTTGAAGGATATGAAGATAAATATCCCAAACAATTATCCGGAGGTCAAAGGCAAAGATTAGCGCTTGCAAGAACTTTATTTGCTAATCCACAGACAATTTTGATGGATGAGCCATTATCTGCTCTTGATGAAACTACTAGGCATGAGATGCAAGATTTAATAGTAGCACTGCATAGAGGCTCTAAAAACACAATAATTATGGTCACACATAGTAAAAATGAAGCAAAAAAAATGTGTGATGTGATTATAAATTTATAAAAAAAATGGAGGAAAAAACAAAATGGGAAAATTTAAAGACCTTTTCGTTGAAGAGGTGAAAGAACAGGATGATTGTGGTGTGCAATTCGAAGAAGAACAGGATATAGAAGTTAATTTCGATGTCGGCACTGAAAATATCATCGAAGATATCTATGAAAAAAATGAGCTTTCAGACAGAGGCAAGTCAATATATAAGATTGAAGATCTTATCAATTCATTGCCAGAGGAGATGGTGACGGAAACGAAGAAAAATACAGTTAAATCAACACTTGGGGTGTTTGGTCTTACTGTACAGGAAGTTTGTGACGACGGAGAAAAAAGAAAGAATGTATTAAAGCATGTGTTTAGTGAAATCAATGATGAAAATGTCAAGGTTATTGACCAGGCAAGTACTAGAATCGAAGAACTAAAAATTGAAATTCAGGAAAAACAAAAACTTATCGAAGAGTGCAACCAAAAGATCGACAGTACATACACAGGCATCTCAGAAGAGATTGATAAAATTGACAGATTAATTAGTTTTGTAGGAGGAAATGAAGAATAATGGAATTATCTAAATTAATTTTTATTGTTGTATTAATTATTATCGTATTGATTTTCATTCTTTTCCCTGATGCAAGAGCTTTATTAAAAGCGTTTGGGCATTTATTTGTAAAAGATATGGCTACAACTCCTAGTGGTGCAGAGGCAATTTATAATACAGAAATTAACAAGGCTCAAGACGCATATAACAAAGCTGATGATGCATATAAGAGAGCAGCTGGAAAGCTTAGTAATGCAAAAAAAGATTTGGCAAACTCAAAAACAAAACTTTCTAAAGTCGAGTCTGAGTGTGAAGCACTTGTAAAAGCCGGAAAAATGGATATGGCACAGCTCAAATCAGATGAGCGTGGCGAAATCAAATCAGATATTGAGAGATACGAGACGCTTATTGCAGCATATGAGAAGGCAACAAAGGCAGCAAAAGAAGCACAGGAATTGTGTGAACACAACCTCAGAAGCCTTAAAAGAGAAAGTAAAGAAGTTGTTGAAAATATGAAAGTTAACGAGCAGTTAAAAGATGTCTATGACGATATGGATGATATTAAAAATATTACATCCAACGACAAAATGATTGGATATATCAGAGATAAAAATAAAGACCTCGATGCATTAGTTGAGGGTTCTAGAGTTGTCTATGAAAATAAAACGTCTACAAAGCTTAAGAGAGCAGAAGATGAGGCTAGAAAAACTCAGAATGACGACTATCTCGAAAGCTTAAAGAAAAAATATAATAAATAAGAAAGAGGTAATAGGAGAATGAGAAGTACAAGAAGATTCAGATTAACAAAAGCATCTAAAATTTTAATTTTTATTTTAGTTGTAGCATTGCTCGGTGGAGGAGTCTTTGCAGGATTGAAGACTGGTGTTGTAAAAACAAATTCTGATAAAAAAGAATCTGTTAGTGAAAATAAAAATGATTATAACGACAACAACAACACCATCTCTGCTGATGAAGATGGAAATGTTATCAATACAGATAAGTCAGATGATAAAACAATTAACATTTCTCTTGATGAATGGATCGGTTAAAACTAGCCCCTGTACATTGGTGACAATGTGCTTGAACTCCTTTGAATTGCTGGAATAGGAATAATATTCCGACCTAAAGCCAATTACGCTACAACATAGAGATGAAACAAGCTCAAGTGTGAAAGCTATGAAAATAGAAAAAAGTTAATTGGATGACATATGCTGAAATAAAAGCGTTATATAACGTGCTAAGTGTCTTAATAATGGATAATCAGCAGCTAAGCCTCGAATAGAGGAAAGTTCAACGACTAAGAGCTTTTAAATTCGTTAAAGCCTGTGGAGGAGCATCTTAAATAAGATGGTGATATAGTCTAATCTATAGTGAAAGCTATAGTGTCGTAAGGATAGGATATTTTATTGAGTTGTTATAAAGTAATAGCTGTGAAAAAATTTATTTATAAAATTCAGAATAAGATAAACGGAAAGATATATATAGGACAGACAAATAATTTAAAACGTAGAATACAAGAACACAAACATGATAGGCGGATGAATCATCCGATACATAATGCAATAGAAAAATATGGTTTTGATAATTTTGATATTTCTCTTCTATACTATGGTGAAAATTATAATTATGAAGAAAAGAAATATATAAAGTTATTTAAAAGTAATTGTAAAGAATTTGGATATAACATAACAGACGGAGGACAGGATAGCTCAGGCGAAAATAATCCTCAAAGCAAGTTAAAACAAAACCAAGTAGACAGCATTATAAAAGATTTGTTTGAAAATAAGTTATCTCTGCAAGATATTGCCAATAAGTATAACACCACTATTAAAACAGTAAGAAATATTAATACAGGAATATCATGGAAAAATAACGAATTAACATATCCAATAAGAAAACCATTAGTAAAACCTATAGACGAGAATAAAGTAGATGAAGTAATTAATTTATTAAAAAATTCGGATATGTCATTAGAAGAAATTGCAATAATGCATAAAATTAATGTTAGCGTTGTCTACGGAATAAATAAGGGTGTGTCTCATAAAAGAAGTTATGAAAATTATCCAATAAGAGATATTACATTAGAAAAAAAGATAAGAAGAGATAAGATAATTAATTCTTTATATACTGAAAAAGATTTGAGTATAAAAGAGATTGCTAAAAAATACAATATGACATTCGGGCAGATATATAGAATTAATAAAGGAGAATCGTGGTATGACGATTCAATAAAGTATCCTATAAGAAATACGACAACCGAGCGTAACGAACTCGGTCAATACAAATGTGGAAAGAGATTATTGACTCAAATGGTGGATTGACAACACAACCAGGTTCTATTTACGACAAGCTAGGTATTAATGTAAATATTAGTATTATCAATGATGCAACGCAGTCAAGTAATGCGCTTATAAGTGGAAGCTTGGACGCAGCAGGATATACCGTTAATAGAACAGCATTTTTATCTAATAAATTTTCAGAAGCAGGTGTAGACGTTGTAATGCCATACATCACTAATTTCTCAAATGGTGGTGATGGAATTATTGCAAAATCTAGTATTACATCTGTTACAGACCTTGTAAATGCTAAAATTGGCGTTCCGCAATTTTCAGAGGCGCATTCATTAGTTGTATGGTTTGTAAATCAGTCTGACTTAACAGAGGAAGAAAAGCAGCAGATTATTAATAATCTTATTTTCTTCGAGACTCCTGACGAAGCTGCAAAAGCATTCTTTGCAGGACAGATTGATGTAGCAGCAACATGGGAACCTTATTTAACTCAGGCTCAGAATATGTCTGATGCACATATATTATTTAGCACTGCTAGTTCTTCAAGTTTAATTATGGATGGAATTTTATTCAATAAAGAGTTTGTTGATAAATATCCGGAAGTTGTAACTGCTTTTATTGATGGAGCATTACAGGGTGCAGATTTATATGAAACAGATATGACATCTATTAAAAAAGTAATGCCTATGTTCTCTACGTCATCAGACGAAGACATTATTTCTAACTGTCAGTCTGCAAAACTTATGACATATGCAGATAATATGAATGTACTTAACGGAACGGCAAAATCCATTTATACAAGCATGTGCGATGTTTGGTCTTCAGTAGGAGAGAGTGTAAATAAAGACGCTGTTGATGATATTTTTGATGACACATTAATATCTACGCTTGCATCAAAATACGATCAGAATGACGTCACTGAAACAGATGCTAATGTAACTATAACAGAAGAAAATAAGCAGGAAGCAATAGATGCAGAAGCCTTATTACAGAAATCTGCGACAGTTAATTTCATTGTTAGCACTGCTAAATTCACAGATGCAGCAGAGGCAACTCAGACACTCGATGAATTTATTGATATTGCAAAGGTATTAGACGGAACAATTATTGAGATTGCAGGAAATACAGATCCAAATCCTGACATTGACCCGGATGATACAGCAAATAAAATGCTTTCGCAGCAGAGAGCTGAAACTGTAAAGCAGTATTTTGTTTTAAATGGTATATCTCCAGATAGAATAGTAGTTGTAGGAAATGGTTCTAGTAATCCGGTTGTAGATAATGATACACCTGAGCATAGGGCTATGAATAGAAGAACAGACGTGTCATTCAAATGTCTTGAAAGGGAATAAAAAATGTATATTACAATTGATGTATTTGCATTATTCATAATGTTATTTATCGTGTTTCTAATTGGTTTTTATATTGGAATTAGAAACAGAAAATGTAAGTAATTTTATAGCCGTACATAGTGTCAGAGCTATGTACGGTATTTACAAATAAGGAGAGGCAAAAATGAAAACAAAAGCAAAAAAATTAGTAAAACTATTAAAAGAAAATAATATGAAAATTTCAACAGCAGAATCATGTACAGGAGGAATGATTGCTTCAAATATCGTAAGTGTTGAAGGCGCATCAGAGGTGTTTGAAAATGGATATGTAACATATTCTAACGAGGCTAAAAGCAAAATGATATGTGTTAATAAAGATATTATTAATCAATTTGGTGTTGTTAGCGAAGAGACCGCAAAGGAAATGGCGCAATGTGTTAGCACAATTGCGGAAACAGACGTTTCTATTGCTATTACTGGATATGCAAGTAAAGTTGACTATGACGATGTCTATAACATTGGGGATGTATTTATAGCAATTTACATCAAAGGTCAAATGTATGTAATAAAAACATGCATTGACGATTTCAAATATAATGAAAACTCTGAAAAAATGAGAAATGAAATTAGAAAAACAGTTACAAAGATTGCAATCAAAGCTACCTGTAATTTGTTGTGTGAATTAACAGAAATATCTGATACGAGGTGGCAAAATGAAGAATGCAAAATTAACGGAACAAGTTTCTGATGAATTAAAAGAGTATATTGAAAGCAATCCGAATGTAAATTGGCTTGAAATATTAAATCATCTAACGATAAAATTCGTTTCTTGTGATAGAAGTGATTTTATTAATATATACAATAAGTTTGTTTTTGGTGGGAATTTTACGGAGGACGCTGAATGAAAAATATTATCAATATAATTATGGGAATAATTATCTCTTTAATATTCATGTTTGCTATTATCGCAGTATTTGGAATAACTTGGATTACTAGCTGTGGCATTGTTGTAGTTATATGTAGGTTTGTTTTTGGAGTAACTTATACATACAAGATGCTCATTGGCGGAACATGCTTATGGCTATTTTGTGGGATTATTATAAGCGCGTGGAATGATGATTTTGGAGGCTAATTCATGAAAGAAAAAATGGCAGCATTTATTATAACTATTATAATTTTTATAATTATTATGTTTGTCAATAAAACAATTTTTGAAGTGGTTATATCATCTGATATGCCTGAGTGGTTAAAATATATGATTTTAAGATAATAGTAAGGGTGGTTTATATATGTATCAAAATTGTTGTAAGAAATGTGGAAGTATATCATTACATGCAGAAGTAAAAGGAAATAATACCGGTTTATATTGTGATGATTGTGGTGTATGGATCAAATGGCTAGGTAAAGATGAGTTAAGAGCATTCGAACATTCTATGAGAGAAGCTACAAAAAATGAAAGAGAGTCAGTTAGCGAATACATTAAAAGTATAAGTAAGCCAACAGGCGTAAGTTTTTCTGAACAATCTATCGTCGATAGATTACAACGTTTTCTTGAGTTCTTAGACAAAACTATTGATAAAGAATATGAAAAAGTTGCAATTTCAAAAGAAGATATAATAAGAAAAAATGCTTATTGTATGGTTCTTCAAAAAGATAAATTGGCTATTGAAAATATTTTATATGGCAAGGAGTTTGACGCTAAAAGCTGATGTAATTAACCGTATAAAATTAAATTGTTATTGAAATAAATATTAAGAAAATTGAGGTGTTTATATGGATATTAAGAGATATTCAAAACTCATACAATACAAAAGCGAATTAGACCAGGCATGGAAAAGATGCAATCCAGTAGCATTATATAATACAGATTATGACGCTACATTACAGCAAGCAAAATTAGATGGCTATAAGGTGCTTAGAAATTCTAAAGGTGAGCATAAGTTGATTGATAAAACCAATGGAAAGCCTAGTACAGCCGAGGTATTTAATGAGTTATTTAGCGGAATATTTGGAGAATAATGACACTATTAGATATTGCTAAAATAATAAAAGATTTTCCAATGCATATAACAAGAGATAAAGAAGCATACGCATATATTAACAATGATACATACAGAATCAATAAAATTAAATATGTAGATGGAGAGCCTGTTGGTTTTTACTTAGAATTTATACATCATGAGTAGCTACTAATTCACGCTACTCATTAATTATATGGAGGTTTTATGGATAACTATTGGAATAGGAAGGTCGAACTTACAGCAAGAGCTAAGTCGCATACAAAGCTTATGGAAGATAAGTATAAAGATGAGATTGAGATGGCTATAAATAATACAGTTATTTTTGATAAGTTTGAAGATGAAGTAAATAATATTAAAACAAAATATACAAAAATTTCTGTATTAGATACAGATTCTGTTGGTGCCATATTTGCAAAACAAAATGGAAGTAAAATTGCGGTATTAAATTTTGCATCATATAAAAACCCTGGTGGAATGTTTATAAATGGATCTAGCGCACAAGAAGAGTGCCTGTGTCATGCAAGCTTTTTATATAATGTATTATTAAGCTTTATAAAAACATTTTATGAACCAAACAAGCTTAGATTGAACAAAGCTTTATATAACGACAATCTGCTGTATTCAAAGGATATAAGATTCTTTTTAAATAAATCGTCAGCTATATGTGATGTAATAACATGCGCAGCTCCAAATGCTGGTGCAGCCAGAAAATATGCAAGAGTATCAGAATCGGAAATAAACAATGCATTATTAAGCAGGTGTGATAGTGTATTATACGCTGCTTATAAAAATAATGTAAAAACTCTTATATTAGGTGCGTTCGGGTGTGGTGTTTTTTGTAACAATCCAGAGACCGTTGCAAAGATATTCAAAAATTTGCTAAGTGGTAAATACAGCGGAGTATTCGATGAAGTAGTTTTTGCCATACCAAAATCCAGCAAAAATAATAATATTGAAGAATTTTCAAAGGTATTTTGTAGCGACTTAGGAAAGGACGGTGAATAAGTAAATGGTTTACATTACAGGCGATACTCATGGCTCATGGATAAATAGATTGTGTTCGTTTACTTTCCCCGAAGGAAGAGACATGAATAAAAATGATTATGTGATTATACTTGGTGATTTTGGCATATGGGATAACTCAAATCATGAAAAGTATGCGCTTGATTGGTTAGATGACAAGCCTTTTACGACACTATTTATATCTGGAAATCATGATAATTATGATATATTAGACAACCTTCCTATTGAAGAATGGCATGGAGGAAAAGTTAATTATGTAAGAGATTCTGTTATACATCTAATGCGAGGACAGATTTTTAACATAGAAGATAAGTCATTTTTTACATTTGGTGGTGCATCATCACATGATATTTCTGACGGGATTTTAGATGTGAATGACCCTGATTTCAAAGAAAAGAAGAAAAAGCTTGACATGAACCCGTATTCGCTATATAGGATCGATCATAAAACATGGTGGAGCAGAGAACTTCCTAGCGAAAATGAAATGTTAGAGGGAGTTAAGAATCTTAAAATTCATAATAACAAAGTAGATTATATACTCACACACAGTCCATATACATCAATATTAAGTGTGATGGACGGTAATAGTGGCTTGTATAAGTCTGATGTTCTTAGTGATTATTTACAAAATATAAAACAAACAGTAGATTATAAGCATTGGCTATTTGGGCATATGCATGTAAATGAAAATTACTACTTTGATAGGTCTACATGTATTTATGAACAAATTATTAGGATTATATAGCTCCATATAATACGGAGGAAAATTATATGATGAACGCAAATGATTTCTTAAACAGAGTAGTAGATTGCATAAACGAAATGCAGTCAGATTTTGTAGCTAAGCCAGTCATTATTAATAATGATGGAAAAACAGAATATCTTATAAGTACTGATAATGCAACATCAAGCGGTGTTGCATTTAATCTAACAAGAATATTTTTATATGAAAAATATTGGGATTTGGATAAAATTAAATCAGTATCTCAAACTATAGTAGACGACATAAGTAGAAATAAGATAAATACAGATACATTTATATCAAGAAAAGTAATAGAAAAAGGTGTATATTTCTTTGTAAATGGCAAAAATACCGAACAAAATATAGATAATCTTGTAAAAAGGAAATATCTTGGTCTTACGATAACATATAAAGTGGAAGTAGAAATAAATAAAGTGAAGTATTGCTATGCCATTCAAAAATGTCTTGCTGATACTCTTGGATTTACGGAAGAAGAATTGTTTAAGTTGGCACTCAAGAATACAGAAAGAATTGTTGGTGTAAATATAGGAATCTTTAACACTGAAAAAATACAGTCAGAATGTCAAATGTATTTAATAACATCAAAAGATTTTAAAAATGGTTCAGCAATAATTATGTGTAACAATGTTTTGGAAAATTTATCGGATTTTATGAACGATAGTTTATTTATTTTGCCAAGTTCTGTTGATGAGTTAATTGTTGTTCCATACGGAGTATTCAGCGATTGTCCTGAATACTTATTAGAAACAGTAAAACAGATTAATAGTGCTATGGATAAGAATATTGTATTGTCTGATAACATTTTTATTTATGACAGAGAATTAAAAAATGTAAGAATATGGAAGGGGAAGGAGTAATAGTGCAAATAAGGGCAGATGGTGATGGAAGGGCGTTACTTTCAATGGCAGTAAACGAATTTAATTCCTATGGATTTAAAATTGCAAATACTCATAATTTTAACGTAAATAAGCCTGTTCATAAAACAAAATATTATATTACGTATGACATTAATTTTGCAAATATTCTTTATGATGACGTTATATGTGCTTATGGCGATTCTGAATATAGCAGTAGAGAGAAAACAGCGTATCTTAATATAAGAATAACTCATAGATACAAGGAGACTTTTACAAGAGAAGTAAATATATTGGCATCAAATATTACATAACAGAAAGGTAAATGCAATATGTTTGGAGTTATATTTTTTACAATAATTATTATTTTGGTATGTCTGTCTGGTATAAAGTCATCATTACAAGATTCCATACTAAGTAATAATACACATGAACTTCATGGTATAAAATATTATTACGATAGCAGACATCGCACATATGTTAACGGAAAGCAGGTAATAATAACACTATATGATATAACCGATGCTAGGACTGGAGATGTGCTATGGAGTGCTCTCGAAGAGAAGAAAGCTAAGTTATATGAAATAACGCATGATAGCGACGACTTTAAAATAAGATATAATCCAAGAGTGAGTGCTGATTTTGGTATATGGGATGTAAAAGCAGGAAGATTTTTAGCAAAAATTGCTGCCGAATACACTATTGCCGGAAGCAAGGTAGAATTTAAATATTATAAATATTATTGGAAGGACAACGAAACGTTAGCAAAATTGGCGAAAGAATGTGGGCATCCAGAATATGTGGCTAGAGATGCAGCATATTTAAGCTGTGATAATAGAGTAGAAATAACAAAAGAGGAGTACTTTACTTTGCATAAGTTAAGCAGTGTTGATGGCGACATATTTATAGGAAGAGATTTTAGAAAGGTTGATTATTTATGAGAGGACGAGATGAACAGTTCAAAATTATGCTAGAAAAAGAAAAAAAGAGGAATGAAGACTATCCATCGTGGATAATGGAGTATTTCCTGTATATGCAGCAGAACAAAAGTCCGACTACTGTGTGTCACTACATAAGCTATCTCAGAAGATTCATTGATTATTATGCAGATAGTCTAGGGAAAAACATAAATGAATTATCCAACAATGATATAAAAAATATAACTACGATTTTTATAGATGAGTACTTTATTGATTTGAAAAATAAAGAAATCAATAATTCTGCATCTCTTGGAAAGCTTAGTCCAATAACCCAGTCTACGTATTATAACGCTATTCTGGGCTTTTTTAAGATGCTTAAAATGCGTAATTACATAGTTGAAGACCCATTTAGTGAAAAAATTGCCAAACCAAAGGTAAAACAGGCTGAAAACGTCGTATACATGACGAAAGATGAAATAGATATTTTATTAGAAAGAATTGAGGTATGTATAATTAGAGCGAAATCTGCAAAGAGTAAAAAGAAGCTTTTAATTGCATATGAAAAAATGGTTCTAGTACTTATATACTTATCAACTGGAATACGAAAAAGTGCTCTTACATATGTAAATATGGAAGATGTATTTCTTGAAGATGGATATTTTATTGCAACAGACAAAGAAGATAAAACAAAAAAATATTTTTTGTCTGATGGTATTATTAATTATTTTAAAATATATCTTAAGTATAGAGAGATATATGTAAAATATGATTCACCAGCAACATTTATATCTTCAAATGGTACAAGAATAAATCCGGCAACAATAAATAATTATATTAACGAACTAACAGACAACATAAAAGGAAAGAAGATAACTCCGCATAAATTAAGACATACCTTCGGTGAAAATCTGTATCTTATTACAAAGGATATCAATCAGGTTGCCGATGCGTTAGGGCATTCTGGGTTGGGGTCGGTTAGAAAATACGTTGCTGTCGATGAAGAGAGCAGAAAGGAGTCAAATATGATAATGTCAAAATTTGTTGGTGTATAAATAAAAAAAATAGGAGATTAAAAAATAATGGAAGTTTTAACAAAGAAAACTGAAATCAAAAGAGGGGATGTATATTATGTAGATTTAGCAAAATCAAATAAATTTCCGCACAATCAGAGTGGAAGAAGACCTGTAATTGTGATGTCAAACAATAAAAATAACAAAAATTGCGACTATATCAACGTAGTTCCGTTGACTCATTGTGTAAAAAGGTCTTTTTTACCAACACACGTAACCATATCTGTTGATGATTGTAGCTTTTTAAAATGCAATAGCCAGTTCTTAGGAGAACTATATCAGCCAATTGGAAAAGAAGATTTTTATGAGGAAAATTACCTGGGGCATATAGAAAATGGTGACTTGATGGAAAAATTTGGAAATGCTATAATGAATCATATATCTAATTGAAAGGATATGGTGAATTATATGTTTAATGAGCTAGTTAAATATGATTTTATTAACACAATAAATGGTGATAATTTAAAAGCACTTTATATTGGATTATTTAACAGAACAGAAGAATATGAGTCGTTTATAAATAAGGATGTTGCAACATTAAATTTGTCTGAAATAATTGAATGCTGTGTTTTAATGGTTAAAAATGATAATGTTTTTATAAACGCAACAAGCTTAAGGGCAAAAATTTATAGACTGGGTGCGTATTCAAAATGGTATAAAGAAAAATTTCCAGAGCATCCGGCAGGATGCTATACAGAATTAAGAACAGAAGATTATAATATGATCCTTAGCAATACACAAAAAGATTTGACTGAATTAGATGTTAAGGATTTTACAGAACATTTAAATTATAATCAAGATAAGTTTTTAATATCGGCTCCATTTTATGGGTTAGGTTCAAGAGATATAACCGACATACTATATTTAAAATGCTCTGATTTTGATTTTAATACTAATACAGTAAGATTACAAACAAATGACTGTTTAGAACTTCCTGAATATGTAATGGAATTTGCAAAGGGAAAGGCTGATGTAACATTACAAAGTGACAGCTATTTTATAACTAAAGTATGGAAAGGAGTTGGGCAACCATTTACAAAGAATTCGATATACAGGTTATACACCGGAAGGCTAAGAAAAGAATTAGGGTATGATAAATTATCTTTGCCTGTTCTTATACAGTTTGGCTTGCGGAATGAAATTAAAAAGATCGCTATAGAAAATATCGGTAAGATGTCTGTTCCTCAATTATATGAAAGTGGCGCATTAGATGATGTATTAAAAAAATATCACAAGGATAAAAATAATGCATATAGATTACTTATGGATTTTGGTACATTTACTGATATTGACAAAAACTAAAAATAGAATATAATTTTTATTAAAGACGAACAAACGTTCGAATGTGCTTTTATATTATTCGAACATAACGGATCTTAAATAAAAATAATAACCTAAGGAGAAAAGGCAGAATGGGAATAAATAAGTTTGAAACATTATTAAAGTTAGTAGAGGCTATGAATTTATCTTTAACTTATGAGGAAGAATGTCTTGGAAGAGTAATGCTTATATCCATAGAGAATTATGGATATAAGTTATACTGCCAAAATGGTGTGAAAGATATTATTATTAACGATACATACAATATTGATATTACAAGAAATGGTACGCTTAGTTATGCTGTGACTTTAAATAGCGGAGGTGATATAAAAAGAATTTTTTTCATGTAGTATATTGACATAACCTAAAAATACGAATATGATCGGTTCATCAGATAGAAAGTTATTTTTTTTATAAAAATCAATGATAATTAACTAAAATCTGATGAAACTTATCATTTTGTACGAAAGGAGGCAGCCATGTAAATACAGGCGTTGTAAATTTTGGAAGATACTGAATACAAAGACATCTGTATGTGTAAAAAGTGTAATACCATATTTGAGTTTAGAGATGCTAAAAAAGTGAATATAAGAAAAATAGCAAGTAGCATTATATTTGATTATGGATGTCCAAATTGCGGTAGTAGCAATTACACTCACATTAGTAACAGATGGAGACTAGATTATGTAAATATTACGTAAGCTTAAAAAAATAGGAGGGAAAGAATGAAAATTATATCTTGCGATGGAAATGAATTTTCGTCAGAAAAAGAATGTAGAAGATATGAGCTTTTGCTGAGTAAAAATGACAGAAAGAAAAAACTTAGAGAAATTAATGATATGTTTGAGGACATCATCAAATTAGTAGACGAATATTGTGATGATTTTAATGTAGACAAAACAAACGTGGAATTTTACGTAAAACGAGACGACAACATGGTTATTAATGGATTTGGTGTTACTGATAGTGAATTGAAAAAAGCAGAAGCATCTGAAGAACCATTATTGATAAGTAGTAATACAGAATACAATAATGACGAAGACAACAAAAATGAAGTCTTACAAACTATCTTAGATGTTATGAGGGCTAATTTTAATGTTTAATAATTAATTTAGAAAGGAAATTTATAAATGGGATTTGTAGTACAAAAAGCTGTAAGAGAAAAAATTTACACAAAAATTGCCTTAATGGCTCCGTCAGGAGGTGGAAAAACATATTCCGCTCTTAGACTAGCAAAGGGAATGAAAAATGCACTTGAGAAAATTACAGGAAAGAAATGTAAGATTCTTATGGCAAACACAGAGGGAGCAAGGGGAAGATATTATGCAGATGAGTTTGAATACGATATTGTAGATTTGACGCCGCCTTATAATCCGGAACAGTTTACAGACGTAATTAAGTTCGCAATATCAGAAGGATACGATATCTTGTTAATGGATAGCACATCTCCTGAATGGGATGGAAAAGGAGGATGTTTAGAGCTGCAGCAAAAAGCCGGAGGAACTTATCAGGCATGGGCAAAAATTACACCAAGACACGAAATGTTTATTAATGAACTCGCAACGAGTCCAATTCATATTATCGCTACTATGAGAGGCAAAGATCAGTACGAAATTGAAAAAGATGAAAAAGGAAAGACAAGTGTAAAAAAACTTGGTGTAGGAGCCAGACAGAGAGACGGATTTGAGTATGAGTTTACATGTACTTTCACAGTAGATCAGAAGACACATATGGCTGAGCCACAAAAAGACAATACCCATATCTTTGAAAACGATACAGCTACATTATTGACTGAGAATCACGGAGAAAGAATTATTAAATGGGCAAATGAATCAGATAAAGAACCTGAAAAAAGAAATGAAAACACTTCTTTTGTTGTAAATGCAAATAATCCAGAAAATGATTGTATTTCTGATGAAGAATTATTAGTATCTACAAAAAAAGAAATTATGTCATTAGCAACAGTACTCACAAAGACAGACAAAAAAGATGATGCTATTGCAATTATGAAGGAATATGATCCTGCAGCTAATCCAAATAGGATTAAAGATGTCAATAAGGCAAAAGAGTTACTTGAAAGATTACAGAAATTAGGAGAATAACATGAATAAAGTAGAACTCGTTGGAAGATTAACAAGAGATGTTGAGATAAGAACAACAGAAAGTGGAACTGTTACAGCTAGATTTTCAATTGCTGTAAGTAGAAGATTTAAAAATGCGGAAGGTGTTTATGAAGCGGATTTTATTAATTGTGTAGCATTTGGTAAAACAGCAGAATTTATTGGAAAATATTTCTCTAAAGGCTCAATGATTGGTGTAACCGGACGTATCCAGACAGGAAACTATACGAACAAAGACGGTCAGAAAGTATATACAACAGATGTTGTTATAGAGGAATGCGAGTTTGTTACAGGCAAAAGTGACAACAACAATACTACAAAATCAGAAGACCCGATAACACCTGATTTTGTAGATGTTCCTGCTGATACAGACGAAGAACTTCCTTGGAACTAATTAAATGAGTGAGTACGGTTTTATTATAGATTCGATGAAATGGTCGTACTCAAGATTAAGCTCTTTTCATACTTGTAAGTTTGGATGGTATACACAGTATATAGAATGTGTCAAAGGCGAACAGAACGCAATGAGCCAGTATGGTAGCCTTTGCCACAAAATACTGGAGCTGTATGCAAACGGAGACCTATTAGCATTCCAATTAACAGATTATTTTACAGAACATTTTAATACAGATATTACTTATGACTTTCCCAAAAATAAATATGTTGATATTAGAGAGTCATATTTCAAAAAAGGAGTGGACTTCTTTGATAACATTGATTTAGTTTTAGATGATTATGAAATTTTAGGTGTTGAAAAAGAAGTCCATTTCACTATAGATGGAAAAGAATTTGTAGGATATATAGATTTGTTGCTAAAAGACAAGATTACAAAAGAGATAATCATACTCGACCATAAATCAGCGGATATTAAATTCAAAAAAGACGGCACTGTAAGTAAAACAGATATTGGCAAAGTTGAAGGATTTAAACATCAACTTTATCTATATAGCATAGCTATAAAAAAAGAATATGGGGAATTTCCTAAAAAACTTATATGGAATCTATTCAAAGAAAGACGTTATTTAACAATAGATTTCGATGAAGAGGAGTACAACAGCTCTATTGAGTGGGCAAAAGAAACAATAAAGCAAATAAATGACGAGTTTATATGGGAACCAAATCCTGATTATTTTTTTTGCTATAACATTTGTAACTATAGAAATTGCGCATGTCAATACAAACCTAAATTGTATAGCGCAAAGAAAAAGAAAAGTGAGTGAATGTATGCTTATTGAAAAAGAAAAAATTCAAGAAGCAAAAGAAAAACTTGGTGACAGAAATGCGGAGCTAATTGTTGAAATATTAGACGTAAAAGATTATGACGAGAGAAATAAGAAAGCTCCGTGTCCGTTTCACCACGAAGACCATGCTTCGTGGATTTATAATCCTAAAAAATATTGTTTTCACTGCTTTGGAGCATGTGGAAAAAACACAGATATTATAGACGCCCTAATGAGTAAGGGAATGAATTATTTAGATGCATGTGAAGAATTATTTAAAATTGCAGATATTCCGTATGCATTTGGAGAAAAAGGCGTAAAAACTAGAAGCCAATATAGATACCCAAAAGAGGTAATCTCATTTGATAATTCACAAGCCTATGCCTATCTTAAAAAAAGAGGTATTTCTCAGGATATAGCAGATGAATGCGACATAAGGCAAGATGAATACGGAAACATAGTCTTTAACTACTATGATCTTAATAATGTTTTAACTATGGTTAAGTATAGACCGTCGCATAAGGTCGATCCTGGTCATCCTAAAATGTGGTTTCAGAAAGATACTGATAATGCAAATCTGCTTTGGCATATGAATAAAGTCAATCCAAGAGAACCATTGTTAATTTGCGAAGGTGAGATTGACCTAATGGCTGCAATGGAATCTGGATATAAAAATGTTGTATCAGTATCTAATGGTGCAGGGACATTTAAATGGATTGAAACATGTTGGGAGTTCTTAGAGCAATTTGATTCAATTATTATAGCATCAGATAACGATGAAGCAGGAATGAAAATGCGAAAAGAGTGTATTTACAGATTAGGCTCTTGGCGAACAAAAGTAATGGATATACCTGAAACTTACACAACGCCTGAAGGTAAAACTATCCATGTGAGTGACATTAACGAAATGATGTATTGGTATGGCAAAGATGCTGTTCTTGATGCAATTATACACGCAAAGGATACTCCTATACCAGATGTAGAATCGTTTGGAGATGTTGACGAAGTATCTATTTATGATATGGATGGTGTGGAAACAGGGTTTAATGAGCTAGATAAGGAATTAATAAAATTATTTTATGGCACATTAACAATTATATCTGGTCGCCCTGGTTCTGGAAAAAGTTCTATGGTTAATCAATTGATAGCAGAGGCTATTGATAATCAAGTTCCAGTGTTTTTATATTCACAAGAAATGATGAATTCAATGTTAACTAATTGGTTTAATCTGAATGTTGCTGGTGTAAGACATATAAGAAAAAAAATAACAGAAGACGGAAAAACATTTTATTTTGTGGATAACGAAGCAAAAAACGGAATAAAAGAATGGGCAAAAGATTATTTGTACCTATATAAAGACGACGCTCCAAATGGCGCAGAAGAAATTATGAAAACAATGGAAGATTGTGTAAGAAAGATGGGCGTAAAGCTTATTGTTTTAGATAATCTTATGATGATAGACCTTAAGTGCGACACAGATGGGACTAACAAAGCCCAAACAGATTTTGTTAATGATTTAATTGCTTTTTCACGCAAATATAATATTGCAGTAATTTTGGTCGCACATCCGAAGAAAACTGCCGAAATGCAATCTGACATAGGAATGTATGATATTGCAGGATCATCAAACATAATTAATTTAGCCATGAGAAGTATTGGATTAAGAAGAGTATCTAAAAGAGAAAAAGAAGATATGAAGTCAGAATTTGGTAAATACAATGTTGTCCTTACGATTATGAAAGATAGGATATTGGGCAAAGCAGATGTACAAATAGGACTATTTTATGATATTCAGTCACGTAGATTTTTTACAAATTATGATGAGTATGCACGTCAATATTGTTGGGATTCCAAAATATATGACAAGCCAATACCAATTCCTGAATGTTTAATAAATAAAGCCGATAAAGAGGTGTTTGGAGAGGAGGCTGGTTGATGAGTAATAATTATATTGCATACCATTTACATTCTGATTATAGTTTAGGGGATTCTACTACTGATTATAGACTATATATTGAAAAAGCAGTCAGTCTTGGACAAAAAGCAATTGCATTTACTGAGCATGGAAATGTTTACAACTGGGTAAATAAAAAAATGGCTTGTGACAAGGCTGGTATAAAATATATACATGGTGTTGAAATCTATCTTACACGTACAAACGATGAAAATGAAAGAGTAAGAGATAATTATCATACAATTCTTCTTGCTAAAAACTTAGATGGTGTAAAAGAGATTAACTCACTTGTGTCACTTTCAAATCGTAAAGATCATGTATATTATAACCCACGAATAACATTTGATGAATTTCTTGGAATCTCAAACAATGTTATAAAAATTAGTGCATGTATAATGTCTCCACTTGCACAGTTAGATAAAGAAGACCCATACTTTATGAAACTTGCAAGAAAATATGACTATTTTGAAGTCCAGCCGCATGTAGACTTTCAAGAGCAGATGTTCTATAACTTAGAACTTATGGAGTTAGCGAACAAGTTAAATAAGCCTTTAATAGCAGGCACAGATACCCACAGCCTGAATGCTTACAAAGCAGAATGCAGACAGCTATTGTATGATGCCAAAAAGAAAGACTATGAGAATGAACTAGATTTAACATATAAATCATATGATGAGCTTGTATACATGTTTAAGAAGCAAAATGCATTACCGGAATATGCATACTTGCAAGCTATTGAAAATACAAATCGTATGGCTGACACGGTTGAAAGCTTTGAACTTGATACAAGTTTTAAGTATCCAATACTTCATGGGTCGGCTGAAAAAGATGAGCAAATATATTTTGAAAAAATAGACAAACTCTTGGAGCAAAAAATAAAAGACGGAGTTATTCCAGAAAGTCAAAGAGAAGGATTTAATAAAGCTATTGAAGAAGAAAAGCGAGTATTTCACAAAATTGGAATGTCCGGTTTCATGCTTTCTATGTCAGAAATGATTGAATGGGCAAAGGATAATGATATTGCCGTTGGTAATGCTCGTGGTTCTGTTGGCGGCTCAAGAGCAGCATATGTGACAAATATAATAGACCTTAATCCGGAAACGTGGGGAACTGTATTTTCACGTTTTGCTAATGAAGACCGTAAAGAATTAGGTGACATCGACGTTGATGTGGCACCACGAGACAGATGGAAAGTTTACAAACATATAATAGATAGATTTGGTCAAGAGAAGACATCTTATGTTTTGGCAATAGGCACTATGGCTGAATTGGGTACGATAGATGAAATTGGACGTGGTCTTGATTTTAGATGGCGGAAGAGAAATGGTGTTGATATAAAATCTAAAGATGTAGAAATGAAAAGTCCGTATCATCTTAGAAAAATTGCAGAAGTAAAGGAGCTGTATAAAGAAAATCCTGACGAAGCGAAAAAGAAATATCCGAAAATATTTTATTATTTTGACGGAATGGTTAACACGAAGATTTCACGCTCTGTTCATCCTGCAGGTATTATTGTAAGTCCAATCACAATAAGAGATAATTATGGAACTACATTTGGCAAAGATCCTGATACTGGCGAGGAAAAAGAGATTATCCAGATTGATATGGATGCTTGCCATGAGGTAGGGCTTGTAAAATATGATATTCTTGGACTTAAAAATGTGCAGATTATATACGATGCTTGTAAATTAGCAGGTATTAGATATCCAAAATCACACGAGATTGATTGGTACGATCAAGCAGTTTGGCAGGATATGGTAAGAAGTCCAATAGGTGTATTTCAATTTGAGGGTAAAGAAAAAATTGCTCTCGTTAAACTTAGTGAACCTAGAAATCTAGGGTGTACATTACACGCTTAGGAACTATAGGAAATGATAGTTAAGTAATGTGCTAACAGGGGAAACATAGCAAGTTAAGTTGATGTCAATCCTGTGGGAAGTTTATTTTTTATTATTTAGTCTCCATTATAAAAAAGGAGATGAGTTGTATTAATCAGAAACATACATATAAAATAGGTGATACATACGGAATTTTAAAGCTTATCGAATTATATAGAAATAAAAAATGAAAATAATCGCTTATATGCAAAAGTAGAATGTACCAAATGTCATAAAATAAGATGTTTTAGAGCATCACAATTATTTGATTGTAAATGTACTAGCTGTATGTGCCAATCAAAGAATGGATGCGATAACAATCATAAATTGTATTCTGTATACTACAATATGCTTGACAGATGCTCAAACAAAAACTGTCATGCTTATAAAAATTATGGCGGAAGAGGCATTACTATATGTGACGAGTGGAAATATAAAAACGGATATAAGAATTTTTATGAGTGGGCTTTAAAAAATGGTTATAAAGACGGGTTGTCTATAGATAGAATTGACAATGATGGTAATTACGAGCCTGCAAATTGTCAATGGATAACTAAGTATGAAAACTTAGCAAAAGCAAATAAAATAAATAAACGCAGACATAATAATAAAGGGTTAAAGTATTATGCTGTTAGCCCAAACAACGAATATTACGAATTTGAATTTGCATCTGAGTTTGCTAGAGAACATAATTTGCGAGCTGGTACTATTAGAAAGGCTGCAAATAATAAGAAGAAATTAAAAAAACGGATGGAAATTTGGATTCGTAGAATAGACTAAATAATAAAGAATAAAAACCTCAATCGACTATCGAAAGCAACTGATAATGAGAAATACATTATATAGTTAAGTGAGTAGAGTACATATATAGTGAAATTCTATATATGGAAGTGCTAAGCATTTGTATTTTGGTAAAAGAAATATAAATGAAGATATAGTCAGTGCTGATAGAAATATCAGAGTATTACGAATTTTGCTTTTACATGTCTGAAAAAATTTAAGTGCAAATCTTTATATGATATGTCACTTGTTACCGCTGCAATAAGACCATCGGGTGAGTCGTATAGGGACGACTTACTTGCACATAAACCATATAAAAACCCTTCTCCAATTATAGACGAACTACTAAAAGATAACAACGGATATTTAGTTTATCAGTGCGACACAATTAAATTTCTTACACAAATTTGTGGATTGTCTGGTAGTGAAGCAGATAATGTGCGTCGCGCAATAGGACATAAGGATGAGGAAAGATTAAACATGGCGCTGCCAGCTATTCTTGATGGATATTGTAATAAATCACAGATGCCAAGAAATATAGCAGAAGAAGAGGCTAAGAAATTTATTCAAATAATCAAAGATTCAGCGCGCTATCAATTTGGAATGAATCATAGTTTGGCATACTGTATGATTGGATATATATGTGCTTATCTTAGATACTATTATCCTTATGAATTTATAACTGCATATCTTAGCAATGCTGAGACGCAAGAAGACCTTAGAAATGGAACTGGGTTAGCAAAAATATATGGAATTAAAGTTTCTGATATAAAATTCAGATATTCTAACGCAGATTTTTCATTTAATAAGGAAGAGAAGACGATTTCAAAGGGTGTAGCATCAATTAAATTTATGAATGCCACATGTGCAAATGATTTATATAAGCTAAGAAATAATAATTATGAAAACTTCTGGAAGCTTTTATGTGATATAAACACAAAAACATGTACAAATTCAAAGCAATTAGGCATCCTTATAGACCTTGATTTCTTTTCTGAATTTGGTAATGCAAATAAATTACATGAATATATAAAAATGTACGATTTGCTTAATGGTGGGAACGCAAAGAGTGTTTCTTATTTGAAAGTCTCTAAATTGTTTGATACTAATTATAACAAAATAATTAGTATTATTAATAAGTACGGCAACAACAAAAGGAAAGATGGTACTGAAAAGCTGTCTTACACAATTACAAACATGAGCGAACTTATAAGTGAGCTTATTAGGGATATTGAAATAAGAGACATTCCTGACAGAACAATGAAAGAAAAAATTTCTGCACAACAAGAATACTTAGGGTATGTAAATATTGCTACCGGTGATGTTAATGATAAATATAAGTTAATAATCACAAGTAAACCAAAACCAATGATTGGCAAGACAGGCGGTGTTTTTGCATATGCATTTTCCGCAAAATCTATATGGTCTGGAAAGGATTCAAATTTAAATATAAAACCAGAGGTACTTATGAAAAATATTTTCAAAGAAGGAGATATTATTAACGTGGAAAAGATAAATGCAAATAATAAAGGATATTGGTATGTGTGGAATTATAAAATTTTGGAGTAAATATGGAAGACGGAATATATAGAGCGAAGTATATTGGAAAAACAACAAACACACTAAACAATGGAGATATATATAAAATTTCTGTTGAGAATGGTAAGTATACTTATAATTTTGAGATATTGCAGAATTTAACAAAGAAGATTTCTGTTGAAATAACAGTAAATTATTCTAGTCAAATTAGCATTTACAATAATTGGAAAGATGTGATAAAAGATGATTTACTTGGATAATAATGCTACTACAAAACCATACGACGAGGTATTAGATACTATTATTGCGTCACTTAGAAATGACTGGTATAATCCATCGTCCAATAACACAGAATCAAAAAAAGTGAAAGATAAAATTTGCACAGCCAGAGCAACGATTGCGAAAACAATAAATGCAAATCATGAAGAAATCTATTTTACATCTGGAGGATCAGAAGCCGATAGTTGGGCAATAAAATGTATTGATAATGTTAAAGCTATAATAACTACCAATATTGAACATTCTGCCGTTTATAAGTCAGCAGAATATATGAAAAATAAAGGAATTATTGTAAAAATACTTAATGTTGATAAGCTTGGGTTTATCTCATTAAAACAATTAGAAAACGAGTTAATTGAGTGTAGATCGTGTCTAAACGACGGTGAAAAAGTACTGGTTTCGATTATGTATGCCAATAACGAAATAGGAACAATAAATGATATAAAAGGAATTTCTGAAATAGTACATAGTTTTGACGATACGTACCTTCATACAGACGCTGTTCAGGCATATGGACAGATTAATATAGATGTAAAATCTTTAAATGTCGATTTATTAAGCGCTTCCGGACATAAAATTGGCGCTCCCAAAGGAATCGGCTTCCTATATATAAAAGATGGCGTAAAAATACATCCTTTAATTAATGGTGGCAAACAAGAGAATGGCTTAAGAGGTGGAACAGAAAATGTTCCATATATACTTGGTATGGCTAAGGCATCTGAAATGATAAATACGTCTTTCAGTTCAATTAAAGAGTTACTTAGAAATTATTTGATAATGAGGCTACTGGAAATTGACGGGTCGGTTGTAAACGGAAGCAGGACGTCGAGCTTATACAATAATATAAGTATATCTTTTAAGGATATAAATGGTGAAAGTTTAGCATACACACTGCAAAATAAAGGATATATAGTTTCAAATGGCTCAGCGTGTAACGCAGGAGTATCAAGTAGTAGAGTATTGGACGCTATAGGTCTTCCAGATGAGTATAAATTTGGTACTATTCGTATAGGACTTGAGTTTCCTAATATAAATAAGTATTCATCAACAGACCAGTATTTAGACGCGTCAAAAGCTATCTTTAAACAATATGACGAATTTGTTAATATATTAAAAGAATGTGTTGGGTTATTAAGGGAGATACAATAACGTATCTCCCGATGCTTGATCTTGGAGGTATCTATGGGAAGTGCAAAAGATGAATTTATTACAATGTATTTAAACTCAATTATGGAGAGATTTCACGGAGAAGACTTAAAGTTTTTAAAAGATAAGTTTTGGATGGTCACATATAATTTTTCTGTCGAAGAGATAAAAACAACTGAGCTTAGCGTTGTAAATGGTGAAACTACTGCTGCGTTGCTTGAATATTTTAGAATAGGGAAAATAAGTAGCGGAAAAACAGAGGACACAGTTGAGCAATATAAAAGAGTAGTATACCAGCTATGTGATTTTTGTAGAAAAGAAATAAACTTAATAACAACAGACGACGTTTTATCTTTTATGGCGAAATATAAAGAAATCCATAACGTGAAAGACTCTACGATGGACTGCAAGAGAAAATATTTATCATCTGTATTTTCATATCTGTATAAGCATAGGAAAATCAAAGAAAATCCTATGGATTTAATTGAGCCGGTAAAATATAGAAAATGTGTAAAAATACCATTATCAGATGAAGAAATTGAGCTACTCAAAATCAATTGCGGTTCTGCGAGAGACCTTGCAATATTCCAATTTGCACTAGATACGGGGGTCAGAGTAAGTGAATTGTGCGGCATTAACCTTTGCGATATAGATTTTAGAAGATATAATTGTAAAGTACTTGGAAAAGGTAATAAGGAGAGGACTGTTTCGTTCTCAGGCAAAACAATGATGAGAATCAACGATTACCTTAAAACTAGGAACGATGTAAAGTTTGATGGAGCGTATATACAATTTCAAGACAATACACCTTTATTTAAATCATTCAAGGGTGGAGATAGGATTCATAAAGGTGGAGTTGAGAGTATGATGAGGAAAGTTGGCAATAAAAGTGGAGTTGTTAGAATACACCCTCATTTACTACGAGCCACTTTTGCGACAAGATTAGCAGAAAAAGATACTGACATTGGAATTATCGCAAAACTTTTAGGTCATAGCGACTTAGGAAGTATAGATAGGTATGTGCTTATAGATCAAGCAAAAATTGAACAGACTGTTAGACAGAAAGGCTTTTGCTCATAATAAAAAATAGTATTGACATAACCAATTATTAACAGTATGATCGCTATATCAGGAACAGTTATTTTTTTATCTCAGCCAATGATAATTAACTAAAATATCATGCTGTTTTAAATGATAAATAACTAACCTGATATAGAAATAGTATGAGAGGGTGAATGAGACATTAATAACATCAAAGAACAATTACATATTGAAGAGATTGACAAAAATACGGCTGTTGAATTTATTCAAAAGTATCACTATTCAAAGATACTTCCAAGAATAACAAAACATTATTTAGGATTCTTCATTAATGACAAACTCCTTGGTGTGGTTACACTTGGATGGGGTACACAACCATTGCAGACAATTAAAAAAATATTCAATGAAGAAAATGTAAAGACAACTGATTACTTGGAAATCGGTAAAATGTGTTTTTTACCAGAAATGAATGATACAAAATGTTTTGGAAGTATTGTAGTTTCAAAATTAGTCAAATGGATGAAAGAAAATACTGATTGTATGTTTCTTTACACATTAGCAGATGGAATCATGGGAAAGTGTGGATATGTATATCAGGCAAGTAATTTTGCATATATTGGTAGCTTTAAGACTTCCGTATATATGGATAGAACTACTGGGGAGAAAATTCATCCAAGAAGCGCAAAAGAACTTCTGAAAGAAAATGCACGATTTTCTGGTAAAGAGAAAGTATTTTGGCTAACGCAAGATTTTTGCGAATACAAAGGTATTGATAAGATTAATGGAAAGATGTTTCGATATATTTATCCATTAAATAAGGACGGAAAGAAAATGCTTAAGAAATTGCTAGGCGATAATAAGCCACAAAATCCAAAAGATGAAGATTTAATTTTTGAAAAGCGTATTTCTTCAGGCAAATATGAAAAAATATCACAGCCACAATTTAATATGAACTGTTTTCAATATAATTACCAAAAATATTAACAAGCTTAATGAGTTTGGCAATTATATTGGGATAGAAAAAAAGGAGATTTCTACAAGTGGTAAAGACGAGAATTAATTATATTTCAGACAGTTGGACTCGCATTAAGAACCATTGCAGAACAACTGTTAATAAAGAATTTTCAGAGAAGTATCCAAGCGACACATTCAAAGAAAGACTTCTAATTGCTGAGCATTCGCCAATTAGATGTCTTGAGGTCGATTGGAGCTGGGAGCATATTAAATACTGGGTTAGCACAGAAATGTCACGTCATAAATACGAAAAATTTATCTCAACACAAAGAGACGACAGAACGAATAGTGATATTAGTAGAGATGATGCGGCACAAGGTACACCTGTAAATTATGATGGATATGCTAACTCTCAGAATCTTATAGATATGGAAAGAAAACGTTTATGCTATCAAGCCACGGATGAAGCAAGGGAATGTGCTGAGAGTTTAAAAACCGAATTAAAAAAATATGAACCAGAACTGTCATCTGTGTTAGTGCCTAATTGTATATATAGAGGAGGCTGTCCTGAAATGCAAATGTGTAAAAATGTATTTTGGATTAAATTCCTAGATTATTGCAGTAAAAATAGCCTACCACTAGACACAATAAAACAGCGATACGATGCTTACAACAAAATGTTTTATGAAGAGAGAGGATAATAAGTAAATGACACTTCAAGAATATAATATGCTTTTGGAGAAATCTCTTGAAGATCAGGAAAAGACAATGAGCGACAATGTTAATCATCCAGCGCACTATAATAGTGGAAGCATTGAATGCATTGACGCAATGATTTCTGCATATGGAGAAGAAGTTGTTGCTAATTTCTGTATGTGTAATGCCTTTAAATACATATGGAGATTCAATAATAAAAACGGTATTGAAGATGTTAATAAGGCATTATGGTATTTAAATAAAATGAAAGAATTACAAAATAAACAAAAGGAGAAATAAATGAAAAAGAAAAAATTTCTGTTAGCCTTAATGATGGCAACAAGTATTGTCTGTGTGCCCTCTGCGGTGGCAGAGGCATGTGTAAATAACAATTATAAATCCGCTTGCATGGATACAAATATGTATGCAGGAATTAGCAATATGATGTCTGTAGAACTAAATAAGGAATATACAGAGCCGATGCTAATGTACACTAATAAAACAACACAACTGTTAAATAAAGACTTATCAGTTGTGGATAATGTATTTCCTAATGTAGCATTTGAAACATTTGAAATAGACAATGGATATTCAATGGTTAAGCTATCTGGTATAGATGAGTTTTATTATATCAAATCTGAATATTTATCAGAGACCAAGTCTAAAATAGAAGACCTTAATAGATGGAATATATCTCTTACAAAAGAGGAGATGCAGCTTTTAGCTAATATTGTATGGGTAGAAGCAAGGGGCGAATCCGACGAAGGTAAACAGGCTGTTGTAGAAGTAGTTTTTAATAGAATGGTTTCTGACAAGTATCCAGATGACTTATATTCAGTATTAAGTCAGTCAAATCCAACACAATTTTCATCATGGAAATTGAGAGATAAAGCCTCTCCAACAGATAGCGAATACCTAGCTATAATGAATGTAATGTATGGAAGTACAAATATATTGCCAATTGAATGTGACAAATTTTCTACAAAACCACAAACGAAAAATATCGTAGCAACTATTGGCAATCATTATTTTTGTATATAAGAGGTTTATTTATGAATGATTTTAATATAGAAGAATTTGCAGAGTGGGCGTTCACATCTGTAACGATTATGATAGCAGTCAAGCTTACAGGCTCTCCTTCGTGTTTATGGGCGTTTTTATTCCCGGTTCTAACATCAATATTAAAAAATTAAAGGAGAACATAAATGCTTAAGACGATTAAAAGAGATTGCAGCTTAGATGATTTTAAAGAAGAAAAAATATCAAATGCTATTCTTATGGCTATGAAAAATGGTTCTGGAATTATAGAGCCAGATATTGCAAAAAAAATTGCAAACGAGATTAAGGAAGAAAATAAAGATAAAGAAGAAATAAGCGTATCTGATATAGAAGCACTTGTGTTTAAAAAATTGATAGAAAATAGACAGATTTTAACGGCAAGAGCTTATGAAGGGTATAGAAGTATTCGTGAGTTTCAGAGAGAAAACGAGAATACTACAGACGAAGAAATCTTTAGACTAATAGAAGATCAAGACGAATACTGGAAAGATGAAAATGCAAATAAAAATCCAGTATTGAATCCCACAAAAAGAGATTACATGGCTGGCTCTGTTAGTACAGACATAACAAAGAGATATTTACTTTCGCCAGAAATAGTACAGGCTCATTTGCTTGGATTATTGCATTTTCACGATGCTGATTATTTCGCACAGCATATGAATAACTGCGGATTAGCTAATTTAGATGACATGCTTCAAAATGAAACGGTAATTAGCGAAACATTAATACAAAAACCACATAGCTTTTCTACTGCATGCAATATTGCAACACAGGCTATAGCGCAGATTGCTAGTAACCAATATGGAGGGCAGAGTATTTCCCTAGCACATCTTGCTCCATTTGTTGATGTGAGTAGAAAATCAATTAGAAAAAAAGTGACAGAAGAATTATATGATAACGGATTAATTAGCGAATATAATGAACATTATGCAGAAGTTACTCACATTACGGATAAACGATTAAAAGAAGAAATTGAAAAGGGCGTTCAAACAATTCAATATCAGCTGGTCACACTTATGACAACAAATGGGCAAGCACCTTTCATCACGATTTTTATGTATCTCAACGAAGCAAAGAACGAACAAGAGAAAGCTGACCTAGCAATGTTGATTGAAGAAATGCTTCATCAGAGAATTCAGGGTGTAAAAAACGAAGATGGCGTTTATATTGCACCTGCATTTCCAAAGCTTATTTATGTATTAGAAGAGGATAATATTACAGAAGATTCAAAGTATTGGTATCTTACAGAATTGGCAGCTGAATGTTCATCTAAAAGACTTGTTCCTGATTATATTTCTGAAAAGATGATGCTTGAATTAAAAGGTGATGTTTACACTTGCATGGGATGCAGATCGTTTCTTACAGTAGATAGATTTACAGATAAGGCAGGAAATATTGCAAATGCAAAAAATTTTGAACCAAACAAACATAAATATTACGGACGTTTTAACCAAGGTGTCGTAACAATTTCACTTCCGGACATTGCGTTGTCATCCAATGGAGATTTTAATAAATTTTGGGAGATTTTTGAGGAAAGAACAGAATTATGCCATAAAGCACTTAGAGCAAGACACGAGAGGTTGCTTGGCACATCTTCTGATGTAGCACCTATTTTATGGCAACATGGGGCATATGCAAGATTAAAGAAGCATGAAAAAATTGACAGACTTCTTTATGATGGTTATTCTACAATTTCACTTGGATATGCTGGTTTGTATGAATGTGTAAAATTTATGACAGGTCATTCTCATTCTGACGAAGGAGTAGGAGAAGAGTTTGGATTAAAGGTAATGCAAGCGTTAAATGATAAGTGTAATAAATGGAAAGAATTTGAGAATATTGATTATAGTTTGTACGGAACTCCATTGGAATCCACAACTTATAAATTTGCAAAATGTCTTAAAGCTCGATTTGGTGAAGATATTTTTATTAAGTTAGATGGTTTTGACAGGAACTATATTACAAACTCGTACCATATTCCAGTTTTTGAACATATTACGGCATTTGAAAAACTAAGAATTGAATCAAAATTCCAAAAATTAAGTCCTGGAGGCGCAATTTCATACATCGAAGTACCGAACATGAGTCATAATATTCCTGCACTATTAGAAGTTATCAAATTTATTTATAACACAATTATGTATGCAGAAATTAATACAAAAAGTTGTTATTGTGAAAAATGTGGATTTGATGGTGACATACCGCTTATAGCAGACGATAATAATAAACTTAAATGGGAATGTCCTAATTGTGGCAATACTGATAATACAACAATGGATATTGCATTTAGAGTTTGTGGTTATATTGGAACTTCTAAAAACGGCGGCAATCAAGGACGATATGGTGACATTCATGACCGTGTTTATCATCTGGATGATACAGAATATACGGAGGGTTAATCATGAGATATTCACAAATTAGGTCTTTAGATATTTCAAATGGAGAGGGCGTTGGTGTCGCCCTCTTTATACAAGGTTGTAATTTAAGATGTAAAAACTGCTTCAATTCTGAAACATGGGATTTTAATGGCGGCAAGGAATGGACGGAAGAAGTAAAAAATAAGTTCATGGAATTAATAAATAAACCGTATATCACACGAGTTTCTATATTAGGAGGAGAGCCACTTGCTTATAAAAACGTTAATGACGTCTTAAATATAGTAAATGAAATTCGTATTTCATATCCAGATAAAAAAATATGGTTATATACAGGTTATACTATTGAAGAAATAATTATGCCAATGTATATTAATACGCCAATGTCAAATGAAGAAATTGCTAGAATTAAAATTTTATCATCAATAGATATATTAGTAGATGGGAAATTTATATACGACCAGCGTGATATGAATTTACATTTTAGAGGAAGTAAAAATCAACGTGTTATAGATGTTTTAAAAACATCAGAACAAAAGAAAATAATTTTATATTGTGAATAAAAGGAGAAAAGTTAATTATGAAAATATTATTATATGTGTATGGAGTTGTTGCTATTTGTACGTTTTTTATGTTTTTATATGTTAATGCAAGAATTTGTATTGTCGTAAAAGAGAAAAAAGATGAAAAAGGCATTGAGTGCAATAATTCATTTTCGATTATAAAAGTGTTAACCGTAATTTTATATGGCGCTATTATTGCAGTAATCCCATTATTAAACTTATTTATTTTAATTGGTATTATCGCCAATGGGTTTGAAATTGAAAATAGAGTATCTGATAGAATCATCGACAAAAACATACTTAAAGAAAAGAGAGATAACGAAATTAAAGAGTTAATTGATAAAATTATAGACGGTGAAAAAATTCAAATTATATATCATGCAGACATCGATCATATTAAAAAAATAACAAAAGGCGATTGGATTGATTTAAGAGCTGCCGACGATTATGAATTAAAAAAGGGAGAGTTCAAATTAATCAGTTTAGGTGTTTCAATGAAATTACCAGATGGATACGAAGCACATGTTGTACCAAGAAGTTCAACATACAAAAACTTTAAAATTCTTCAGACTAACTCTATGGGTATTATTGATAATTCGTATTCAGGTACTAATGACATTTGGATGTTTCCAGCATTAGCAACCGAAGATACAGTAATACATAAAAACGACAGGATCTGTCAATTTAGAATTATGCCAATTCAAAGAAATGTAACTTTTGAAGAAGTTGAAGAATTGGAAGGCGCAAATCGTGGTGGATTTGGTAGTACGGGAGTTAACTAAATAGGGGGTTTAATTTGAAAAATACTTATGATACAATGACAAAAGAACAACTCATGGAAGAATGTTTTAAAAAGGATATTGCCATAGAGGCATATTTAAATCAGATAAAAAATGATAAAAGCAATATGCTAACTAAGAGCGATATTATGGTACTATTTCATTGCGAGAACGACAAAGCCTTAAAGATACTTAAGATTATGTATCAGATGGGATATGGCAATAAAATAGGCAAAGAATATTATGTTTCTAAGAGTTCACAAGAAGATTTTGTTAATGATATGAAGGGTAAAGAAGTATCCATATAG